GTGGGTGTCACCGGAAACGGTGCCGCTCGCAGCGTCCTTTTTCTATTTGCGGCAAAAGATGCCATTCCGGCTGACACCTGCAGCCCCTCCTCCCCCGGCCGGAGGAGGAACGGAATGGACATCAACGACACACACGGACTTTTCGACGAGTATGAAATTGCCACCATCAGAATCAAATCCAGAGGGTTGATCGGAAAAGCCGGTTTCATGCCTGGCGATTTCGAGGACATCAGGCAGGAGATTATCCTTGACCTTCTTCAGCGGCTTCCGAACTACGACCCAGAAAAATCTTCACGGCACACATTCATCAATGATCTCGTCGACAACAAGGTCGCCCGCATATTCGAGGAAAGAAGCGCCGCACAACGGGATTATCACTTCGCCCCGGCTCCGCTCGTTGAAACTGAAAATGAGCATAAATCGCTAACCAGCGATTACGAGCCTGTCACTGAAAAATTACTGCCGTGGAACCGCGGGCTTCGGATTTTGTCCGAATTCGAGCTTTTTGAACTGCGCGAAGACATCATCCGCGTTTTGGAAAAACTCCCTTCAAATCTTCGGGACATCTGCATCATGCTCATGCAGGACAACATCTGCACAGTCGCCGTGGAGACAGGAATCCCCAAGTCCACGCTCATCGACCATCTGAAAAAGATCAGGAATCACTTCGAGATTTCGGGGCTGAAAATTTATTTTTGAAAATCCCGACCAAAATCGAACTTTCCCGGTAGGTAACCTTTCGACCGGCCCGAAAAGCCGGAGAAAATGCTGGAGGAACATCACGGTGACGGGTACAAAAACATACGAGGAATTCACGGAATTTGAAAATCTGCTGGTGCGGCGGCTTGCCGGTATACTGTCGCGCCGTTTCGGGATGTCCCGGCAGGAACAGGAAGACGCCGAGCAGGAATTCGCCATAAGACTATGGGCGAAGAAATCCGCGTATGACAAAGATCATCCCTCCCGTTCCTCTTATGAAGCTTATCTGACCCGGTACCTCGAGAAATATTCCATTCAAATCCTCAAAGCCGTGCGACCTGAAACCAATCTCAACGAGTCCGGCGAAATCGACACCGTATCAAAACCCGCCGCTGCAATCGAGAAACGCTTTGTATCAACGGAATCCATTGCCATGTTTCGTGTCCTCATGGTCACAGCATTTTCGAAGTTCACGCCCGCCCAAAAAGAGCTTTTCACACGCGTCGGCCGGGGAGAAACCATCACGGAGATTTCCGCAGACACAGGTATTCCTCGACCGACGATCTATGCCCGGCTCAACAGGATGCGCCGGATTTTTCATGAAAACGGACTCAATGTCGCAGCAAATATAAACGCATGAAAGGAGGTATCACACGCAATGAATCAGGCAAAGGAACTCGACACACTGACGTATTCGGCGCTTAAAACGTTCCGCAACTGCCGCCGCATGTACGACCTGCGATACAACCGGCATCTCGCGCCGATGGACGCAGACTCGGATGCGCAGGCTCTCGGAACCATTTTTCACGGCAGCATGGAACGGTGGTACGGGCGCGACATGGCGATTCCCGCGGAACAGGCGGTAAACAGCGTCCTCGAATACATCGACGGCGCCTGCCCCGGCAGGGTCCATGATGACCGGCAACGGAAGATATGGCATCTCGCCCGCGCGATGTTTCTGGGGTATGTGAAACGGTATCCCTCGGAAGGCTTCGATGTCGTAGCGGTTGAGAAGGAATTCGAAAGCCAGATCATCAACCCCGAAACCGACTGCTCGAGCCGGACGTTCACCATGCGCGGCAAGGTGGATGGAATCATCCTGAAGGACGGGAAGCACTATCTCATCGAGCACAAGAGCGCATCAGCCATCGACGGCAATTACATCGAGCGGCTGCCGATGGATTTTCAGATCATTCTCTACTCCGACTACATCGAGCGATTCCTGAACATCCGCATCGCGGGGATTCTGTACAACGTCGTCGGCAAAGCCCAGATCAAGCAAAGCAAGGGCGAAACCGAGGCCGAATTCGAAGAGCGTCGCGCAGCGCTGATAGCAAAATCCAAGACTGGCAAATCGTCCGCAAAACAGCAGTTGCCGGAGACCGACGAGGATTTTCAAGCGCGGCTTGCCGCGAAATATGCCGAAGACGACATGTTCCATCGCGAGCTTCTCATCATCTCCCGCGACAACTTCGACGTGCTTCATTCCGAGGTCTGGGAACTGACCCAGCAGCTTCTTCTTGCGCGGCGCACAGGCCGGTGGTACATGAACACCGACTATTGCTTCCACTACAACCGCCCATGCATGTATTTTCCCATCTGCCGCTCGGGCGAGAATCCAAACGTCATTGAAAACCTCTATCGCGTCACGCCGCCTCATTCCGAATTGAGCGGCACCGCCGTGGAGCCGGAACCCGTTTTTTAGGCCTACGAGGCCGGAAAGGAGAAATGCATGTTACCCACAACCAAAACGCCGCCCCGCACATTGCTCAGCGACCTGACGGTCCTCACATGGGGGCAGCAGAAAATCGGGAAGTCTTCGTTCTGTTCCCACGCCGAGGACGCGCTATTTCTGGCCACCGAGGCCGGACTCAACTCGCTCGATGTATTCCAGACGCCGATCAGCAATTGGGATGAATTCCTTCAGGCCTGCGCCGAAATCGCAGAAGGAAAACATCCCTTCAAAACAATCGTCGTCGACACGGTGGACAACGCCTACCGATTCTGCACCCAGTACATCTGCGCAAAGCACAAGATCGAGCATGAGTCCGACCTCGGCTACGGAAAAGGATGGGCGCTGATCAACAGCGAGTTTTACCGCGTGCTGAACAAACTGGCGCTGCTGCCATACGGGCTGTTCATGATCTCGCACGCGCAGGAAAAGGAGATCGAGTCGCGCACTGGCAAATACACCAAGATGATGCCGACATTGCCGGACAAGGCGCGCAAGATCGTCCTCGGCATGGTGGACATGATCCTCTACTGCGATCTCGATGTCGTGAAAAACACGGATGGCACATTCACGCAACGGCGCGTCATCCGCACCAAGCCGTCTCTCTATTACGAGGCGGGAGACCGCACGGGACGCCTGCCGGAAGTTTTTGACCTTGATTACAGCAAATACGTGGAAGCGTTCGGTGAAAAGAAAACCGCATCGCAGTCGGTGAGTGCGCCGGTAAAACCCGATGCGGCGAAATCCAAATCTGAAAAAAAGGAGGCATAAATAATGGATGAGGAACGGAATGAAAACGGAGCAGGAACTGGCGCGGTCGATGAATTCGATCTCGCGCAATGGGACGAGGAATACGTCAACGCGCCGGTTGAGGAGCGCGACTTCGACAGCGTCCCCGACGGGAAATATCAGGTGGTCGTGGACCGGGTTGAGCTGACGAAGTCCCAGACGTCGGGAAATCCGATGTTGAAATGGAAGCTCAGGGTGCTCGGCCCGAAGCATGTGGGAGCGATCATCTGGCGAAACAACGTTGTCGGCACCAAGGGCAACGTCCAGTGGCTTAAGAACGACCTGCACGTGTGCGGGCTCGATCTGGAGAAACTGTCGGAACTCCCCGGCAAGATGGAGAAACTGCTCGACATCATGCTCGAGGTCACTAAAAAGACAAAGGGCGAGAACGAGAACATCTACATCAACCGCCGGATCATCAACGATGCCGCCGGCGGCGGTGGCAAGGACATCGACAAGCAGCTTCAGGAAGAGGCTGCGAAAGTCTTCTGACGCATCTTCTTTCTCGGGTGGGGAGACGAACGCCGTCTCTCCGCCCATTTCTTTTTTTGCAATCCGCGTTTACCGATAGAGGCAATCATGATCATCGTTATCGACTCCAGAGAAAAAGACGAGTACACATTCGGCGACATCGTCCCGATCAAACAGAAACTGGATGCTGGAGACTATTCCGTTGCGGGGCTCGAAGACCGCATTGCCATCGAGCGCAAAAACATCGACGACTTCGTGGGGACGGTCATCTACCATAAAGATCGATTCCATGAGGAACTGGTGCGGCTGTCCCGCATGGAATTTTCAGCGATTGTCGTCGAAGCCTCCCTGAAAGACATTCTGGACCATCGTTACAAAAGCGGCGTCCTTCCACTTTCCGTAATCGGCGCGACTGTGGCAATCATGGTCGAGTATCGAATCCCCATCGTCTTTTGCGGAAGCAGGCAGCTTGCATGTCACATGACGCAATCGATCCTTCAAAGGTTCGCATCAAAACACTTGAGGCAATCATGAGGAAAGCAAATGCACAGAAAAAAACAAAAGAACCGACGGCGATGCGCGGAACTATTTCGCACGTTTACTTCACCTCCGACAGATTCACCGCGGGGCGCATCGCGGCGGAGAACGGATCAGAAATATCCTTTGCGGGAAAGTTCGGTGGCTTGCGGGAGAACGACCGGGTCATCCTCTATGGCGAACACGGCATTCATGAGAAGTATGGGAAGCAATTTACTGCGCTTCGGTTCGAGTATGACACGGACTACGATGTCGAGGGCATAGCGAATTACATCGCATCCAACCCGGAAATGAAAGGCATCGGAATGGCGCGAGCCGTTAAAATCGCGCGGGTCTGCGGCGACGACTTCGGCCGGATCGTGACCGATGAGCCTGAGCGTCTGGCATCGATCCCAGGGGTGACGATGGAAATCGCCATGACGCTGCACGCGGAATGGATCAAACACAAGGAATACAACAAATGCATGACCCGGCTCGCGGCTTACGATCTTACCCATCGGCAGATCATGTCCCTGATAGGTAAATATGGAAACAACGCGGCGAGGGTCATTGAAGAGAATCCATACCGGCTTATCGAGGATGTTGCCGGGTACGGTTTCAAAAAAGCTGACATGCTCGCCCGGAAGGCTGGCACTCCGAAGTCATCGCCGAGTCGCATCCGGTCAGCGATTCTGTACGTCATTGAAAGCGCGATTGATGACGGTGACTGCCTTGTCGAATACCGCGACCTTATCGCCCGGGCCGACAAGATTCTCATTCTCGATACTCTCGACAGCCATGAACTCATCGAAGATCAGCTCGATGGGCTGATTAAAGAATCCGGCGGGATAATGTGCCATGCCCATGAGAATCAGTTCTTTGTCGCGCTCAAATCAATTTATGAGATGGAGCGTTTCATTGCCGAGATATTTAAAGAAAACGTCGGGTCCAACACAAAGCTCGATGCAAGAAACGCACTCGCGTGTATTCCAGACAGTCTGAATCCTGGACAGAAAGAAGCGGTACAAACCGCAGTTGGAAATGCCATGTGCCTGATCTCCGGTGGCGCAGGCACGGGAAAGACTTACACGGTTTCATGCATCGTCGACATTTACATAGATGCCGATCTGATCGTAATCCTCGCAGCGCCCACGGGCAAGGCCGCAAAACGGCTTGAACAGGCCACGGGCATGTCGGCATCCACGATACACCGTCTGCTCGGATATGACGGTTCCACATTCCAGCGGGGCCCGGACAATCCCATTGATGCGGACGTTCTCATTCTCGACGAGGTTTCCATGCTGGATGTTCCGCTCTGCTGGCATCTGTTCCAGGCGATTGATTTTGAGCGCACAAACCTCGTTCTGGTCGGCGACCACAACCAGTTACCGCCGGTGGGTCCGGGCAACATCCTGCGAGATCTGATTCAGCAGAAACTCATTCCCGCGACCATTCTGTCCGAGGTCGTGCGACAAGCGGGCATTCTGAAGGAAAACAGCATCGCCATCCTCTCCGGACGCGTGCCGACCAATGTCGAGGGCGCCACCACCCGGAAGGAATGGTATGTCGTCGATAAATTCAAAGAGCCGGAGGAGTTTCTCAAATTCATTCTTTATCTGTACGAGAACGTGCTGCACGAGAAACTTGGATTCGACCTTGTCCGGGACGTTCAGCTTCTCGCGCCCATGAAAAAAGGCGTCCTGGGCGTCGACAATCTGAATATCGAGTTGCAGCGGCTGCTTCAGAATAAGTGTTTCGGCTTCGATGTCGATCCGGTTCGCCCGAACAGGCGACCAAAACTTCACGTCAATGACAAAGTCATCCAGAACCGCAACAACTACGACCTCGATGTCATGAACGGCGCGGTCGGCTATATCAAACATTACGATCCCACAGACGACGGCATTTACCACATCGAATTCGATGGTGGCGTGCGCTCTTTCGATTCCGAAGCGATGAAAAACATATCGCTCGCTTACGCCTCAACAATTCACAAAATGCAGGGCTCGGAATGCGAATGCGTCGTCGCAGTAGTTCACAAGTCGCAGTCCTTCATGCATCATCGCAACCTCTTTTACACGGCGGTCACCCGCGCGAAAAAGACGGCAATCATCATCGGTGACCGCTGGGGCATTAAAACGTGCGCCGAGCGCGCATTCTCCGACAAAAGAAAGACATTCCTCAGTCTGGAAGGGTTCGAGGATAACATAAAAAATGAATAACCCGAAGGAATACTATTCGCTAATCACGAATGTAGATATCGCAGACGTCGCAAGGGAACTCATCGGGGAAAGAATAACGGATGAGTCCGGCGGCGTCCTTTACGTTGACTGCCCCCGGCATGCGAGCATTTCACATCGCTCATTCACCATCGACATAAAAAAACAGAATTGGTACTGTTTCGGTTGCGCCATGGGCGGCGACGTGCTGCAGCTTGTCGAGTACATTCAGTCCGGCGTCGTAACAAAAAATGCCAGCGGCAGGATGCCCAACACGCATCGCGCGGCGCGGGACTATCTCGCCCTAAAGGCGAACATTCCCCCTCTCTCGCAATGGAATCTTTCTCAAGAGCAGATAATCGAAGCCGAGTCACGGCGATCCGAAGAGGAACTCGTATTCGGCATCCTGAAGGACATCGCCGAATTCTATCACAAGCAATTCCTTGATAGAGCCGATGTGCAGGAGGCGTTCCGCAAACAATATGCAATCTCCGACGAGACCATCAAGACGCTTCAGATCGGGTTTGCCGATAATGACGGCCTTCTGAAATACCTGAAGGAAAAATATCAGCCGTTTGAGATAGCCAAGACCGGATGTTTCAATTTCGATTATCAGGAGAACCTCCTCCCAGTCTTCAAGCAGCGGTATGTGTTTCCATATTGGAAGCAAGGGCGCGTCGTCTATCTCATCGCCCGGCAATCCCCGTGGACGGAAATAAACGAATACGAGAGACACAAGTACAAAAAGCTGCAACTTCCCAACGACCAGCACAAATACATCTCGCCGTGCATCAACAACCGCTACTTCTTCAATGAAGATGCGTTGCTGGCGAAATCAGAATTTGTCGTCATCACCGAGGGCGTCACGGACTGCATCTCGCTCATGGAACACGGCTTCACGGCATTCTCGCCGGTGACGAACAATTTCTCGGATAATGACCTCGAGAAGCTATTCAATCTCACCCGGCGTTTTGAGCGCATCTACATCTGCCAGGACAATGAACCCAGCGAGGCCGGATTCAAGGGCGCGATGAAGACCGCGAATTTTCTGGAATCGCGCGGCCTGAATGTTTTTGTGTCGAGTCTTCCTATCGGCGAAAAACAAACGAGGGCGCGCGCCCGGCTTGCTGAATTGCCGCCTGATGCCCCGAAGAAAATCCTCGATGAACTGAAACCGGATTCCAAGATAGACGTCAATGAATACTTTCTCACCCACACTGCGGACGATTTTCTTGCGTTGCTCGTCACGGCAAAGACGCCGATTCATTATGCCATCGCTTCAATACCTCCCGACATGCCGGACGATGAACGGAACAAGATGCTGTATCCGGTCATGCGTCGGCTTGCCGCGTTGAAACCCATTGATCTGGATCGGTATGTGGACACCATTCAATCTCATTTCGGAAAGAAACTCTCAAAGAAAACCATCCAGGACACCATCGCCGCGGTGCGCCGCGAGGAGAAAACCAAAGAGAGAAAGAAATTCCATAGCGACGCACCGGAAGGAAGCTGCAGGCGGCTCATCGACCAGATGCTTTTCGATACAACCGAGGAGGAAGGCAAACCGAACTGGAACACGATTACTGAAGGCGTGTACCGGTGGTTTAAAAACAACGGCGCGATTTTCTTTCACGACACAGACCAGAACCGCTACATGTATTTTGAAGGGAGAGTGTTCAGCATGAAACCAGACAAGAATTCAAACCCGGCATATCTGTCCATGCTCTATAAGCACACGCAGATTCCGATCACAACGAGTCCGACAGGCCGCGTCTTCCATGAGTGTTTCGACAGCATCGCCTACAACGACGGCGACATGAAAGACCCGCACTACTGGCTTTACACCGACCGGGCGCACCACACAGTCTTTTTCAATCTCAATAATGACGAGAACGAGATCGTGAAAATAACGCCGGACGGCATCACGCTCATCCGCAACGGAATCAACGACGATAACATCGTGTTCCACCGCTCCCCGACAATGCGCCCCGTCGAATACCTTCCGGACGTTGATGTTTCCGCAGCGGAGCAGCTCTTCAAGAAACTCATTTTCGACAACCTTGCATGTCCCGTCGAGGAGCGCGTGCTTATCACGACATGGATTTCATGTTTCCTTCTACTCGATTTCGCCGGCACGAGACCGCTTCTCAGGTTCGAGGGCGCCACGCATTCCGGCAAGTCCACTGCGAGCAAACTCATATCCACACTCGTATTCGGAGTTCAGAATCTTGAGAATCCCACCATCGCGGCAAACTACACCGAGGGCGCGAAACAGCCTCTCATCGTGATCGACAATATTGAGCTGAAAAACGCGACGGATGAATTCATTCAGTTTCTTCTCACCGCAGTCACCGGCATCGTGCGCACCAAACGCAGACAGGGCACGGACACCGACACCGTTCGCGAGTCCGTCCGTTGTCTCATCAATACGTCCGGTATCGAGCCTCTTGCCGGGCTGTCGGAACTTACGACCCGCACGCTTCTTGTCGATTTCGACATCGCATGCTCGACTGTTGGCTATTTCCTTGACGCCGAGACACTCCAAGGCATCATGGATGCCCGCAACATCATGCTTTCCGCGATATTCAAAAAAACGCAGATGATTCTCAAGCTGCTGCGAGATGGCGGGCATGCACAGATTATGAAGCTTTTCACCGATGAACTCGGGCAGCATCCAAAACGGCGCTGCAACGATTTCCTCTCATTAATGTACCTGATGCTGCTTGTCGGCATGAATGAGGCCGACATGAAGAAGTACATGGGAACCGTGCATCCGGTATTCAAAACGATTCTGAGCGGTCAGCAGCGCCTTTCAGAGACACAGGAGATCGAGGCGAACCCGTTCATCATGTTTGTCGCGCTGATTGTGAAAGAGAGGCTTCTCGCCATGGCCGCAGACGACAACGGGCCGTCGTCCATGAACCTTGAAATATTCAAACGAACATACGGTCTGATGTTCACCAGTGAATGCACAATTGCCGATGCGCAGGCGCGCGACCTCTTTTCAGCATTCAATGCGCTCGCCAGAAACAAAGGCATGAAGCCGCCTTACATGAGTGCTGCGCAGTTATCCAAGAGGCTACGAAACGATCTCGGAACAATAGAGAAAGCAGGAATCAGTATCCAGCAGAGAACGAACCGGGAGAGATTCTCTCTATTCACAATCACAGTGCCGCAATCGTTCATCTCGTCTGTTGATAAGACCAATGGAAGGCTTGAATTCGAAGAATGAAACCCGTCAGAGCGCAGAAGTTGCAGATGTTGCGCAGAAGTTGGTTTTCCTCAACTTCTGCTTTCAAGAACGTCGTAATCACTGGGGTTTTTATTGAAATGCAGAAGTTGCAGAAGTTAAAAAGAATTGTCTCTTTAATTAAGGTCTTTATTTTCATTAACTCTGAAAGAGGGAGAGAGAGAAAAAAGACATTTAAAACGGACCAACATTTTCAGCTTCAACTTCTGCAACTTCTGCAAAACAGCAAATATCCCTTTGTAATCGCATTTTATGCCGCAGAAGTTGGTGCGGAAGATGAAATCATCGCAGAAGTTGAACTTCTGCATGGAGGGCAAAATGAGCTACCTTGACCTGTTCGATAATGTGCCAGCAGACAAAACCGATATTATCCCCATCGTTTTCGCGGCCACGGACATGACTGTTATCACAATCAGTGATTCACGTGTTTCACAAGACATTGTCATTGAAAATGCGAAGCACTATCGCCGTCTCACTCCTGAATACTGGGCATGGTTCTATCACAAATACCATCTCATGGAGCAAGCGCTCGTGAACGGCAAAATATCGGAATCCACATTCGTGGAAATACTGAACCGCATTTCCGCTCTCTACAATCTGGCTCTCGCCGCGTTCGGAAAAGATGCGCTGAAAGAAGCCGAGCGAAACGAATGCGCGAAACAGCAGCCACGGAATCAGCCTCCATCAATCGTGTGCGAGCGCGGGAATGAAAAGAGGCATGTGCAGTGAACTATAAAAATGCGGCTGAGATACTGCCGGAAGAACTGATAAATGAAATCCGTAAATACTACAGCGGCGGTATGCTGTGGATTCCGAAGTCCGGACTGGACCATAAGGAACGCGCACGTCTGGTCGTGCAGCTCATCGAAGAGAATGTCCCTGTGAATGAAGTCGCCAAACTTGCTGAAATCTCGCCGCGTCATGTTCGATGGCTTGTGGACAAGCACAGCGGTAAACGGCGCGACACGGATAAGAATTAATAAATATCCATCATAAGAACACCCGAAAACCACGCATATACAGGATGGAGAGTTTAACCAATACCGCGAAAATCTTCTTTCTTGCGGTCTCCCGGCGGTTCCGGTAGCCACAACAAATACAATGATCTCGATGGGGTATTATGCCGTTTAATCCATTGAACCCGAACATCAAACAATGCACGGCCACCTGTAAAAACACCGGCAAACGGTGTGAGGCCATTGCCGTTGCCGGGTTCAATGTGTGCCGCATGCACGGCGCTCACAAGAAGAGATCGCCGAACGATGCGCCCAAGAAAACGAAGAGTGGACGACATTCCAACGTCATCCAGAAATACAAAAACAAACTGAACAAGACCGCCGAGGAACTCGGTGTCGATCTGTCGGTCGGTCTGAAACACGGATTCCTGGCGTTTGATATCTTTACCCCGGAAGAGCGACAGGACTTTCTTTCCGTGGTTAAACAACTGCACGAGGACTTTCAGATGAACAAGTCTTCGGACTTCTACGCCACGGAACTCGTCGCCACGAACCTGACTCTCTTCCGCCGCGCCGTGAAAACCGGCGACGTGAAGGCAATCGAGGCTTACGACCGTATGGTCCGGATGCACCTCTCGGATTTGAAAGCCACCAAGAGCGCCCGCGAGGGAGACACGATCAATGTGAAAACCACACCGGCGGAATGGGCGGCGTCCATTCTGAAGAGGGTCGAAGAGGAAGAGGCCCTGGAACAGACCGGCCCCGCCGGCGCCTTTTCTGCAGAATCGAAAAAGAGCGTCGCATTTGATGAGGGCGACGATGCAAATAAGTCCGATGAAACCAAGCCCTTTGAGGAGTGAAGCGTCGCATTTGACGAAAAATACGACGGTGCAGGAGACCTCCGACCATCCAGGACAGAGCCTCTGACATCGCCGGAGAAACACACATAACAGAGTATGCCGAACAGCCCGCCCTGACCGGACGGTCCCGGCGGGCAATGAACCTTGATAACCGAATCGAAGCAACCGCACCGTTTGCGCACGGTCGCGCACCGTTTCGCGCCTGTCGCGTTTTGTTGATGAGATCGAAGCATTTATCGGCATCGCGGCAAAACCGAAATTTCAAAGCGACCGACCCCCTACAGGGATAAACAACGCGGGGTGAATTTCCCGGGGCCGGTGATTCCCATTTACGCCCTTTGACCCAGAGAGAAAAGAGACCGGCAAGCGGCCTCTTTAATTCCTGGCTATCGGCGCGAGACATGGTTCTACCCCGGTTCCAGATGGAAGTCCTCCACGGCTTCGGCGCTCTTTATTTCGCCGATTATCTCGTTGAAGATGTCGCGGAGTTTGAAAGCGAGATTGGCAGTCTGTCCGCCGACGCAGGAAACGATGATGAAGTCCGTTGTGTAGGATTTCCCGTTCATCCAGCCGCCGATGCAGACCGATTCTCCGGTACATCCCATTCCCATGTGGGACGCCTTGAGGCTCTCGAACGAGTCGCCCCGCTTCACGTAGGTTCGGAGGAGTCGCTTCGCAAGTTCCCGAGCCGCCTGTTCAATCTCGTAGGTAATGTGAGAATCCATACGGCGCTCCTTTCAGATGGTTTCCATCGCCTGCTGCAGCGCTTCGGACGGAACGTGGGCGTAGATGGTCGTCGTCGAGATGTGCCGGTGTCCGAGACCCTGCTGAACGAGCGCGAGGTTTCCGGTCCGCTCGAGCAGACTGGTGGCGAACGTGTGCCGCAGGCCGTGGACGGAAATGTTCTTCTCTATGCCAGCGGCGTCAAGCCACTCATCGAACGAGCGTTGAACCTGCCGGACAGACAGACGGCGTTCCTGATTGCTTACGAACAGCGCGCGGGTTTCAACCGGCATTTTCCGGCGCTGTTTCAGATACACATCAAGATTTCTCCGGCTGTGGGCGTTCAGAAAACGAATCCCCTTGTGTCCTCCCTTGGCAAAGACAGTGATTTTCTTCTCCGCAAGATTCACGTCATCGACGTCGAGATGGACCAGTTCGGAGACACGGATGCCGGTGTTGAGAAAGAGACTCATTATGGCTAAGTCCCGGAAGGCTTTCTTCCCGCGAGTATTCGAAATGGCCTTGAGAAATCTTTTCTTCTCGACATCGGTGAGCACGTCCGGCGCGGGACGTTCCACGTACCGGATGCGTATGGCGGCGGTGGGATTGGACGGGATGTGGCCGGATGCGGCGAGCCAGTTAAAGAAGGACTTCAGCGAGGTCTTCACCTTATTGACCGAACCTTCAGACTTAAGGCCGCCGTCCGGCATTCGGGTCACCACCGGGGACACGAGAAACTCGTTCAACATATCCGCTGATACTCCGGAGACCTCCGGGCATTGGAGACGGTCCGCAAGGAACCGTTCCAATTGCCCGAGGTCACGGATGTACGAAGCGACCGTATGCGGTGAGCGCCCGTCGGCCCGCAGTTTCGTCTCGAAGAGTTCAATTGCCCTGCGGGGCGTCAGCGGCGTTACCGGCATCGGTGTCGTTTCCATCCTGTACGCGTCCTTTCTTCATCTCGGATTTCGGGAGCGGGACTTCCGCGAGGTATCCCTTGTCCTGCGCCCAGACGAGCATCATGCGGAACACACGCTTGTTCTGGGTTACTGTGATTTCGCTCTTCGCCTTGCCGTTCGGTTTCTTGAGGAGCGCGTCGGACTTGAAGAATGTTCCGATGGTTGCCGGGGTGAGTTTGCCGAGCGGCTTGTCCGCGCCGAAGTGGGCGGAAACATTCTCGAGGCACCGACCGTAAACTTCGACCGTGCGCTCGTTCTTGCCATCTTCCTTCAGGTGGTTAAGGAATGCGGGGATTGCTTTCTCAAACGTGATTTCTTTTGTTTTCGTTGCCATGTTCATGGCCTCCTTTTTTGTTTTGATTCGCCGGGTTTCGACCCGTTTGTAAAACCGCTTTTCTGCCTCCTTTCGTTGTAATCGCAGTCACATCTTTGAGCCGGGGGCGGAATAAGCCAAGCCGGTTGCAAAAAAAGATTTGGGGCAATCCGGACGCATGTTTTTCAAAGCTGAAAAGGACTTTCAAAAGTGATTCACGCGGGGACTTTTTACCGCGGCGGGTATGCCCGATTCCAGGAGACTGTTTGAACAACTTAGAAATGTCAAAAGACCATCGCGCCATCGGGCGCATTCTGCGCAACCCGCGGCTCTGGGGCGAGCAATACCTCAAGAACCGCGATGGAGCCGAGCGCCGCTATTGGGCGCATCAGAATGAAGACCTGGAATGCACGGCGACAAACATCATCCATCTCGACGGGCGCGATTCCGGCAAGACGGTCGATATCGCCACATTGGCGCTGCATCACGCTTTCGTGAAAATGGGCGGCTCCGTTCTGGTCGCCGCGCCGCATCAGGGCCCGGTGGACACAATCGTCGAGGAAATCGAGTTTCAGATCGAGAACAACCCCGACCTGCAGTCGAGCATCGCGGTCAACGCGCAGGGACGCCCGAAGATCACCCGGAAGCCCTATTTCAAAATCGAGTTCACGAATGGCTCCGTGATCTACTTCCGGCCAGCCGGAGCATACGGTGATCCGTTTCGATCTCTCCATGTGGAATTGATTCTCGTGGACGAGGGTGCGTGGCTTTCAGAAAAGGCGTGGAAAGCGCTGAGGCAATGCCTGAAGGCTGGCGGCAGGATGCGAATATACTCCACGCCGAATGGTCTGCGAGACACGACCTATTACCGGCTCACGCATTCTAAGAAGTGGAAAGTCTTCAGATGGCCGTCCTGGCTTCATCCGCTATGGACGGCGGAGCGCGAAGATGAACTCCTCGAGTTCTACGGCGGGCGGGACACCGCCGGATGGCAGCATGAGGTTGCGGGAGAACATGGCCGACCGAGTTACGGCGCATTCAACCTTGAACATCTGACTGTCTGCCGACAGGACATTCCCGAATATGTGTGTGTCGATATAACCGGCGACGAGCTGAAAGATTGCGATAACGAGGAAGAACTCGCCGAACGGCTCGACATGCTGCTTGATCTCGTTCCGGCTGACGGACTGTTCTGGATCGGCGGCGACCTCGGTTACACCGCAGACCCGACGGAGATCGTGATATTCAGGGAGACATCGGAAAATGAAAAAGCTGTTCTGCGTCTTGTGCGCCGTATTCACATGGAGCGCGTGGCCTATCCTCATATTGCCCAGGCAATCGCTCTGCTGGACAGATATCTCAATCCCGCCGGCATCGGTGTTGACGCAGGCGGCAACGGACTGTCCGTGGTTCAGGAGCTGACTGCGCTCAATAAATACAAGGAACTGAATCTCGCGCCCCGGCTGCGCGGATACAACTTCGGAAGCGCTGTTGTCATCGGAGAGAACGACGGGCAGTCAATCAAAAAGAAATGCAAGGAATACATGACGAGCCTGATCAACAAGGGGCTGCAGGCGCGACAGATCATACTCCCGGCGTCGGATGTGGAAATAGAAAGTCAATTCACTACGCACACATACTCGATGAAGACCGGACAGGTCATTTATTCAAAGGGCAACGACCACATCGTGGATGCAGTCCGGTGCGCTGTGATGATTCGGGATCAGGGACGTCTGGATGAACTTGGCGGCGGTGTTGGCGATCTTCCTCTACCCGTCATGACAAATGCGATCTTCTGTTGAAAGGCATATCGAATGACCGATCAGGAACTGATAAAAGAAAAAATGGCGAGCGTCACGGATCTGCTTCTGCGAAAAAACCGCGACTACGGCAGCAGCTTCCGAAAGCCGGGCATCCTGTCCGGCGCGCTCGATCCAAAATCGAAACTGCTTGTCCGCATCGATGACAAGCTCGAGCGCCTTGGCAATCTGCTCGATAAGGGAACGGACGGAGATGTGCAGAACGAAAGCATGTCTGACACGGTGGACGATCTTGTCGGCTACTTCGTGCTTCTCGGCATTCTACTTGATGAACAAAAACAGGCTGGACGACCAATGAGTGTGATTGACGCTCACAACAGGCAGGACAACACACAAGGCGGAGCAACCGAGTGAAAAAGAAGAACGGAAACAACAACCGTCATGGAACAGGCAACCATGCCACGGGTCTGACTTTTATGAGCCCGAACATGGCGACCGCCGCCGAAATGAGCGCATCCACATTCAGTGCGCAGAACGTGAGTGACGCGATCCCGAAAACGTTTGAGGAACGCGCGACCAAGGCATGGCAGTTTTACGTCGAGGAGCCTATCGTCCAGAACGCGATCAACTCATGGCGCACGTTCGCCATCGGAGATGAAATCCAGTTCAACTGCGACGACGAGGATGTGAAATGGGAAGCCCGCGAATTCGCCGACCGTGTGCAGTTGAACAAACTCATAAAGGACAGCGTTCTTCAGTGCCTCGTGAAAGGCGAGACCGTCTGTTTCAAGCGACCCTCAAAGGATGGCAAGGACATTGAGGAAATCGTCTGTGTAAATCCGATCAGTGTGAAAGTGAAATATGAGAACGGCAAACTCATTGAAGCGAAGCAGACGCCTGAAACAGCCGGAAGCGGCGAGCCGATTGATTTGCCTCTCGAGCAGACGCTTCACATCAAATGGAACGCGCCGTCCTATTCCGCCCGTGGAAACTCGATGGTCGTTACGGCGTTTGAGTCCATCGAGCTGTTGCGGGACTACCGCAATGCGGAACGCGCCGTCGCCAAGCGATGGACGACTCCGCTTCGGTTTATTCAGGTTGGCGGGCAATTCGGCCAGAAAACCATCGTGCCCGCCCAGAGAACGCTCAACACCGTGCGCGACATGCTGAACCGCATGGATTTGAAAGCCGGTCTGGTCGTGCCGTTCTATGTTAAAGCCGAGACATACGGCACCGAGGGCCAGGTGCTGGACACGGAAAAGAAGATCAAGGAAATCAAAGAGGACATCATCATAGCGCTTGGGCTTGCGAAATCACTCATCACCGGCGACGGCCCGAACTTCGCAACCGCGTCCATCGGCATGCAGAAGATGGTCGTCATGCTCAAGGAAATCAAACAGGTCGCCCGCGACATTCTTAAATGGATTTTCACGGACTGGCAGAAGCTGCACGGGTACGAGGAAAAGAGCATCAACTACATCTTCAACGATCTCGATCTTACGAACGAGGTCGATCTCAAAAAACTGTATATCGAACTCTACGACCGCAAACTCATCTCGAAGAACAGCCTACAGATTAAAATGGACCTCAATCCAGAAGTGGAAGCGTCACATACCGAAACAGAATCCAAGCAGGCTATCACGGTCACCGATCCGAAACTCATTATCGAAATGGTGAACGCCGGAATCATGTCCGTCGATTCCGCGCAGGAGAAGTTGGGACTGGATAAGGAAAAGAACAAACCCGCCACCGCCGACTGGAACTACAGGCCTCCCGCGGTAACCGGCGCGGTGGAGTTTGATACCATCTGCGACGAGTGTGAGTTTTTCGATGATGAAAACAACTGGTGCGACGCGAACAACCGGGACACCCGGTTCGACTCACGCGCATGCACTTCGTTTGAAAGAAAACGCGCAAAGGCAGGATGCGGATGCAAGCAGTAGCTGTTGAAAAAACACTCCGCGACCGGATAGTCGAGGCGACGCTCGTGTCTTTGCACGAACGTGACCTTTATTCGGAGCAGACGGTGACCCGCGTCCTGGATTCGCTTCAGCGTTCCGAAAAGGACGTTAAAGCGAGCCTTCTTTATTACGCCAATCTCGGCTCTCTGCCCGAGGGCAAAGCAATCAATCAGGCATCCCTTAAAAAACTCCAGCAGCAAATCAGGGAACACATCCGCACCGTGCGCGACGAACATTCTCTCATCATGAAGACCGCCGTCAAAGAGAGTTACAGGTCGGGCATTCACAGCGGCATCAGCGATCTCGTCCGGGCACAGATGCCGTTTTACCGCGACCTCACGCCGGACGGCATCAAGCAATGCGGGAGCAACATCTTCACGCTCATCGATAAAGACGCGCTGGACTTCATGGCGAACTACAATGTGCAGCTCGCCGGGGATGTGTCCCGCGAATTGACTGACGGGATCAACCGCGCGATCCAGACCGGCATCGCCTCCGGCCGTAGTGTCCCGGAAATCGCAAAAGACATCGGGCGTGTGGTCAAAGACCCGGAGGAGTTCCGCAAGGCTGGGAAAACCGTTTTCAAAACGGCTCAATACCGTATGGAGATGATCGCCCGGACGGAAACGCTCCGCGCTCACAATCAGGGCCGCATGAAGTTCTACAACACGGTCGGCGTGACAAAAGTTGAATGGATGGCCGTGGGCGACGAGCGCGAATGTCCCGTGTGCCGTGAGCTGGACGGAAAGATATTCCCGATAGACAAAGTGCCGAACATTCCCGCTCACCCGCATTGCAGGTGCCAGATACTTAATGCCTATCCATCGGAGATATGCGGGGCGAAGAATCTCGGCGTTGTAGCCGCGCCGGCGGAAGCTGCCTGCATCCTGCCGCCGCAGACCATCGAGGACATGGCAAAGGAAAAACAGTCCGAAGCCATCAAGATCGGACAATTCATTTCAAAGGGCGAATGGGACAAACTCACAATCAAACAGCTTCAGGATCAGGCCAAGTCAAACGGCATCTCAATCGCTCGCACCAAGGCTGATTTTCTCGATATCCTCAAACAGAAAACAGGAACTGATTTCTCGCACCTGTCTGGTAAAGACCTGCAGGCGCTCATAAAAGAACACAAAATCGCCGCTCTGCGCAGCAAGGACGATCTGGTCGGTCTGTTGAAGGCAAAAGCAAAACAGGAATCGGTGCCTGATTATTCCTCGATGCCCGTGTCGAAACTCAAAGAGCTGGCGCAGGAAAAAGGAATCTCTCTCAATCTTACGAAGCAGGAAGTGATCGACATCCTCGACGTACTCGAACCCGGGGTGGACCACAGCGGGCTTTCCGGGCAGGCACTCATCGAGGCGAAAAAGAAATTCAATCTCCCGATTCTCAAAACAAAAGAACACCTCATAAAAGCTCTGGAGAAAAACTTCAAAGAGGAAATCGGAAAGAAAGTTACGAAGGAAGCCGTCGTTCAGGTCGCCGAGGAAACAATCAAAAAGGAAAAAGACCAGATCGTTTCCCTGCTGGATGCGGTCAAAGTTTCCGCAGACCCGAAGGATTACCAGTCGGTTCTCTCCGCGATCAAGGATGCCGAATCGTTCCTCGGCAAAGGCGGTTTCTCCGTTGACGATGCTTACCTGAAAGAGAAAGCGTCTGAAATCGTAAAGAAGAAAGACGAGTTCAAGGCAAAGATTCAGGCCATGAATTCAAAGGATTTGAAAGACCTCGCCAAGCAAAGCAAGGTCACGCACTGGCAGTGGGGTTCGAAAGACGATTTTATCGCGCTTTTCACCGAGACGGACGACGCGGTGATTCAGACCGCGAAGAACAGCATCGAAACCAAGTGGGCGAAGTGGGCGGAAAAATATGGAAAGAAGCCTGCCGCGGGAGTCCAGGCGCCGCCGCCGAAAGCGCCGCTGAAACACACGCCGCAGCCCGCTCCGGAACCGGTAGCGCCGCCATTCCTTCAAAAGCCGCACGCGGACCTGTCTTCCGGTTTCGCAAAAGTCGATTCCGACTGGGACGTGCTGGACAAGGGAAAGGCTTTCAAATACTCGAAGGACGCGAAATCACTCGGTGGCGCTCATGAAAAATACATATATATAGATGAACACGGTGACAAGTGGCTTTTCAAGCCGACGGATAAATTCATCGCGCACGGTGAAGAGATGGGCTACCGGATCGCGCGGCTCATCGATCCCGATGCCGTCGAGGTTCGATACGTCGAGCTGAACGGTCGCTCCGGCTCCATCCAGCGGCTGGTTAAGAACGTCAAATCAGAGGCGTCGTTCCGGGACATTCCCATCGGAAAGCTGTCTCCTTCCGAGATCGAGGCAATCCAGCGTGAACACATTCTCGACTGGCTTATTTCGAACCACGACGCACACGCCAAACAGTTTGTCCGCGCTGCGGACGACAAAGTCTTTGGGATCGACAAAGGACAGACGTTCAAGTTTCTCGGCAAGGATAAACTCGGCATTTCTTACCATCCGAACTCAATGGAGGCCGAACCGATCTACAACACGCTGTTTCGGGCATACCAGAACGGCGAAATCGACATCGACCTGCAGGCGGCGCTCAAAACCATCCAGCGCATCGAGAAAATACCGGACTCGGAATATCTTGAAATCATCCGGCCTTATGTCGAGGGGCGTTTCGGCGCGAAAGCGAGCGCGGCTAAAGATGAGTTCTACCGGCTCGTGCTGGAGCGTAAAAACAACATTCGCCGGGACTTCGAGAAATTTTACAACGACCTTTATAAAGCGCGGTTCAAAGCCGAGTTCCGGTTCCAGGATGATGTCAAAACGATAAAGAAGCTGTCCGGCGAAGACGAAGCCATTCTGCGTGATGCACAGATAATGAAGGGTCAGGGAAAAGCCATGCGTCTCGACGTGGACGACATCGAGGATCAGAACGCCCTCGTTTTCACACAAAAGAACATGCAGGGCAAAGAGGAAACGGTCGTTCAATTCAAATTGCGCCCGGACTCTGAGCGGAAACTCCTCGATGCACTCGGCGAAAAAGGCACCGCCTTAAAGGGCCTCGCCACCGGAGACACGCTGCCCGAGGACACCTTCTACGAAAAAATCCTGTCCGGCGTTAAGACGGTCAACCACCATGTCGACAGCGGCGATTTTAAATATAACGCGGACACGCTGGATGAGATCAGGAAGATGCTCCCCGACATTGAACAGCTTGCGAAGTCCGGCAAGACGACATCCATCCGGGACATGGCCGAGGAATACAGAAAAACATGCGAGGCTGTTCTGGATGCCGCGAAAAACAATACAAAGATTGGTGGTAAGTTCGAGCAGTACACCGCGAAAAAGAATCTCATTGCACAAGAGGCGAAGCCGGAACCTAAAAAAGCTGGTTTCCGCTTTCAGAGAACAAATATCAAAATGGATCAAAGGCAATGCCGCGACGGTGAAATCCACGTCGTAAAATCCGATACGGACCTGAATAACATCTTCGGACGGAGTTCTGGTTTCAGCCGTGGTGTGCAGTACCGGATCGAACTCGACGACGGCGTGGTCATGGACTACCGTCCTTGGGATTCCGCGAATCCTTACGCCGTTCAGGGACAAGTGGAAATCCGCGTCACTGGCAAGATTGCGGACCCGGAGCGGTTCGAGGCCATTCTTGACCGGCTCGACCAACTTGGAATCAACTCGGTTCCCGCAAGCGTCGAGGATGCCGAGATTATGTATTTGCAGAAACAGGCGTATCTTCTGAAAAAAGACACGTCAGCCGCGTGGAAAAAGATGTCGCAGAAGTTGGACTCTTCGAACGCTACCAAGGCCGAGCGCATTCAGGCCATGCGAAAGTTCTGGGCGGATGAACTCGGCGTTGACGATGTGACTAAAATACCGGGATACAATCCCAACGGAAACTATGAACTCGGATTCAAGGACCCGACTCGACGCGCCGGATACAGGCACCAGATGCGGTTTGATTTGACGGAAGAGACGCTGGATCGGGAATTGAAGGGATACGGTCTGTATCACAATGTCACAGATAACGGAGACGTTGAAGACCTTGTAAAGACCGTCCTTGAGAACAACGGCAACATGGTGTCCACCGTCGAGAAAATCCGCATCGGCGTGAAGCCTGGCGGCATGTCGCCGACAAGTGATATGGGAACCGGCGGCGCGTCTTATTTCTTCACCCGAGTTCGCAAGCTGCCGACCGCCGGCGGCCGGGGAAGCGCAGGCCTCTTCTTCAAAAAGCGGCTTCTGCGCCGGATGGATGCTATCACTTACGACCACGACGCGTTCGGGAAAGTGATAGACGATTACGTCCGCCGCAAACGTCTGACAAGTATCCAGGACTACAAAAAGTTGGCTTTGGGCGGTCGAAGTGACGAGACTATTTTCAAATATACGGTGTCGCTTGTGGATGAAATCGACGTCATCAAAACGAGCAGCGCGGCGCAGCGTGCAAAGGTCATCGAACTGTTCAAGAAGAAAGGCTTCTCAAAACTGCCGGATGGCCGGAAGATAGAGGAAGTGGTGCTCTGATGCAGCAGGAACTCGATGCCGTGAAACAACAGATGCAGGAGAAGATAGACCGGATCAACGTGCCCGGGTCCGTGGTCGTTGTGGATGTCGGCCTTTCAGATTCCATCCGCATCCTTGTGGACAGGTTCGACATCCTGTTTGCCCGCCCCGTCATCGGCGCGGACGGCTCCGTGTCCGGCCATTACTACTGGGCCGTGTGTTTTGAAGTTGGTTTCGATCAGGGCGGGCCGCAGAATGTCCGGCTGTTCAAGATGGAGAATGTCCGGGAGGAACGACCCGATCTGTTTCGTTTTCGGGACCACCGTGGGTATTCATGCTTCATCGAAACCATCGACGAGATCGACGACGCCAAGAAAGCCGATTTCAAAAAGTGGCGGGAATACCGGAAACAGAATCAGAAGGCGTTCGACCGTCTGTACCTGAACTTCACCGCAGAGGCGATGGAAATGGCGCTGAATTGGGAGAAACCGATTTGATGAAAATACGCTATTTCATCGAATATAAACGTCCCGACCCGAACAAATGGGAGTTCATCCCCATCGGTGTCTGGGCGCACGGCGTGGACGACCGGTCGGCGTTCGAGGTCGGGTATGTGTCGGGTTTCGACGCCGAGGAATGGGACGCCCAGTGTGTGGTGAACCGGATTGTGGAGCTCGGAATAAAGGAACTACCAGAGGATTTCCTCGAACGGCATCGTGAGGCCATATCCGTTTATCTCGGCTCGCGCACAAAGGTGTTCGAGACGGACAAGTACGGAAGCGTGACGGAACTGGTGGATGACGTGCTGGAGCAGATAAGGAAAGGAATAATCAAAAATGCATAAAATTATCGCTTTCCTTCAGAAGCTGCTCTCAGAGCGTTTTTACGGGCAGGTCGTGTTCCGATTTGAGAACGGAAAAATCACGCATGTTGAGAAAATAAAAACGGAAGCGAAATGGGAGTTTAAAAACTTGCCGGAATAACTTAACGAAATATTCAGTCCGGAAGTATTGAAAGCCGAGCCCGGTAAACAAGTCCGGAAGCGTCGGCCCAAGCCCGGTAACAAGCGAGAGATCGCATGTTGCCGGGCTTTTTATTTTCCCGCGAGGTGAACGAATGGAAATCGAATTCAAAACCGACCTTGAGAGAATCAGCTTCCTTCTCGAAGCCGATGCCGAGTTGCGTCTCGGCCTTCTTGCCGCCGAGGGCAAACTGGAACTCGTCACAGAGGAACTGCCTCCAGAAGATCGACCGAAGTACATCACCAACTTCATCGGATCGAAGCAGAAACTTGTGGACTGGATATGGGGTAACACGCCCGAAGACTCGGAATCCGTCTTTGACGCTTTCTCCGGCTCGTCCGTTGTCGGGTACATGTACAAAACCAAGGGACTGCAGGTCTTTTCCAACGACCGGCTGTCCTACTGCTATCACGCCGCCCGCGCCATCGTCGAAAACAACAACACCCGCCTCTCTGAAAAAGACATGGAGGGGCTTCTCAAAGACCACAACTCCAACGCGGGGACATTCATTCAGAAAAACTTCAACGGCATTTTCTTCAAGAACGACGTCCTCGCGCTTCTGGACGTGATGCGCGAAAACATCGACGCGCTGTCCGGCACCAAAAAGAGCATGGCGCTTTTCGCACTGGGCAAGACGTGCATGTCCGGCGGCGGGTTCGGACATTTCTCGTCCAGCACAAAAGGCGGACAGCGGCACTACACCGTCGAGAGTTTCATCGAGCATTACCGGGACAACCTGCTCCGGATCAACGCGCTCGTTTTCGACAACGGCAAGGAGAACAAAGCGTTCAACGGCGACATCCTCGACACTGCACCAAAAATCAAAGCCGACCTCGTCTATTTCGATCCGCCGTATGCCACGCAGTTCAGTTCCACAAACTACGAGAAGTATTACCACTTCGTGGAAGGCCTGATGGATTACTGGAAGGACAAGGAGATCGACCACACTAAAAAAATACGCAATTACACAATCGAAGACCCCGGCGTCACGCCTGTTACCGCGAAACAGTTCTTCACGGATTTCCTCACCGCGTCGAAGCACATCCCCAACTGGCTTATCTCATACCGGGACAACGCATATCCAACAGAGTCCGAGATAAAGGGGATCGTCGCCGACCTCGGAAAAGACTCCCGCATGAAATCGAAAGATCACAAGTACCAGCTTGCTGGAAAGAACCGCGGGGGCGATCCTTCGAATGCGAAGGAACGGCTCTTCGTGTGCGCCGATGAAAGTGACGACGCCGCGCAAATGTCCGCCGTCGCCAACATGGAGGACATTGCCGACCTGTCGCTCGACGCCGACTTCGATCTCGATGTCCTGAGTGCCATAGCGGGCAAGACGGACAACGTCCTCGTGACCGGATATATCGGAAACAAGCACTTCATGATGGACTGGATCGACAAACACTTCCCGAATGATGCAAAAAGCCTGTTCGACGCATTTTCCGGCGGTGCAAACGTCGCCTATTTCTACAAACGCAAGGGGCTGCGAGTTACGACCAACGACATAATGTCCTACCCGTACCACATCGCCCGAGCCGTCATAGAAAACAACTCCGAGACCATCTCCGACGAGGAACTCGCCGCGTTGCTTGAGAAAAACCCCGACGCCGGAACTTTCATCACCGACACGTTCTATGGGTACTACTACACGAAGCCGATTCTCCAGTTTCTCGACAACATGTGGGCGAATATCCAGAAGCTGAAGGGATACAAGAAAGACATCGCTCTTGCCGCGCTCGGACATGTCTGCAAAGCCAAGGCAGTGTTCGGCATGTTCAACCGCAGCAAGAGGAACCGGACACGGAAGATATCCGATCTGGACGAGGGCTATCGCTCCTCCAGCATCGGCAATATTCCGGTTTCCGAGTTCGTGACGGCATTCAAGAAATACGTCCGTCAGATAAATGGTCTCGTTTACGACAACGGTCAGGAGAACGCCGCGCACAACGACGACATCCTCAAAGTTCTCCCGGAGGTGAAGGCCGATGTCATCTACTGCGACCCGCCCTATATCACCGAGTTTGGAAAGAACGATTACGAGACCTACTACCACTTCGTGGAAGGCCTCATGACGTGCTGGAAAGACAAGGAGCTTCTCGACACGCCGCGCCGCAATTTCGCATCACGCACGAAGTACAACAAGGAAAGCATCGCTGAACTGATCGGCAATGTTGTCACTGCGGCGGGTAAAAGATTTTCTCACATACTCATCAGTTACCGTGACAAAGCGTTCCCGACCGAGAACGAACTCAAGGACATGGTCGCCGGGGTCTACGGCCATGTCAGCGTAAAACGCATCGCCATGACCTATGGCCTCGTCAGACGCGAAACCGACGCGGGCGGCAAATATGCGAATGAGCTTCTGTTCATAGGCAAAAAGACAGCCGCCGGCGCGGCAAAGGCCGGATGCGCAGATGATGACATCCTCGACTCTGTTGCCGCTTCCGTTCCGACCGGCAACCACACGACAATCATCGGCGACATCCGGCTCTCCGAAGTTAACCCGCTCGCCGCAGAGGGAATCAGTCTGTCCGACAACAACGTCCAGGGCGACAAGGAATTCAGTTTCATCCTTACACACGCCGGAGCAAACAAAAACGGCGATTTCTTCACGGTCGAGGAACTCTCCGCTCGACACCAGACGTCGATCAACAAAAAAATCGACCTCAAGCATTCGCAGGATTTCACGGACATCGTCGGCGGAATCATCGCCAGCGACTTTGTTCAGGAAGAGAACAAGTCGTGGGTGGAATGCGTCGGGGAACTCTACATCAATGACAACATCAATTCACGTCTCGCTTACAAGCTGATCAAGAAAGGCATCATCGCACAGGTTTCGATGGAGTGCGATTACGAGGAAGGCGAATGCTCGGTCTGCGGCAAGCGCGTGCGCAGCAAGGCGGACTACTGCCTGCATCTGAAGAAATTCAAGGGAGGTGAGTTCAAAGGACAGCCAGTTTACGAAATTCTCCACGGCATTACCTTCACCGGTCTGGGATTGCTGGACCGCAAGGGCGCCGACGAGAACGCAAAAATAAGGCAGGTTGCGGAAAAACATTCCAATGAAGGAGGTAACGACAGAATGGACGGTGAAAACAAAAATCCCGAAACCGATGAAACCGAGGCGGCGAAGAAAAACGCGCCCGGTGGCGGCGGTGGCAGTGACGCCCGAGTCAAGGAACTCGAGAAGGAGAACAAAGACCTGAAGGCCCAGCTCGACGTGGTGCAGAAGGAACTGGACAAGATGCGCGAGGAACAGGCGGCGGCAGCGCGCCGGACCCGCGCGGAAAAACTCGTCAAGGACATGGAGAACCGGGGCGTCGAGTTCTCGGACGAGGAAGACCGCGAAAGCGAGATGAAACGGCTCGCCGGACTGACCGACGACGCTTTCGAAGCGACGGAGGCTGCGGTCAAACGCATCAAGAAGAAAGACCCGAAAGCGCCGGATCAGCCACCGACCGATCAGACGCTGGAGGACACCCAGAAGCAGAAAGACAAGAAGACCCCGGCCAACAAGGGCAAGGCTGACTGCGGCTGCGGCATGAGCGCGGACGCGAACGTGAGGCCCGCCGATGTGCAGGACGGCAAAGTGCCTCTCGAAGACCAACTGAAAGACGGCTTCATGGCGGCGTACAACGAGCGCGTCGGCGCTGCCAACTGAAAAAACGAAAGGAAAACGGAGGTAACCCATCATGGCATATTTCAATGCAAACCATCCCGGCATCGCCTACGGAGACGGATACATCCAGGGCGCTGGCGGCATGGGGCAGTTCGTGAAGGCGGTCGGCAACGACACTTTCGCGGTGAACACCGACCCGGCGGTCCCGTCCGTGGGCGTCCTGATGAAGGACTATGTCGACGGCGAAATGCCCGCCTTCTGGTGCAACGGCGGCGTGTACGAGACCGACGTGTTCAGCGGCACGATCAACCCGAACGAGCTTCTGAAGATTGACGGCACCGGCAAACTCGTCGGCGGCGGCACGAGCGCCAACGCGGTCGCCCAGGCGATCAGCGTGGCCGGCGGACTTCTGAAGTTCAAACTGCTCGTTTAACCAAAAAGAAAGGAGGAACAACTCAGCATGGAAACGAAAAAGGTCAACACGAACTCGCAGGAGTTCATGGAATCGATGGCAAAGCTGATGCGCGAGGCGCTGGAATCGCCCGATGGCATGAGGGCGCTCGCCGCCGCAATCGCCGCACCCATCGAGCAGGACATCAAGCGCAAGGAAATCACCTCGCTTCTCCTGACGAAGCACAATCTGCCCAAGGGTGAACGCGCCCTTTACCAGAAGAAACCGCTTCTGAAGGCGTACTGGATTTCAAAGGACGGTGAAGCGCGGGAGCAGGAAATCGGCAAGGACGAGATCGAAATCCCGACGCATCGCGTCCACAGCACGCCGATGGTCGACATCAGCGTGCTCAAGAATGGCAACATCGGCACGCTCACGGACATCCAGACGGCGTCCTCGGATGAAATCCGCAAGGAGATCGACAAACGCACGATCACCGTCATCTCCAGTGCCGTACCCGCCGAGAACGTTGTCACTATCTCCGGCGGTGTTCTGACCGAGGACAGCCTCAACGACGCCATCAGCATTCTCGAAGACAAGGAACTGACCGTGAAGTACATCGTGCTTCGCGGAAAACGCTTCAACGAGATGCGGGCATGGGACCTCGACCCGGTCACCCAGCTCGAACTTCGCCAGAAAGGCATCATCAAAGTGTACGGCGGCGCGAACGTGCTGCTTACCTCCGCGGCTGATGTGAACGAAATTCTTCTCATCCCCGACGAGGAAATCGGCAAGATGCCCGTCCGCGAGCCTCTCACGGCGGAAGCAATCGACAAGAAACTGAAATTCAAAACCGGCTGGCTCATCTGGAGCGAACTCGGCATGGGCGTCACGCGCCCGGACATCGTCTCCAAGGTCGTCATTCAGCCGTAAGCGGAGGAGGAACGCATGATCAAGATCAGAAATCTCACACCGGGCATCCTGCACATCCCGGCCGCGAAACTGCGTCTTCAGGGCAACGCGGTCGCGGGTGTGCCGGAGATAACGCCCGAGATTAAGAAGCAGATCGACGCGGGCCGCATTGCGGTCGTCACGGACGAGGAAGCCGCGAAAGCGCCAGCGCCGAAACTGCCCGCGCCGCCCGCGGACTACCAGAAACTGGATGAAGCGGACGCCATCGAGTTTGTCGAAGATGCGACCGACCCGAAAGTCATCCAGACCATTCTCCAGACCGAACAGCGCGGTAGCGTCATCAAAGCACTCAAGGAACGCCTGAAGGAGATCGGGGATGCTCGCAAGTGATCTCGTAACACTTCTGCGGCTCGACATAGGGGACACCGCCGGGGAGATGCTCGGAGACGAGTATCTCACCCGGTGCGTGACCCGTGCCGTGTATGCAGTGAATAAGGATTTCGACACATCGTTCGCCGTGAACGCCGGGGAAATAACGCCGGACCCGTCCGGTGAACAGCAGGAATTCCTTCTTCTGAGGGCACACATAAATGTCTGTTCTCTCATGCGTTCGATCACCGCGAACAACTTCTCGTTCCAGAGCGGCGACAAGCAGGTGGACAAGACGAAACAGCCGTCGTTCTGGGCGGACCTGCAAGGCGATCTGGAGAAGGATTACAAAGAGCGCGCGAAGAGCGCCGCTCCAGACAATGGCGGTGTCGTGGACGACCCTGACAACGGCATCATGGCCGCGCCGGCGATAAGGCCAGCAATTTACGAACACGGGTATGTGGAGGAGCCGGATGTTGCTCTCAAATAAGGACAAGGCTTTCATCTATGAATGCACGGCGGAACTCATCACGAGTTCCGAGCGCACGGGCAAGCGTTACGTGCCCGACATCGCCGCCGAGAGAATTTACGGCACGGACGACGCGCCGTTTGTCCTGAACTGTGAGTTCCCATTCGAGTTCGTATCCACACCAGTTGAAATTCTCACTTCGGAAAAGACCGACGCTGTCATCTGTGTTTTGCCGGATCAGGCAATCAACGAGGGCGACCGGATCGAATTCGAGGAAAAGATGTACCGGGTCGTCACGGTCGAGTCACTTAACGTCTTCGGCGTTATCAGTCACAAGGTGGTGACGGTTGCGAACCTCTACCCATGAGAGCGGTCAAGTACGGCGATTGGAGGCGGCTGGATGCGGTTCTGAAGAACTGTCTTCCGGCCCGGATGGAAAAAGCGCTCAACCGCGCTGCGACAAAATGCGCGCTGCTTCTGGTGCGCGAGATCAAGAAAGGAATCAAGTCACAGTCGCCGGGAGGTAAAAAGTTCGCGCCGCTCGCAGAAGCGACCATCGAAAAAAAAGGATCGTCCAAGGCGCTCATCGACACTGGGTTTCTTCTCAGCGCGATCACGCAGATCATCAAAGGCGATGTCGCGTTCGTGGGACTTCTGCGGGGAACGCGGAACAAGGACGGTGACGAGATCGTCAACATCGGAGCGATCATGGAATTCGGGGCGACGGTTCAGATGCCGAACGGCGTGACCATCGTGATTCCGGCAAGACCGTTCCTGCATCCGGTGATGGAAAAGTACCTGCCGGAAATCAAAGCAATATTCGCGGAGGAAATACTTGGCCTCATGCATTAGAGAAGTCGTCGAAGCGCTCATAAAAAAGCTTCAGGCCGATGTAACTCAGCACACGGTCCTTGTGCCATTGAACGATTACTACGAGGTCAAGCACACATCGTCGCTTCTCGTAATCGGGCCGAAGCTGGATGAGAACCGCTCTAAGCGGAACTCTGAGAAGCGCGTCGAAGTGGATCGGGACAATCTCTCTTACACCGAGAGGAACTGGCCCCGGTACTACCATCTGGATTTCGACTTCGTGCTGACGGCGGACAACGGCGCGGCGCTTCTCGACCTGCAGGAAAAGGTCATTGCCTTTTTTCTCGACAACCGGGAAATCGCCACCGCCGATTGCATGTTCAAGCTCCGCGAGATGATTCCCATCGGCGGTCTTGAGCGCCCGAACCTTTCCAACCTCCGGCAGGCGTCGGGGCGATACCGCATCGAGGACGTGGAGGTTTTCGACCACGATGTGTTCGATGGCAAGATCGTCCTTTACCGTAATTTCCGTCTGTGTGATTTCGGCTCGCGCAGATTGATTGAGACATACAAACCAGACGAATGAGAGGTGAACAACCCTTTGAAAAACGTTCTTCTTAAAAACATCTCCGGCGCGCTTCTCACCGTGAACACCGGACAAGGAAGGAGTCTGCATTTCCTCGCCGGTGAAACGAAAAGCGTCCCGGCCACGACTCTTGAGACCCCCGGATGCGTTCCGGCTTTTCCGAAAAGGGTTTCTTTCCGTCATGGACGAGAAACCCGCGCCAGAGAAAAAGAAAGGCAAATCCTGATTCAGGAGGTGAATCTCCATGCCCGAATATTTATCCCCCGACATATTTGTCGAGGAGAAGGAAAGCAACCGGCACACCATCGAGCGTGTAAGCGCGTCGGTGGCCGCGTTTTTCGGAATAGCCGAGCGCGGGCCCGTGGGCATTCCCGTCCTCATCACATCCTTCGCGCAGTTCAAGCGGGTCTTCGGCGGTTACATACCGAACAGCTATCTCGCATACGCCGTCGACGGATTCTTCAAAAAGGTCAAAGGCCGCTGCTACGTGGTGCGGGTCGTGCATTACACCGACATCACGGACGCGATGACCGCGACGTGCGCAACCAGCGCGACGACGCTTAACGACAGAGCCGCGACACCGATTCCGACTCTTGGCGTGAAGGCAATCTCCCCCGGTAAGTGGGGAGACGATATTTCCATCAAGATCATCCCGGCGACGACCGACCCGGCGAACCACTTCCGGCTCAAAGTCTATTTCAAGAACGTCTTCGTGGAGCCGCACGACGATCTGTCCATGAATCCGGCGTCCGAGAATTTCGCACCCGACCGGGTTAATGGCAAATCCGAGTTCATCGTCCTCGAAGACCTCGGCAGCGCTTCCGTCGCGCCGGACAATCGGCCAGCGGAAGGAACTTATCCGATCACCGGCGGCGAGGACGGTCTCACCGGAATCGGCGACGTCGATTATGCGGGAAGCCAGGCGGCGCGCACCGGCGTGTTCGCGTTCGATCCCGTGGATGAGATCAACATATTGTCCTGTCCCGGCATAACCACACAGACCGTCCAGAACGCACTTTGCACCTATTCCGAAATGCGGCAGGACTTGTTCGTCATTCTCGATTCTCCGTTTGGCATGAATGTCACGGAGATAAAGGAATACGTACAGGACACGGCGGCTTTCAACTGCAAATATGCCGCGCTGTACTACCCGAACATCAAAATCCTCGATCCGAATTCCCGCAAGGAAAGGATTGTCCCGCCCTCCGGCCAACTCTCCGGCATCTACGCCAAGACGGATGTCGTTCACGGCGTCCACAAAGCCCCGGCGGGAATCGAGGACGGAGCGTTCGTTGATGTCCTCGGCCTGGAATACCCGCTCGACAAGGGACAGCGCGACACACTGTATCCGGCCCGCATCAATCCCATCATCAAAAAACGCGGCGTTGGCGTCGTCGCGTGGGGAAACCGCACACTTTCCGCGCTCTCCGACTGGCGCTCGATCAATGTCCGGCGTCTGTTCCTGAACGTGGTGGAATCAATCGCGGAAGGAACCGAGTGGGCCGTATTCAAACCGAACAACATCGATCTGTGGAAAGACCTCACAACCACAATCACTTTGTTCCTGAAGGACTACTGGCGCGAGGGCGCATTTTTCGACGGCGGCACGGGCAACTGGCGCGACGCCTTCTACGTGAAGTGCGACGGCGAACTGAACACACAGGCGATCATCGATCAGTACAAAGTCGTGACCGAGATCGGCATCGCCCCGACCAAGGCCGCTGAATTCGTGATCTTCCGCATCACTCAGTGGGACGGCGGAAGACTCATAGAGGAAACAGGAGGTGGCGCGTAATGCCGATACAGGGAACCGCAATCAATTACTGGGACAAGTACGCCTTCATCGTGAAGATCGACGGCGTGGTCCGCGCAGCGTTCAACAAGTGTTCCGGCCTGAAGGCCGAAGCCGAGATCATCGAATATTCCGAGGGCGGCGCGCTCACGCCTCACAAGCAGCCGGGCACGATCAAGTTCGACGACATTGAACTCGAGCGCGGCATGACGGAAGACGACGACCTCTACAACTGGTGGGCCGAGATTTACAACCACTCATCGGGGACGGGGTCGGCGGATGAGAAGCAGTACAAGCGCAAGGTGACGATTGTCCAGAAAGACCGTTCCGGCGCGGAGTTGACCCGCTGGGTCATTCCGAAAGCATTCCCCGCAGCGTTTGAAACTGACGACTGGGATAACGAGTCCTCCGAGCACCAGATCACCAAGCTGACGCTGGCGCACGAGGGATTCGAGAAAGAGTGAGGTGACGCATGGAACTTTATACCGAAAAAGTAACGCTGCCGTCCGGGCTTGAATGCACCATCCGGGAAATGACGGCGACCGAGGAAGGATTTCTCGCAAGTCCGAAGATGCTGAAATCCGGCGAGGCATTCGAGAAGATTCTCCGCAACTGTGTGGTTGAGAAAGATGTCGACCTCGACAACCTGCTCGTGGGCGACCGCTATTACCTGATGCTTGCCATCCGCCGCATTACGTTCGGCGACTCCTACGACTTCAAGGTCCGATGCGGCTCGTGCGGGCACACATTCAATGTCGACATCAATCTCGCGGAATTGCCGGTCAAGAAACTCGACGGCGACCCGGACGCGATGCACACAATCACGCTGCCCCGCACCGGAAAGAAAGTCACGTTCCGGCTTCTGCGCGGCCGCGACGAGAAGAAAATCTCCACAACGCTCAGAAAAACACCGCAGGAGATAATCCGGCTGTCGCTTCTCCTCCACACAATCGCCGTGGACGGGGATGAAAACTTCTCGGAGAGATTCTTTGAGACTCTGCCCGGCGCGGACTCGCAGTTTTACCGGAAGGAGATCGACGCCGTAACGTGTGGCGTGGACACCGTCGTCGAGGCATCGTGCCCCGAGTGCGATGACGAATTCGACGTGCAGTTGCCCATCAATGAATATTTTTTCTTCCCCGGTACCCGGAAGAGCAAATCTTAGAGGAATCGTTCTTCCTCTGTTACGGACGCGGGCCGTTCAAGTCGCTTGAGGAAGTCGAGCGGCTTCCGGCCCGGGTCCGGCAGTGGTTCGTGGAGCGGCTCTCCGACCAGTACCGTGAAGAGGAACGCCAGATGAAGAGCGCGGCGAGAAGGAAAAAATGAACAACTTCGGACTCGGCATACTCATACAGGCGAAGGATCAGGCGTCCGCCGTTTTTCAGAAAGTGGAACGTAATTTCGATTCACTTTCCAAGAAAAGCGACGAGATGGCTTCGCGTATGCAGGCGTCCTCTAAGGCGTTCTATGCCGGTATCGGCATGATGGGCGCTGGCGCGACAATGCTCGGTGGCGTCGCCGCGACGATAAAGGTGGCCGGTGACTTCCAGGAAGCGATGATCGGCGTGCAAAAGACATCCGGGATGACGGATGCGGAGATTAAAAAACTCGGCGACCGCTTTGTCGAGATGTCCTCGAAGATGCCGAACAGCGCGAAGGAACTCGCCAACATCGGTGAGATCGGTGGACAGCTCGGCATCAATGGCGTCGAGAACCTGTCCTCGTTCACGGACACGGTGGCGAAACTCGCGTCGGTGTCGGAATTCTCCGCAGAAGAAGGCGGCGCGGCGCTCGCGAAGATCGCCAATCAGTTCAAGATTCCGATCAAGCAAGCCAAGAACATGGGCTCCGTTCTGAATGAGTTGTCGAACATCTCAACCGCCACCGCTCCGACGATTGCCGATCTGACAAGCCGCATGGCCGGCGCGGGCGCGTCTCTCGGACTGACCATGCCTCAGATTTCCGCCATCGGCGCGGCGCTCACGGACATGGGTGTAAGTTCCGAAGTCGGCGGCACCGCCATGTCGGACATGTTCATGGAGATGATGAAGCGCACGGACGAGTACGCGAAAGTTGCTGGCGTCTCCACTGCCGAGTTCAAACAGCTCATTGAAAAGGACGCCTACGGCGCGCTGACGAAGTTTGCGACGGGACTTCAGAAGTTCGACAAATTCCAGGTGGCGGACATGTTGACCGACCTCGGCATCGGCGGCGCCCGCGGAACAGATGTGCTGCTCAAACTGGTCGAGGCGAACAAGTCCGTCAACGGACAGCAGTCTCTTCTTGGCCGGTTCGTGGATACGTCCAACAAGGCTTTCAAAGAAGGCGTGTCGCTTCAGAAGGAATATGACAACTCACTCAAGGGAATGAACGCGCAGCTCAAAATCGCGTGGAACTCCGTCGTCGCGCTCGCCATCGACATCGGACAGCAGATGGTGCCTTATGTGACGAAAGCAGCAAAAGCGGTTTCATCGTTCGTTCAGGGCATGAAGAAATGGTCGAAGGAACACCCCGGCGCGTTGCGTGGGATTGTTTTGATCGTAGCGGCACTCGGCGGTCTGCTTTTAATCGGCGGCGCAATCCTCACGTTTCTCGGCGCGCTCGGAATGCTGTCGGTCGGTCTTGCCTCTCTTCCCATGGCTGCGGGCGCACTCGGCGGCGTGGTGGCTGCGATCTGGCCTATCGTAACCGGCGTCGCGGCGGTAATCGCCATCGGGTATCTGCTGTACAAAGCCTGGACGACCAACTTCATGGGAATTCGGGATATCGTTCTGCCGATTCTCCAAAGCCTGAAAGCGGGATTCTCTTCATTCATGAAAGCGCACGGAGACACAGTTATGGCGTTCGTAAGCGTCGCTGGAAAAGTTGTTTTTGCGATCATGGCGATATCCGGCGCGATACGCATTGTGCGCGGCGTGATCTCAACGGCTACAACCGTGTGGCGCACAGGCGCAATGGCCGTGCGTTTCCTTTATTTCAGCTTCCAGATGGCACGCGCTTATGCCTCCTATTACAGCCAGGCGATTCTCTCCGCGATGCGGAACACGCTGGCGTTTGCCCGGAGCGCCGTCACTTCCGCCGTTCAAGGCCTGAAGCGTTTTGCTATCTCTCTCGCGTCCGCAGTCCGGCAAGCGGCATTGTTTGCGATTTCTCTTGCACGCCAAGCCGTAGCAGCGGTTGCTTCGTTCGCTACATCTCTCATTACCGGCGCGGTTACGGCCATCGGGACGTTCGCCGCCGCGCTCGTTCCCGCCATCGCCGGGGCATGGGCTTTCACTGCCGCGCTTCTCGCAAACCCGATTACATGGATTGTTCTCGCCATTGTCGCGCTGATCGTCATCATCATTCTGCTCGTGAAAAATTGGGACAAGGTGAAGGCGGTCGTCATCCGTGTGTGGAATGCCGTTGTGGAATGGATCAGAGGCGCGGTGGCGAAGATAAAGACTTTCTTTGCCGGAATCTATCAGGCGGTCGTGGACGCCTTTTCCCGTGCATGGGTGTGGTTAAAAGGATTCATTATAAAATGGTGGCCGTTCATCCTCGGCGTTTGCACGGGCGGCATCGGGCTTCTCATCGGACTCATCATTCAGAACTGGGGCAAGATCATGGCGTTCCTTCAGGGAATCGGCATGGCGGTCTCTAACTGGATAAACGGCGTGGTGAACTGGATCAGGATGCGATGGGATGCTCTCAAGATGGCCGTGATTTTTATATGGCAGTCCATCCAGAATGCCATCTCTTGGGTGATCAATACGGTGCGGAATATCGTGTCCGGCGTGATTACGACGATTCAGTTCCGGTGGCAGCAGTTCCGAGGCGTTGTCGCCGGAGTTTGGAATTCCATCTCCGCGACGGTGTCAGGAGTGGTCGCGGGCATTCAGTCCCGCGTGCAGGCAGTGATTACATTTATCACCGGTCTTTGGAACGGACTGAAAGCCGCCGTTGCCGGTGTGTGGGATTCCATCGTCGGACAAATCAGCGGAGCTGTCGCCCGGATCAGGGCGAAACTCATCGGGCTTATTCCTGACTGGCTTCGCACCGCGCTGAGTTATATCGGGATAAACATTCCTTCGGCTCCGAAAGAAAAAGGGGAAGGCTACGCGACCGGCGGATACGTTGCGAAAACAGGCGGCATATCGGCGACGCTCCATCAGGGCGAGGTCATTACCCCCGCTCCTGCGGTCCAGAAAATCGTCCGTTTCGCGGACATGATTCCCGCTTCAGGTATCGCCCGCACACAGCCGAACGCGCCAGCGGCGATGACCGTCAGCAACCATATCTCGATCAGTCTTCCGAATGTGAAAGAGATTGACAGGGCGAGCGTCGAGGAACTGGCAAATCTGATTATCAAGAAACTCGAATACATGCAGAAGCGAAAACGCGAAGCCGGTTTCTCGAACGATTTCAATCCCTCTCTGGCGGTGGCACGTACATGAGCAACACGATCAGCTCAATACCGACGCCGGACAAGGGTTTCCTCTATTCATCGGAGGGTGGCGTTGTCCTGGACTTCTCCGTGAATCCGGCGCAGCTCCAGCGGCAGGAACAGTCGACATTCAACACGAGTCTGTCTCCAGGAGCGCCGGGCGCGTTCGTGCAATATACCGGCGGCGGGGAACGGAATGTGACGTTCGAACTCGTTCTCGACGCCATCGGAACCAAGGCCGGACAAGGTGGCGTCCAGCGGGAAATTTCGATCCTTGAAGCATTCACATACCCGGACACGAACGATCTGGTCAACGCGCAGTTCGTGCCGCCGCCACGGGCACTGCTCGGCATCGGCACTCGTATCTGGGAAGGATACGTCTCGCAGATTCAGTTCACGGAAGAGCGGTTCAACGTCCGCATGGAACCGGTTTATGTGAAAGCGCAGGTCACGTTCACGCTGGACATGTGGAAAAACTCGACAAGCCAGCGGATGCACCAGACGCGACGCCAGAATCTCGGAAGGTAATGATGAGCGTTTTTGAAGGTTCCAGATACGAGAAAGTGTTCGTTTACACGAGACGGTTCCGGGACTTCGTTCGGAACACGCTCACGTTCCGTGAAATCGACCGAGAGATACCGGATGGAAGCATTCTGCACACCGTGACCGAGACCGACCGGATAGACAACATCAGTTATCAGTATTACGGAACGCCGGATTATTGGTGGTACATCGTCGATAAGAATCCGGGCGTGGACCCGCTCGATCTTCCGGTCGGAAAACAGTTGTGGATTCCGCCGCTTCCGCAGGAGCAATGAAATGACCGTCGTAAACGTCACATCCGCATCCTTCGCGTCGCCGCACTTCGAGATCACGTTCGGCTCGCACTCGCTTTCGCCTGAAGAGACGTCGCTTGTAACCGATGTCGAGATTAAGGATGAAGTCGAGGAGAAAGACACGGCAACCGTAACCGTTAACGACCCGTTCTTTCAGTTCCAGAAACTGGCGGCAAAAGGAATGTCGGTTCGTATCGTTGCGGGTTACTTCATGGGAAAGACAAAGGAATTCATCGGCGAGGTGTCCGGCCTCACGCCGCAGTTCCCGGAATCGGGACTCCCGTCACTTTCCATCGAATGCTCGGCAAAGTCGAAAAAAGGCCACGAAGGACAGACGAACAAATCGTGGAAAAAGATGAAACGCTCCGAGATCGCAAAAAAGATCGCCGGGAAACACGGATGGAAGCCCGACGTTGATGAAACGAAAGAAATCGTAGAGCAGGAATCACAGGCCGGAGAATCGGACGTGGACTTCCTTCGCAAGATGGCGAGGAAGGAAAACTTCACCTTCCGGGTCAAGGGAAACACGATGCAGTTTAAAAAAGCGCCCAACCTCGATGATCAGTCGCCAGTCGCGGTGTTCGATTACCGGATCGGGAACCATACGGTGAAAAGCTTCTCGCCCCGATACGCGAGTGACGAGACCGGCAAGGATGTTGAGGGCGCGTCGATAAACAACAAATCAAAAAAGACCGTCAAAACAAAAAGCAAAACAAGCGTCGCCAAGCCGCAAGGAACAAAGGACAGCGGCACGGTGAACCGGGGCAAGTCAGAAACGCTCTTCCCGTCCGAAAAGGCAAACGCGAGGAAATCCTGAAATGCTGCCAGTCGAACCACATGGCGTTTCAAATAAAGACGCAATTCCGAAAGCTCCCAAGGGCGGCGCTATTTCCGGTGTGGGCACGGGCGGCGGCAAAAACAAAGTCGAGACCACTCATTATTTAAAGGACAACGAGATCGGCGGCGCGCTGCCGGACACACAGGAAGGACTCGACTCCGCATCAGGCGCGAAACATTACAAGAATGAAAAGGCAATGGAAGGCTCGCTCACACTCGTTCGGGGTTTCCCGCAGATTAATGCCGGGGACAAAATCACGATCCTCGGCGTCGGGCCGGTATTCTCCGGCGCTTGGATAGTGAAAACACATACGCTGAAAGTCTCGCAGGACGGATGCCAGAGCACGCTCGAACTCACACGCAACGCGGTCGGAAATTCCGGCGGCGGGTCTGAAACCGGTGGCGGGTTCGAGACGGACAAGAAGAAGACGCAGAACACGCCGCTCAAAGGCGATAACTTTTCGGAGATGTGACATGCCGTCGTTTGTTGGGAAATATCGCGGGATCGTCGAGGACAACAAGGACCCGGAACATCGGGGACGCTTGAAGTGCAAGTGCCCGCAGGTGTTCGGTGATGAAGTCCTGGACTGGGCGCTCCCGTGCGTGCCTTACGGCGGGGATTCCGGCACCGGGTTCTTTTCCATCCCTAAGAAGGGATCGTCCGTATGGCTCGAGTTCGAGCAAGGTGACGCAAACAGGCCGGTCTGGGTCGGCGTGTGGTGGGCAGCGCCGGAGGATAAGACCGAGACGGCGGACGTCACGCACAAAAAGGAAAAGCAATCGTCTGGTCCGTGGGACGAAGCCGAGACCGGTGATGCGAAGCGGGATGTTCCAGACAACCATGCATGGCAAACGAAATCCGGCCACAGGATCGAACTCGATGACACCGATGGCCAGACGAAGATAAAGATTACCGACCGCAAGGGACAGCACATCATGATCCGGTCGGAGGACGGTAAAGAAAAAATATATATGAAGGACGCCGCGGATAATCGATTTCTGCTCGATGCCACATCCGGCAAGCGCCGCATCCTCATGCAGGACGGCGCTGGAAGCGCGGTTCTCTTGGATTCGGAAAAAGGCGACGTCTACATCGCATCCGCAAAAGACTTGTCCCTTCTCGCCGGTGAAAACCTTTACATCGGATGCAAAAGCAACCGCGAGGAAACGGTCGGCGGCAATCACAATGTCTCGGTCATGGGAAGCGGCGACTGGGATGTCGCCGGCGCGCTAAAGCTGGCGAAGTCTTCCGGCGATGTAAATATCGCAAGCGGAAGCAAAGCGGCAGCACGAACCGACGACCAGCTCGCGGCCGCGACGGAAACTGCTGGCGGTTCCGCGCCACATTCACACGGTCTGTCTTCCGGCAAAGTCGGCCAGGGTTCATCGAAAGTGAAAATCGGGTGATCGCATGAGTTCTTGCACTGACAACTTGAAAGATTTCCTCGGCGACGAGTTGAAATCCAAACTCGGCGATGTCCTCAAAGACGCGACCGACAGTTCGCCTCTGGGACTCGCCCAAAAAGCCCTCGGGCAGGCGCAGAAACTTCAGGACACAAAATCCGTCGTGTCTCAGGGAATACAGTCTTTCAAGCAACGGGTAGGATTACCCGCTGGCCGTATGGACGGACTCGGCGGTCTCAATCTCGGCGAAATAAAACAGAAAGCCGATGCTCTTAAAGCCAAGGCGCAGGAAGTGCAAAATAAAATCGCGGACTTTCAATCGCAGTTTCCCGGATGCGCACTCGATCTCGACATCATGCAGACGATCAACACGGTCGCATCCATCGACACAAATCTTGATCCCATGAGCATGATCGACACGTCAAAACTCGACGGGGAAATAGCCGATGCGCAGTCGAAGATCGAGGAAGCCACGGACATGCAGGCCCAGTCGGCGCGGCTTCAGGATATGTTCGGAGTGTCATTATGAATCTGGGATATCGAGGCATTTCATTTCCGTTTCGTTTCAACGGCCTTGGGTCGGTAGCTTCAAGCACTGTTGAGACGGGCAACCCGGCGCACATCCTTGAGAGTATCCGCCAGATCATCGGCACGCGCCGGGGCGACCGCGTCATGCGACCGGAGTTCGGAGCCGACGCGGACAATCTGGTTTTTTCGCCGCAGTCCAATTCAGGTATCCGTATCGCAACGCACAATATCGGCCAGCAGATACTCCGGTGGGAAAAGCGCGTCGATCTTCAGAAGGTTGAAATCACCCGTATCGAAGACCTCGAAGCCGAGATAAATCTCGATGTCAAAATCAAAGTCACACGCGAGACAGAAGAAATGAAAATACCGATGAAGAAGGAAGACTGATCATGCCGGAACTCGATGTCAGCCGTCTCGTAAATTTCTCGAAGCAGATAGACTACACCAGCCTGGACTGGCTTTCATTCCTATCCGACATGGTGGATAAGATTCCACAGCTCACGCCGGAATGGACGGATTACACCCCGTCTGATCAGGGCATGGTGGTTCTCGAACTGGTGTCTTTCATCCTCGACGCTCTTTCCTACCGGTGTGACGTGATCGCAAACGAGGCGTACATTCAGACCGCCGTTCTGCGGAAGTCCGTTCTGAACCTTGCCAAGATGATCGATTACACCCCGGCGCCCGCTGTTTCGGCTGTCACTGATTTAATGTTTACGATAACGCCACAGACGATTGATTTTGTGATCCCCGCGGGAATGCAGGTTTCCACCCAGCCGACCGGCGTTGAGGAAAGTTATGCGTTCGAGACGTTTGACGACCTCACGATTCCTCCCGGACAGACAACCGGAACTGTCGCCGCGATTGAGGGAGAAACAAAACGTGAAATCCTCGGCAGCAGCACGGGGCTCCCGGCGCAGTTCTTTGAACTGAGTTTTAAGCCGCTCTCCTACGCGCCGGACGGCACATGCTCGCTTGAGGTCTATGTCACGGAGAACGGTATCGAAGAACGATGGCCTCTGGTGCAGTCGCTTCTCGACAGCAAGCCGTCTGAAAAACACTATGAAATCGAGACGGACGAGAACGATGTTGTTACGGTGAACTTCGGCGACAACCAGAACGGAAAAATCCCCGCTCCGGGTACGAACAACGTCCGTGCCGTTTATCGTGTCGGCGGCGGCGCGCATGGGAATGTCGGCGCGAACAAGATAAACCGGATGGTGTCGAACATCTCCGAAGTGTCGTCCGTAACGAATCCGCTTCCTGCGGTTGGCGGTGTGGACAGAGAGACAGTTGAAGGAATCAAGCGAATGGCACCGAGAATGCTCCGCACGCTCTGGCGCGCGGTGACCGCCGAGGATTACAAAACGCTGGCGGAAGTCCTGCCTGGAGTTGCGAAAGCCACGGTTCTGTGCGCACCGCCCGGACAGGCGGCATATTGGGGACAGGTGAATCTTTACATCGCGCCTGAAGGCGGCGGACTTCCGACGGCGGAACTCAAACACATGGTCGAGGAATACTTCGCCGATAGGGAGATGCTGACGGCGACGACGGTTGTGTTCGATCCGGTCTATGTGCCGGTGAACGTCTCTCTTGAAGTCGCGGTGAAAGAGAACTACATGCGGCTCGATATTGAGAACCTCGTGCGGGAAGCCGTGCGGAACTTCTTTAATTTCCCCAACGTGGACTTCGGGCAATGTGTGTTTATGAGTGATCTCGTTTCATCCGTGGACGCCATCGAGGGTGTGCGGTATGTGAATCTTACGCTTCTTACCCGCGATGCCGCCGGAGTTAGCAATGTCATAATTGCGGCGAATGAAGTGCCGCAACTCGGAGTGCTGGCAATTGATTCTTTTGGAGGCATTGAAGAGTTGTAAGCAGATAATAAAAGTCCGGCAGTATTGACGCTTCGAGCCCGGTAACCAGCCCGGTAGCATCGAATCCAAGCCCGGTGATTGAACGGAACATACACGGTTCCGTTGAATTGCCGGGCTTTTTATTTGCCCACAAACATCGGAGGTGAAAGCAATGGACGACATCGGATGGGGACTTGCCCCGTGGGGGCTCGATCCCTGGGGTTCCAACGAAGATGAATCCGGCGGCGGGACGGACGAGGTCGGCTTCGAGCCGATGGACGGCGTGGTTCTAAGCCCCGGCGTATTCGTGTTCGAACAAACAAACTGAGCAAAAAAAAGGAGGCATACATTCATGGCATTCACATTCACAGATCTTCTGCATCTGGCAATGCCCGCAAGGGGCGACAAGAACTGGGACGCGGACGTGAACCGCGCTCTGCGCACCATCGACAAGGCGCTCGAAGACCTCGGCGCGAGGCCGCGATTTTACGACAAGCGCACCGTGGCTTCCGGCACGGCAACTGTGAACGGCAGGCAGGTCACGCTTTCCGGCATCGAGGTTGTTGTCGGCCAGACAAACACCATTCTTGAAGGTGGAACGGTAACTGTTCCCGCAAACGCGACGATCAGGCCGCGCGTTGACACTCTTTCAGTCAATCCCGAACAGCCCGCCATTCTCATTCTCACGCAGGGCGATCCCGCGGGCGACGTTGAAGGCCCGCTCCGCGTCACGAAGATGTACGACCGGAACACATCGGGGCTGGATGAACTGCTCAACCCGACCGGAAAGACTGGGACGCTTTTCGTCATCCCGACGATTCTTTCGCATTACGACCCCGCCGTAGAAACTCTCATCGCACCTGCTTACGAACTGCCGCTTGAAATGTTCATGCAGGGACCGCCGGACAGCGTGATTCCGAAAATCCTGCATTTCGACCCGGAGACCGGGTCGTTCGTAGACACCGGTGTCGATCTTCACTTCACGTCCACATTCCGTTCGAACGTCGGCGAACTCATCGCCGTGATTCCGCTCGGATGCGTTGCTCCGAATGCTGCGGGAACAGGTGACAGCTACTTCTTCGCGTGCATTGTTTCGAACGACAGTATTCCCGGCAACGTCATCATCGCGGAGTTCGACGCTGAGTCCGGGGCTGTCGTGGACGCTTTCTGGTTCTCGAACGAGGACAACAATGTATTTTTCTCCATCCCCGGCTTCTGGAAATTCACGGGAGTGGAATCCGGCGCTCGGACGTTCCTCGCGTCGATCCTGCCCCTCACGATGCAGCTCAAATTCGCAAAGCCGCTCATGGCGAGCGTCCGTATTCCCAACCCGCCTTCTGCAGTAAAGATGTTCGGACAGCCGCTCACGTTCGGAACGACGACCATTCACGCGATGGAGGTTGTGACGGATTCGGTCCGTTCGCTCTGCCCCATGGGTGACCTCGTCGCGCTGCCGGGCAGCGGCATGGACGGCTCCGGCGTTCTCATTTGCGGCGCGAGCAGCTCGGAGGAAGGCGCGGTCGGCTCCATCTTCAATCAGAACAACAACGACAACGTGACGCGTCCGTACAACTCGATTCAGGGCGAAATGAGCTGGAACGATGACGGCAACGGGTTTGACCCGCTACCGCTCATTCTTGAACTCGCGGGAAATGCGGCCGCATGGGATTTGAACACGGCACCTGTTTCTCCGGCATTCACATCCGCGGTCAATGTCATGAACGGCGATCAGATCGCGATGGCCAGCCGTATCAGCAACAATCGCACCGAATGGCGCAATCCGACCAACACGCAGATTGAGGTCGTTCTCAACGATGGACACACTACTCCGCCTGTCGGCAAAGAGATATTCCTCACAATCGAGGGAGAACAGAACAACGAGAAGTACGACACGATGTGGTCGGTCGCTGTGCAGGCACTCCCCGGCGACGGAAAGATAGGCGTCGTCCTCAACAACGCACACATCTTCCGGGGCGGCTCGATCAGCGATTACTACCGCCTGAGCGGGTTTCAGTATAACGGCAACATGAAAATCCGCGCCGGTTACCGGATCATGAACGGCAACAACTACACCGAGCGCGTCCTGCATCTTGACGGTGTGGCCGATGCGGATATCGGCAAGCCTGTGAAGATTACTTACGACCACGACGGTCTCGAACTCTCCTGCATCTCATTCATCTGCGGCGACGGTGAAATCCGCGAGTGTTATGCGGGCTCGGACAATCTCCGTGATCACAATAACAACGAGTTCCCGGACTGGCTTGGAACCGTTTACCGCGAAACCTGCAAAGGCGACATCCACATTGGTTGGAACGTCCTCAATTCCAACAACTCGAAGTCCATGCCGCTCGCTCAGGAATTCACGCCGGTAATCAAATCCCGTTCCGAGAACTATGTCGCGTTCCAGAAGAACAACATCACAGGCGCGCCAAGCTCTTCAAACACAGTGACTTATGACAAGAACGGTGTCACGGCGAGCTGGCATGATACGAACAGCGGAAACGACGTCTTTATCTGCGATGACACAACGCTCGTATCCAGCAGCGGGCTTCCGGTCCAGGGCGGCGGCGGGACGGATTATACACAGCTCGCCCCGGACGGATTCAAGTGTTCCGTTGGGACGGACATTCCGCTTCTCACATCCGACGTCATCGATCCAGATTACGTCACGGTCGAGTTGCTTCCCTATCAGGAACCAATCTTCACCGGGAAAAGATACAACTTCCCGTCCGCGATTGCGGTCGCGCTCGGTTCGGCATATCTCAAGGGCAAGTTCTATGCTCCCGGTATCGCGCTCTCCGGCATTCCCTATTCGGCCATCTTCGAGTTCTCGTCTTATGACGAGCCTGTGGCACAGGACGAGCCGACCGGCCACATCAAGGTCGGCGAGGTTCTCGTGCAGCCGGACGCGGACGGAGCGCCGCTCACAATCCTTACGCAGCCGGACTATTCGAGTGCGACAGTTTCCCGCGCCGATCAGTTCCGCTCGATGCTTGCGGCGTTCAGCGTCATGAACGATCTACACAATCTCCTGCCCGCGTTTCTCACCATAGCGCCGTTTCTTAAAAAGTAAGGAGCATCCATGCTGACGTCGCATGATCGTGATAACTCGATAATCGTGTCCTGGACAAATCCTCCGGGCGCGGCTCGGACTATTCTCGTCAGGAAAACGAGGGATTATCCCCGGAACATCCATGACGGAAACGTCGTGTCCGACGCCGCCCCGGCGGTGGAGTCCTTTGTCGACCCGTCTCCCGCGCACGGTTTCTACAACTACTACCGCGCGTTCTTTCAAGACGCAGTCGGCGCATGGATTGATGTGCCCGTGGAAGTTGACCGCTCGCGCATCCGATGCGAGATGTCATTCGATTATCACGGCAAGCTGTACGGCAATCTCCCGGAACTCTACGAACGAAATGACGAGAACGACGAGTTACGCCGGTTCCTCGGAATCATCGCATGGGAGCTGGAGAAGTTCAGGTCAACGCAATCCGGCCTTAACGACACATCCAATGTGAACGAAGCGCGGGACGATCTGCTCGAGCATCTCGCGTGGAATGTCGGCTGGCTTCTGAACCGCGAACTGCCCGTGCTGCGCCAGCGCGCCGAAATCAAACGTGCCGTTGCCATCTACCGAAAGAAAGGCACGCGCCGGGGACTCATCGATCTCATTCAGGGGATCATGAACTGGGACATGGAGGTCATCAAATACAACCGCAACATTCTCATGACCGGCCATCCCGACAGCACAACGCTCAAGGTGAGTGATCCGAACGTCACGATGAACATGGATACGTCCGCAGACACGGCGGACTATATCCTCGGCGGCGACAAATCCCCGGACAGAATCCGCATCAAGATCAAAGCAACTTACGACTTCCACATGTTCGAGAAGGTGCGAAACAAGCTGTTCCGCATCCTTCGTTTCTGGGTGCCCGCGTGTATGTCCGTGATTCTTGAACTCGCCACCTACAACGAGGAGTCGAGCTGCATCGGCGACTGGCGACCGGTTCAGGCGGACCTTCTGTCAAACAACTGGCTTCTCACGAACGCATTCACATCAAGCGAATGGCAAATCCTATCTGAAAGGACAACCAACAACCTCTTATGGAGAACTCCGTTACTCACATCCCTATGAAAACGGCATTCACGATTGAAGGCCGTTTCATGGACATCGCGCACTATCTCGATGGCCGCTCCGAAATTATCCGCGAGGGACACAACATAGTGACCGACTCCGGTCTCGGCCTCGTTGTAGGTGCGCTCGGTAATCTGATGAACGGCATCGCACAATGGCAAGTCGGAAGCGGCGATCCCGCATGGGACACGGCCCCCGAGGAAGCGACGGCAGACAGGACTTGCCTCGTTGCCCCCGTTTTTATGAAGCCGGTCACGGTTTCGTACTGGGATGCCGTGAACAATCGTTTCTCGCCGACGCCGACCGACACGATTGATGTTCGCGTCGTCTTCATGGCCGAAGAGGCAAACGCGCTGCTCCGCGAGTTCGGGCTTGTCGGGCCCGACCCGGATCATGTTCTTTTCAACTACGTCATCCACGAGCGCATATCAAAGTCCAACAACTTCAATCTCGAACGCATCATGCGGATCACGGTGCGGCGCGAACAGAACTGACGAAAGGAAGAACAACTCATGGCAAATAGAAAAATCCGTAATCTCATCGTCCACCATTCCGTGAGCGCCTGGGGTGACGGCGCTGTCGTCACCCAGTGGCACACCAATCCCAAGCCGAAAGGAAACGGCTGGAGCGCTCCCGGCTATCACGTTGTCATCTGCAACGGCTATCCCAATTACAACGCTTGGAGCAAGAGAAAACCCGTCGCGCCCGCGGACGGTCGCGTCGACCGCATCTGGCCGGAAGACAAATTCTCAAACGGCTGCAAATACGCGAATGCTGATGCCCTCCATGTGTGTCTCATCGGCGATTTCGATAAGGACGCGCCGACTGAGCGTCAGATGGAAAAGCTCACGGACCTTCTCGCGTTCTGGTGCCGGAAGTACGGACTCGATCCTCGCACGTCTATTTTCGGACACGGCGAGATGCAACGGAAGATCGGCAAGGAAGGCTATAGCAAAACGTGTCCCGGTAAAAACGTAAGCATGAACGCCGTGCGGAAAGCTGTCGCAGAGAAGATGTCTCTCGCGGAGGTGAAGAAATGACCGTATCCCGTAATCAGTTTGATGAAACGAAAAACTGGACGGAGCCGGAATGGCAGGAAGGCGTCCCCGTCATGGACGCTGATCTGAACCTCGCAATGAAGATCGGCAAGACCGGACTGCGGCGGGCGGTGTGTGATTTCCTCGGAAACGGCTCGCCGAACGATGGGTTCAAGTTATCCGGCCTCGCAACCGACCCCTTAATCCATGCCGGGGACATCTGGATCGCCGGTCTGAAACTCGAACTGTCTGAAGACGTCCATGCCTCCGAGCAGCCGAATGCGCCGGTGGCGTTCCCAAATGGAAACGGTATCTGGTTCATTGACACCGTCGAGCAACTCCTGACGAATGCGGAAGACCCGGCGATAAGAGACTACCGGCTCCCCGCAAACGTGGAAACACCGGTAAAGGTGTGGAAGACCGACTGGACGCTCCGAAAAGTCCTCGGCGCATCGCTTCCGATGCCCGAACCCGATCATTACTACCTTGGCATCGCAATCGAGGCTGGCGGCGTTCTCACGGACATACGAAATACCGGAATGATTCTCGCTGGGGCGGACACTGGGTATCAGAACCGCGTCGGTGGTCGTCCCGGAAGCGGACACCGGCACCAGGATGAGGATATCGACGTCCAGAATCCCAACTACACCGGTGACACGCTCGAGGAAGTCCTGAATGAAATTGATTCACGTATCGACGTTGTTCAGGGCGGCATCGGTGTCGTCACGCCCCATGCGGCCACACATGGCGCTGGCGGTTCGGATCAGGTCAATATCGCAAACCTGTCCGGGCAATGCACACAGGCGCAGTTGTCTCCGGCGCATTCCGGTCTACACACAGTCTCTTTCAATGGCGGACTGCCGGTTTCTCCCGATGTGAACGGGAACGCATCTATCGGCGCGCATCTCGCGGACACGGCCATTCACAGAAAGAATCACAACGATCTTCTTTCCATGCAGGGCGGCACGCCGACAGAGCGTTATCACCTCGCCTTGGACCTCTACAACGCCGCGTCAGGAGCCGCCGGCGCGAATGCCGCCAACCCGTTTGCAACAGTCGGCGATATCTCAGGTGTCGCGTCCAAGTTCGCGTCGCCGGTTCAGACCGCGCAGAATCTCCGCGACGTCGCGGCAGCGAACCGTTCCGACAAACAGGTGCGGCTTGTAGAGGACAAAGGCTCGCTTTATCGCTTCGATGATACGGGCACCGGCACCGACGACGGCGACGGCATAATCGCTCCGACATCCGGCACGGGACGCTGGTTCAAGATGTCGTCCGCCGTTCCCGATCTTTCGACGGTTCTTACCAAAGGAAACAGCGCGGGCAACCGCAAAATCGTCAACCTTCTCAACCCGGACAATCCGCAGGACGCCGCGACCATGGGCTGGGTCAAAAACCTCGTGGGCGCTGGCGGCACAAACGCCTCGTGGGTTGTCATGGACACTTCCGGTGCGCCGGGCACGTATTCAGATCTGCAGCAGGCAATCAACGCGCTCGGAAATGACGGTGGGGTCGTCTGGATAAAGCCCGGCACCTACACTCTCAGTTCTCACGTCACGATGAAACACAATACCATCCTTCACGGCCTCGGCTCGATGGAGGAAGGATTGCCGGACGTCATGCCGACGCTGGTTCCGGCAGCGGGATTCACAGACTATTGCATGATTCAGGCGTCCCCCGGAAACAAGTTCCTGAATCTCTGGATCAAGGTGCAAAAAAACAGCATCGGCATCAGCCCGTACAGATATTACGGTTCCCGTCTCGACGTGGATGGTTGTTTTATCGAAGCCGCGACCACGGACTTCGGGAGCGATTTCTATGCGTCCACAATCGGGATCGGCGGCGATTGGGGTGTTTACGGGCAAGAAATCATGAATGGAAAAATCCGTAACTGCGTATTTCGGCGGCTGCGGCACGGCATCTACTGCGAGCTGAACAATAACACGGTCATCGAATACAACCGTTTTCAGGGCAGCGGCGGATTCCGGTATGAACTCGATGATGTCATATACTCGGCTGTCAATCAGGGGAGCAACCAGTTCCGCGCAACCTCCGCAGTCGTAAATGCCGGGCTGATTGCAGTTGGCATGACGGTCGGATTCAGCGACGGCACAAACAGCGACAGCAAAATGATTCAGGACATGGTGTACGACAGCACGTATGGATTCTATATCTGCACCGTGAACGGAGGATTCCAACACGGCTATGACGGATCGCCCGGCCAGAGTTTCTACAGCCAGCCCCCCTCATCCGGGATCACGGCAGGTGACAACACCTACGAGACGTTCATCTGTTTCAACTACTTTGACGGCGGCGGAAATGGATATCTCGATATCAATGCCGCGAGAGACCCCGGCACGAACATAGGTCTTCTCAACGCATACATCATCGGCAACACGTCCGCCACGCTTTTTACGGGCGTTGATAAACCGACCGTGAAGTTGCAGACCAGCCCGTACTCCTTCTCCGGCGGTGACATCCTGTTTCTTGGCAACACTTTCGCCGGACAGATTTTCGTTGACGGATCGAACACTGTCGCCTTCATCTGTTGCAACAACAATATCGGCTCGATTGACGCGACGGCTTATGAAGGCCGGGTCATCTTCAATAACAACCTGTGTCACGGCAACGTGAAGCTGAAAAACGCGGCCACGGCCAATGGCAACTACGTCGCGGGAAATCTTCAGGTCATCAGCGGCACCACGGAAAAGACGCTGGCGGTCGGTAATTTTGTAGGTTACGGAATGACTCTTGCCGGTGACTACAGTGTCGCGGCGAACAATGTCATCGAGGACGGTGGGCTCAGTGTCGGAGGCAAAGGCTCACGCGCGTCAGGGAATTCGGTGCGAGGGACGCTCACGCTCGGCTTCTGGGGATCTGCTACAGGCAATGTCATCCGCACACAAAAGTCGGTCGCCATCAGCGCCATCGTGCCCCGTGCGCAGATCGCTGGAAACGCCTGCATCGACGAGTTCAACATTTACTCTGACACTGGAAGCCAGAAGTTTTACGCAACAGGCACGTCCTGCACATTCTACACGGCGGGGCACGTGGACAACTTCCAGCCCGGCTACTGCGTAACGTTCCAGAGCAGCAAGGACATCGAGACCCGAATGATTACGGGCGTATCCGGCAACACCATCTCATGGGCCGACGCTCTCAACTCCTCTTACGGCGGCACTTCGAATAACGCCTGGGCATATACGAATCTTGCTCATATCGACGGCGTGTCGTCGCTCTCGGTGGTCACCGGCAACTTCGTATGCGGGGACATCAATGTCACAGGCGGGGTGAATCTGTCCTGCACGTTCGTGGGCTCGTCCTGCGTAGTCAACGGCAATCGCGTCCTCGGCATGATGGTCACAACTGCGGCCGCAAAGAAGAACGCGGTGATTGGAAATATCTTCACGAATTCAAAAGCGGTACAACCCGGATGGCCGAAAGCGTACCCGTTCTCTGGCACACCGGATAATACGAACGAGATCGCGCACAACATCATCAACGGCTCGGTAATCTGAGCCGGAAAGGAGTTTCATAAATGAGAACGATTGAAGGAGATTTTAGCGCGGTGTATAGCGCCGCGACGGACGACTACGAGGTAGGTGTTCCGAAAGTCGCCGTGACTGACCCTGATGACGGACAGGAAAAGACTTTCGGCGAGACCGGCGGACTCTTCTGTCCTTACCGAGAGCCGGGATTCCAGTATCCGCTGCTTGCGCCGAATGCGCAGCGCAAAGTCGTCAAGCCGGAAACGCTCCAGCGCCGGATGATCTCTGGCGAAAAAGTCGATCTACGCGCACGCGATGATCCTCGACCGCGGCGGTCCCGTATGGAACGACACCATCGTGTGTCATGACCTGATCGTTACGGAACTGACAGCAGAGGAAGTTCTCGGGTTCCTCAACAGAGTCCCGACGCGGCTCTTGCAGAGCTACCGCATCGTGGAATCGGCAATTATCCTGGAGCCGCCCGCTTCGTGGGGGGAAGACTACACGGTTCCGGCATCCGAAGGAGGTGATTGAACCAATGGAAGCCCACAACAACCTACTGGTGCAACTTGGCGGCATCCTGCTCACGCTCGTGGTGACGCTGATCGGCATTTTCAAAGGACTGATCCCGCAGCTTCTTAGCTCATTCGAGAAACGGCTCTCGGACAAAGATACCGTCCTGGCGAAACAGAGCACCGCGCTCGACGAGGTGTGCAGAGAGCGAAAGGAACTGACCGACCGTTTCCTCTGCTCGCTCAAGGAACTCGTCGTGCAGAATTCCACGTCCATGACTGAACTGACGTCCACACTATCGGAGTTCCAGAAAAAGATGGCTGACGACCATGCCGTCCAGCACGAAAACCACAGGGATATTCTCGACCTGCTTCACGATCAGAAAAAACCGAAAGCCCGCGCCACCGTGGGTTCGCGGAAACAATAAATCCGGGCGCCGCCCGAAAAAACAGGAGGTATATCATGCATTTCACAACAGACCAGATCATCCAGATCGTCATCGCTCTGATGCCGGTCATCATCGCCGTCCTCGGCATTGTTTTCAAACTCAACCAGAAGGACCGCGAGGAGCTGGCCCACGCCGCTGACAGCGCGCTCAAACGGCTCGCCGCCGGCGAGATAGATTCCACGCACGCGAAAGAACTCATTCTCGCCACCGGTGTGGTGTCGGAGAAGAAAGTGGACAAGGTACTCGACGCCGTCACTATTTCATTGAAGGACAAGAAGGCACAGATTTACACCGACAAACTCATTCCCGGAGTCGGCGTGACTGTGGACACCGGCGGTGCGGTAAAAATCGAGCCGTCCGGACTGATGAATAAGCTGTCGCACAAGGCCACAAAATGGATTAAGAAAACATTGTGAGCAATGTGGACACAATGCACGAGAAATTAGGCAACGTAAGGAGCGACATATAACCGAAGAACGCCGCTTCAATACCGGGCGGCGTTCTATTATTGTCGCTATCGACGCTTAATGGTAACAAAGACATTTTGAGAGCATTTGGATAACGGAATATCGATGGAATAACATTCATTCAAATCTTCCATCCCTGTTTCCATCAACGTCCATAAGTGGCACGGCCAGACAAGAACGATACAAGAATAACATCAAGTTCCCGAACAGGGCAGAGAAGTAGTGCAGAGCGAATATCAACGTGTTGTTCTGAGAGAGTACGCCGCGGTTGATTATAGCGGTATAAAAATGACAACAAAGGTGAGCATAATATGAATTACAATAATGTTATTATTGGCTATTTAATTCACTTCATTGCAAATATTAAAGTCGGCTTTCGATGCATTTTGTTGTCGTTTTTTCATATTCTTCATGCAATTATACCTATAAAATGGACAAGTCATGATTATTGGGGTTTATGACTTCTCTCGTAAGGTGGCCCGAACCTTTCCATTTTGCTTACCAGTCTTTTCATGTGTGCAAGTTTGAATTTCTGTTTGTATTTAAGCGCCATCTCCTTCATCTCATCAAGTTCAAACTGGGTTAATCCGTTATTCTTATCAGCAAAAATATGCGTTTTATCTTTAAATTCTAAAGGCATTTCTTGATAAATATCAGACCCTATCATGTAATCGAGCATCTTAATGTTAACCTCGTCGAAAGGTGTTTCAATCGCAAAGGCCATAGTCTTCTGAATGGTTTCATGCGTTTCCATTGGTGCTCCAAAAATGAAGTTGCCCACTGTGTATATTCCAATCTTATCCGCATATTCAATTATCCCTTTTGCTTTGTTGGGGTCGTATATTTTTCTATAATATTTTTGAATATTATAATCAACCGATTCCATGCCAAAGCTCATTATTGAAACGGAGGCTTCCTTAGCTAAGTCAAGCATCTCGTAATCTATATGAATCCATGAACTTAGCGCTATTTTAAGAGTTTTTATTCCTTGAACGCTTCTTATCTCATTTAATAATGTTTTTGTCTCGCTTAATATCAGCAGTGAAGTTCTCATCTACAAACCAAATATTTCGTATGCCACATTCTATTAATGATGATAATTCGTTTTTTACGTCGCTGAATTGCAAATGTGCGATATCCCTGAATCCATCCCTTTCTTTGGCAGAAGCTACAGCTACCATTGCATCCTCTTGATGTCTCCATTACCGCTGATGGCGCAAGCGAAGGAGCGTTGTCGATGTCGCCCCCTGTTATCTGATCGTGGGACAAGAGGTACCTTGCAGGCAGAGGCAACATATTCAAATCTTCTATGAGTCCTACATTAATCATTCCACCATTGAACTTATTGACAAGTCCGTCTTTGAAAAGTTGCGGCACATAAATCTCAGGCTCTCCTGTTATGGTTAAATCATATCCAGGGATCGGCCTTGACACGAGGGAGCAGTGTTTCCCGAAAGCAATTATGCAGATGTTAGGCCTTATATTCTTTGTTGTTTTTGCAACTTCCAAAGCATGGTGATAATTTTCAGAACGCTTTAAAGGAAATGAATCAATTTCGACAATAACAGAACATGCTGTAGCAACATAATTCTCGTATTCTTCCGCTGAATATTTGTTGGTTGTGAAATCGATCAGCTTAATATCGTATCCCAATTTCTGCAAACCAGACGCAATGTAAAGCATGGTTAAGGAATATCCAAAGCGGTGGTCTTTGGTTTGTCTCGCTTTTGGATAAACTATTAAAACCAAATCTTTCATGATTATTTGTTTCCTAAAATACTATTCAGCTCTACCAGCGCTCTCACTCCCCATGATGCTCCATCTTCAATTTCATGGAAACGCCAAATACCTTCCTTTAATTGCGTGGTTTCAATCCATTCGAGAGCCTTAATAAAAATATCCTTGTTTACCAAATTCATGTATTTAATGAGTCCGAGTATAGCTATAGAGGTACAGAATATATCGGAACTGACTGGATGGTTTAACCAAGGTGCGAAGCCTCCGTCGCTTCTTTGATTTTGGACGAGCCATTCTACTGTGCGTTTAATAATATCTTCTCTTTTCGGCACATAAGAGTTATGTCCGAATGCCATTAATGTGTACCCAGCCTTATAAGAAATGGAATCTATCTCTGAAAACCACAAATCCTCCAACAAAACGAGACCATCATAAGTGGCAAGGTCAGGGAAGATGGAAAACAAAGTCCCCGTAACGGGTATTCTTGACATGTCACGTTTGCTTCTGCCCCACAATCCAGTCACACTTTTTTGGTTCAATATATACTGCTTTGCAGAAGATATGATTCGTTCATGTTCATGTTTATTATATTGTTGAAGAAGATATGTATTCCATATTGTATCTGGCACAGCAACCCATCCGCCATCTTCTCTTTGCTCATTAACACATCTTTCTATCAGGCTTTCAGGTATATTTCTTAAAGACAGACCAGAATCAATAAGCAAACATGCGGTCTTTGTTATTCTTGACAATTCGAGATTCTTATTCAACATTTCACGGATCATATTACTCAAGGATATTATAGATTTCACAATTGTAGGTCTAAATATGTTTCCTCCCTCTTTGTTCATCATCTTAGTTTCTCCCAATGATGCGTTTTATCCTCGCTGAAGCCCATATCCCTATAAAACATACTCATGTGCCTGATGTTCTTGATTCCAGCAAGCCACATAGATAATCTTTCAACACCAATGCCGAAACAGCAAACAGGTACATTTTCTGATGGCAGCAAATCGGCATACCAGCCAATTTGTTCTTCAAGTTTTAGTGTCTTTATTTTTTTTGCCATAAATGATTTTCTCGTGTCTCTCAAACAGCCCTCTGCAACCTCGCCAACTCCAGGAAGTAAAAGATTAAAGGAGTATTTTTCTTTTTCATTCTTTGAAAGAGCTGCCCATGATGATAATGGTGCGGGGAAATGTGTTACAAATATTGGCCCGCTACTAGCGATTTCCAATTCAAGCTTTCCTAAACCCTTATTTTCTATGCCGTATTCCTTTGCAATATCCCAATAATGTACTCTCCTGAAGTTTGTGCAATGATCTGTCTTTATTATTTCGGCTTTAAGGAGATTAGCCAGAATTATTTTTACAAAATCCTCCGTAAAGTCGAGAAATTCATTAAAACTTATTCCTGCGATACCGACTTCAAGCATATCGAACTCGGACAAGTGCTTAAATGTTTTTGATGCTTCAGCTCTAAACGACTTCTGTAATGAATACACTTTTCCGAGATTGGCCGCACAAATAGTAATATACAGAGCATTGCTTGATGAGAGCCTCGCATCAGAATTAAAGAAGTTTAATGAAAAATGATTCGCTTTTGTTTTGCCTTTATGTAATGTTGGCAATCGTAATTCTATAAATCCTTCTTCACAAAGGTAATTTCTTACAGCGCTTAAAACGTTTGAATATGTCTCGATCTTGCTCAATGAAACTGTATTATGAAAGTATTCGCCTACGGATTCCACAGATATAAGTCTTTGAGCGATAATTTCATTCTCGTGATAAGATACATGACACTTGATATAGTCGCCGATTTTAATGTCTTTTATATCTTCGTATTGAGGTTCAGTTAAAATGTCTTTTCTGAAAATAACATTAAAAGTGTCTCGGCCATACTTAATATCTACAAACACAATACCGCCATGTTTTCTTATCGATAGAACCCGCCCGAATATTTCATCATCTTTCTCAGACATGAACATATTTCCAGTTTATCATGGTACCCTTTGGCGACTTGCATCCCTTAAAGCCAATGCGCTCAGCCAGACTCACGATAGAGCGATTATCAGAAAACGTCTTCATTTCAGCATAGTCGTATAGATTACAAACCGATGAGAGTAACAAGTTGCCATTACCATTCTTCCTATATGATGGTGCGATATAGATTTCTTCAATTAATACGCCGCTATTGTTCCTGTCGCTTTTCCTGATAAATCCCAAAATATCACCCTTAACATTTTCAAGTACAAAAACATTGCGGCCGTTCTTCAGATTGTTTCTAACAACATCCATTTTCTTTTCTATTGCGAGATAATGTTTTTCTACATCCGATATCTCTTTAATGATGTCTAATATCTGTATGCCATCATGGGGCACAGCGGGGCGTATCCAAGTGGATCCTTGAAAGAGTCTTCTAAAATTGGTGGACGCAATATTATTCAGGCTGGATTCTGTCAACCCCATATTCATTATCAAAGCCTTTTCTATTTCATATATATTTTCTCCTTCCTTGTCGAAATAGGGATAATCTGTTGCCCATAATAAATTGTGTTCGCCGATCATTTTAATAAGCTTTTTCAAAACCGCTGGTGCACGTACTGAAGATGTATCAAAGTAAAGATTATCATGATTTCGAGTTACATCAAAAACTGCCTTTGTGTTCCTAATAATGTTGTCTCCTGTAAAAAGAGCTGACCTCATACTATGCGCGAGAATAATTTTCAATTTGGGATGGTTTGAGGTTATGTATTTTACTTTTTCTATCCATTCGTTCATATGGGCATGAATGAGAACCACTTTATTGTTTTGCTGAAGTAAATCGTACAAATCAGGGGTTGATGTAATACCATGTTTCATCAAATAAAAATGCTCTTTTATACCGGCGATTGTATCAATGTATTGCGCAACATTTTGAACGGTGTCTGGAAGAAAAAGTGGAATGATGAGATCAGATGCCTTTTTGTAACATTTTAACATGTACCGATTGTGGTCACTTACTTTTATCTCCGAGAAAGGGAAAGGAAAGGCAAGACATTTTGAAATACCATTCCTCTCAGCAACTCTTCGATAATTTTGTATTGTGTTTTTCTGCGCTATGGAATAAGCGACAAGGTCACTATTTTCGCAGTCGACACTTTTTAGGGTTTTGTCACCAAGGTGTACGTGAGAGTCAAAAAATAGCATGCCGTGTTCCTTTCACATTTAATGTGCGTAGCACAACCAAACAAAGAGCATTAAATCGAACCCACCCATCATGGAGGGGGGATCAAAGAGATCTCCCCTCCAAAAGCATGATGGATGCTGCATTGCAGATATGTTTTAGTTGCAATTACAGTTCGTGCAACCAAAACACCATTTGCCCTTGCAGAACTCTTCCCAAATGTCCTCCGCGAACTCCACACCACCAAGTTCCTTAAACACCGGGGCTTCGTATTTTTCCATGTTTCACCTCCCTATAAATGTATTAGATTTGAGCATCCTTTTCAAAAAGAATCTTCTTATCGACCCATACCCTCAATAGTGAAAACAGATCGGAGGAGAGCTGATCTGGAGAAATATCAAAACGTTTTTGGAGAACGGCGACAACTTCAGACAAGCGCCGTTTGCCATCAAACGTCTCTATCATTGCATAAGATGAGGCGTTTAGTTTAAAGACTTTTCCATCAGCGATATTGAAGATGAAGAAATCTGACTCCCCATCTTTTCCACGGTATAATAAATATTCCGAAGAAAGTGAAAATACCGCATTTTCATTGAGTTCGAAGTTTTGCATAGATCATACCTGTTTCCAGCAGTGCGGGTCCCTTTCCAAATAGTCACCTGTTTTTGCAAAAGCTGCCGCCCTGCATCCTCCGCAAATATGGGCTTCGGAACAATTTAGACATCCTGCCTTCAGTCTGTTTTTTCTTCTAATGTCCCAAAGGATAGGCGATTGATACCATATCTTAAATAGTCCATCATTACATATGTTTCCTATCGGTATTGGGATTCTCCTGCAGGGCAAAACCGTACCGTCATGAAGTATTGTAAGAGAAGAAAAACCCACTGGGCAAAAACCACCGGAAGATTTGTCAACCAAATGCCAAAGTGGCCTTGAGGTTCTGACTTTAAGGGGTAAATTCTTTTCAATGAGTTTTTTCTTCATCTCAATAACACTGGCATACGCTTCTCGCACTTCTTCAGCAGAAAGATCAAGCGCTTGATCGTTGGTATTTCCGATAGGAATATAGCGCTCGACAGTTATGGCATCTACATTATTGTCTGCGGCAAATTGTATAATCGGAGCGGCATGAAGGCGGTTCTTTTTGTTAAGAGTAAACATTATCGCTGTTGAAATGTTCGCATTTGTTAGATGGTGAAGTCCTGAAAGGGCTTTCGAATAAGCCCCTATCCCTCTTACAACATCATGAACATCTGCGGTGGCGCCATCAAAAGATATCTGCACTTCTTTAAGCTTTGAATATTTCCTCAGCCTGGCTGCGGTTTCCTTGTCGATAAGGGAACCGTTCGTCAATATACCAACCCAGTAAAAACACGGATCGGCTTCTAACTTCTCAAGCAAATAAAACAACCTGTCTTTATAGAGGAATGGTTCACCACCCGTAAGCGAAACACGAGCACTTCGTTTCCACGTTGAAACTGCCGTGCTAATCTGAGAATAAACTGAGTCTAACAAAGCAATGCTGGGTTTTTCATTTGAGTAATTGTCTTGATAGCAATGTTGGCATTTAAAATTGCAGGCCTCAAGAAAATGCCATTGAAAATATATTCCAGAGCTGGCTAGTGGATCACGTACATCTTGAAGGCAGCTGTCTGGTTGAAATGAATCTCTCGACATCTTTTCCATCTTCTCCGATGCTTTTTTACAATCCGTCTCGATTGAGCGAAACCTTGATCAGCAATACCAACAAACTTGATAATATATATAGCAATAAACGTGCCAACGCTAACCAAGATTTTGATTTGTCTGCTTATGTTTGTTTAGGTAACGGGGCACAGATTCCAAAAACGCCTTTTGTTACTGGGCAATATCAATAAAATATAGAATGGGTTTGTCTATAATAAATGCATTCCTGTAGAAACAATAACTTATAAAAACTTGACATTGGCTATATCAGGATATAGAAAGACTATATAGGAGTCTATGTTCCGTGGACGATTGGAAGATGCTGGCCACAAAATGGGGGAGGTAGCCGTTATGCGAAGAGCTGTCTTTTGTCTAATTGGGGAATTTAGCGATCAGGTGCCAAGGAATTCTGATTTATGGGAAAGATTTCGCCCCACAGTCGCCATAGGTACGCAAAAGAACATTGAATTCACATATATGCTGATTGTTTACCAATCACAAAGGCCCGATCATGTATCACTGTTAAAGACACTATGCGATGATATTGCCCAAATTAGAGACGAGTCTGGATCGCCATCCCTTAAAATAATAGAAGTGCCCGTGGAGTTTCCCGACATTCATGATTTTGCCACTACATATACAGTCGTTCTTAAAGGATTGAAGGAATTTCTTCCCGAAGATTGTGAAGAAGTATATTTACACATGAATACAGGATTTCATACTATGCAATTTGCAATGTACACGATTGCAGAGCAGAGACTGTTGCCACAACCAATATTTCTTGTACAGACCATTCCTGGAGAGGGTGAGAGGATAAGCAATAAGGAATCAAACACAATATGTAGTGTTGCCAGAATACTCGATCTATCGTGGGTAAAATACCCAGAGATAAAAACCGATGTTGAAAAAAGAAAGTATCCCTTCCAAACAAAGTGGGATGCTACTATACCAGAAAATCAGAAACTCCGAATTTTGTACGAAAATATGATGTTGATTGGGGGGAAAACTGTCGATCCTTTGATTCTTCTTGGTCCCACGGGGTCGGGTAAAACGTTTATTGCTAGGATTATTCATGAGCAGTGGTGTTTTATTATAAGACAGGCTAATTACGATGAAAGCAACAACGCCCCACCTTTTATGGAATTCAACTGTGCGGGATTATCAAGGGAATTAGCATATTCTCAACTATTTGGGCACAAAAAGGGCGCATTTACAGGGGCTCATGCAGATCAGTCTGGTCTTTTTGAACAAGCTGACCGCGGAACTCTGTTTCTCGATGAGATAACAGAACTTGATCTACAAACTCAAGCCATGCTATTGAAGGTTATCGATGACGGAAAATATTTTCGATTGGGAGATTCTCGCAAAATACCACTAAAGGCAAACGTGAGAATCATTTGTGCAACAAACAAAAACCTCGAACAAATGGTACACGCGGGTGCATTCAGGGAGGATCTCTATGCCCGTTTACGAGCATGGGTGTTCAGACTTCCAAGCATAAGAGAAAGGTTGGAAGATATTGAACGCTTGATAAATGAATTCTTAGGAACCTGGAGAAAAGAAAAAGCATATGAGTTCAGATCGAAGATCGATTTTGAACCGCTCGCAAAAAAACGATACATTGATTTTTCTTGTAGCGAACAGGCACTATGGATAGGGAATCTTAGAGATTTGCGACTATCAATTTATCGGATGGCAACTCTGGCCAGTCTTCGTAGCGATGGAAGTTATAGTATGATCAATATGGATATTGTTGAAGAGGAGATCGAAAGGTTGAAAGACATTTGGCAAAGAAATTTTGATGATGATATTGACGATACGAATTTGTATCGCACATTGACAAAAAGAGTTAAGAACCAATACCCAGATAAATCAATCGTTATAGGGACGGAGCTGTTTTTGCGAGATATTTGCTTGGGAGAACTGAGAAAAATGGGATGGCGCGGTACTTTAGCCGAGGCTTATCGACGCATCTATTCTACCGAATCATGTAATATAAAAAATCCTACAGACCAATGGAAAAAGCGTGGCAATGCAATATCGGAGCCCGGCAACGCGGTATAGCATAAAAATATTTTCATTCAAAGCGGTTTCCAGCTCCAGTATTTTGTTGTTTTCGACCGTTTCAGGCTCCAGAACGCAAGAACGCCACAATGTTCATTGCGATCATATATGGTATAATTCACACAGTGGATCTGTGATAGGAGATGGCGGCGCTGAAAAACAAAAATTATTCTCATAATCGAACTCGACTTCTTCTTATTAGAATCTCCTTACTGCTATTTTTGTTTGCGCCCGCCTTTGCGCTGATAACGTTCAAGGGGGACGCAAATACTCCACAGCTCGTAATGAGCGTTATTGATGTGGGGCAAGGCGATTCCATTCTCGTTGAATTTCCCAACGGGCAGGATATGTTGGTCGACGCTGGTCCACGAAGCGCCGGGCCGACTGTAGTGGATTATCTTCAAAAAAGAAACATCTCAAGAATCAACATTCTGGTGGCGACGCACCCGCACGAGGATCACATCGGCGGGATGATGAATGTTCTGGACACGTTCCCGGTGGATAAGGCTTGGGACTCTGGGTACTCTCATGGATCGAAAACACAGGAGAACTTTCTTCAGGCGATAAAAGATAAAGGCATCAGATTTGGAATGCCCAAGGCCGGGTTCTCCCAGCAGGTCGGAGATGCGAAAATAGAAGTGCTGGCCCCGGTACGCGCTCTTTCCGGCACGAACAGCGACGCGAACAATAACAGTGTCGTGATTCGCATATCCTATCAGCAAACCAGTTTTCTATTGACCGGCGACATGGAAAGCGAGGAGCGTTCGACCATCTCGTCATGGCCGAAAACAACAGTCTTAAAGGTTGCGCATCACGGGTCCAGAAACGGCACGGACAGATATTTTCTTTCCTCGTTATCGTCTAAGATGGCTGTCATATCGTGCGCCCAGGGAAACAGCTATGGACACCCCCACTCATCAACGATATCCGCGCTCATGAACGCCGGTATCAAAATCTATGACACAGAAGATGTCGGCACCGTTGTTCTTTCATCGGACGGGAAAACCGTTAACGTGAAAACACTCGGAGCGTCCTCTCACTCGTCATCATACGGGCCGTCGGGAAACAACAAGAGCAAGGAACAGCCGTCTCCAGGCGGCGCGGGAAACTACATCGGAAACAAGAACAGCAAAATATTTCATCGCCAGAGTTGCAGTTCGCTTCCAGCGGAAAAGAACCGTGTGTATTTCAACACACGGGATGAGGCGATTTCACAGGGGTATCGGCCATGCAAAAGATGCAATCCATAAAAGGATTCGTAGACAGAATTGAAGAAACCACGGCGGTCGTCCTCCTCGGCGACGACGAGTCTGTGAAAGTTAATATCCCCGTTTCCTGGCTCCCAAAGGGTATCAAGGAAGGCACGGTCATCAATTTTGGTGTGTCGGTGGATGAAGACGCCATCAACGCCGGAAAAGGCCGAGTGCAATCTCTGCTCGATTCCATGTCCAACGAGCCCTGAATCCTGCGGTCTTTACCCGCTTTCCCACCCATATTTTATCCTAACATTGAACAGACGGATTTCGGCGTATACGGCGTACTTTAACGCCCGTATTTGTACTGTTTTTAGTCCTCCAGATATGCTAATATGGGCTATAATAGCGTTTAAGATTGCAATGCTTTAATATTCTCATTATTTTAACATTATTCTTAATATATTGGCTTGACTTAACCCGCCCCCTGCTCCAATATGTGTGTAGATTTAAAAAGCCCTGCAATCAAAGGCTTTTTCACGGAAACGGAGGCGGAAGACGATGGATTTGAAAGACATCAGATTCGGGATCGAGATCGAGACGGTAAGACAGACGCGGGAAAAGGTTGCGCGGGCCATCCAATCGGTGGTCGGCGGCACGGTGCTGCACACCGGAATGCCGCAATGCCACGACCCATGGGAGGTCACCGACGACCGCGGCCGCAAATGGAAAGTGGTGGCCGACGGGTCGCTCACCAACGTGGATGCAAAGTATCGGGCTGAAATCGTAAGCCCGATACTTGTTTACGGGGACATCGACCAGCTCCAGGAAGTGGTTCGGGCGGTCCGCGCGGCCGGAGCGCACACGAGCAGCCAGTGTGGCATCCACGTCCACCTCGACGCGGATTCCTTCACCGCGAAATCCCTCGTCAACCTCGCAAAAATCGTCAACAAACAGGAAGACCTCATCGTAAAGGCCCTCGACGTAAACGAGCGGCGGTTGACCTCTTACGCGAAAAAGGTGAGCGGCGAGTTCATCGAGAAGATTGAAAAACGCAAACCGAAATCAAAAGACGAACTCAACAAGCTCTGGTACGGCTACCAGAATCAAAGCCCGACGCACTACGATTCGACCCGCTACCGGGGATTAAACCTTCACAACGTGTGGTATCGCGGGACGGTCGAGTTCCGCTATTTCAACGGAACGCTCCACGCCGGAAAAATCAAATCATACATTCAGTTCTGTCTCGCGCTCGGCGCAAAAGCCATCAACAGCAACGCGGCGAGCAGCCGCAAACGCGACCTGAATCCAATAAACAGCAAATACGATTTCCGGGTGTTCCTGCTCGGGCTCGGACTCATCGGCGACGAGTTCAAGACGGCACGGCAGCACCTGCTCGCAAACCTCGAGGGCGACAGCGCATTCAAGAACGGACGTCCACAAACAGAACAGGTGGCATGACGGAGGGCACGAAATGAAAATCAGAGTGAAGTTCGGAAAGAACCCGTACAGCAACAGATTTGTCTGTGGACACTGCCAGGAGCCGTTCGAGCGCGGCGGATTCTTTATTCGGCTCGAGCATGGCGGACAGGTCGTCGACATACCGGTCTGTCCGCGATGCTGGGAATCGGGCGATCTCCTCGAAGGAATGATCGACCTGAGCGTCCATAATGCGTCACATCCGATTGGGTTGGCGTAAATTGCGAAAGGAGGCGGTTGCAATGCGTATCGAACTGCGGGGCGGCGAGAAATTCAGCGGGTCGCCGATGAAAATCGTTACCCAGATGAAAGGCTCGACGATGTTTTCGGACGTGAAGACCATCCGTGAATACGTGGACATGGTGCTTCGCAACGCGAAGATGGTGGAGAACGTCGAACTGACGGTGAAGGGAAACACGGACGAGGAACTCGCGCGGTCGCTCGTTTCCGAGTTGATCGAGCGCGGTCTTGCGAAGGAGGTATAGGCATGGACGACGATCCCATCGGAAAAATCGACCGTTTCATCACCGAGGAAAATTGCTACATGGTGATGGGACAGTTCCGGCGACTTGGTGTCCTGACGAAAGCGGACGTTCACAAAGCCATGGGCATGAACCGGGTTGCGTGGATTAATTTCATGAAGGAGAAAGTCGGAATCCCCGGGCCGGAAATCAAAGCGAAAGGAGAACGGAATGTCGAATAAGAAAAAGCGGAACGCGCCGCATGATGACGCACCGCGATATGCGGGACTGAATCCGATAATTGTCATCAATGAGCCCGAAGAATCGCTTTACGTGATTGCGGATTTCTCACTTCCGAGCACTCTACGCATGCGCCGCATCATGTCTAAGAAATTAGCAAACGGAAATATCGATGCCGTTATATATGAAGGGATTGTCGGTCCGGACAGAACATGCAAAAAGAAATTCAACCTTCTGTACATGAATGATGTGCCGAAAGAGAAGTTCTGGAATGCGGTAAAGGCTCTCCAATTTCTATATCAGGCCGCAGGCGGCATCAGTGAAATCAGAAACTACGAAGGGAAAAACATGCGCCAGGCGGCTAATTTGATGCGCCAGCTTGATAACGCTCAGGTTTGGATGGAGCCGAAAGAAAAAGAACATAACCTTTGATGGAGTGGCAAAAATGTGTGGATTGACAGGTGTCTTGATTGGCAACAAACGCCGCCGTAAAACGGAACTCGAAGAAATCGGTTGCATCTTTACCGAGCTTCTTTTGCTGAATCAGTCTCGCGGAAAAGACGCCGCCGGTCTCGCGATGATTCGGCGCGACGGCACGTACTCGCTTTGCAAGCGACCGGGACCTGCGGCGAAACTGGTGAACGAAGACAAATATGCTGAAGTCCTCGGGCGGCTCGACAACGGGACGACCTGCATCCTCGGGCACACCCGCTGGAAGACGCGCGGCACGGAAGCGAACAGCTTGAACAACCAGCCGATCCGCGCCGGCGCGGTCATCGGGACACACAACGGGACGATTCTCAACGCGGACCGGCTTTTCAAAAGATACCGGCTGCGCCGTACCGCCGAGACCGACAGCGAGTTCATCTTCCGGCTTGCGGACAAAAAGGAAAGCATCGAGGACTTCACGGTTTGCGTCAGGGACGTCCGTGGCGGTATGTCCGCCGTTTTCTCGCGCACATCGGCACCTGATACGGTTCTGGCAATCAAGGGCAACAAGCCGCTGACGCTGTGGTATCACAAAGGTTTCCGGGCCATGTTCTACTCGTCCGAGGAATGGCCACTCATGCGGGTCATCGGGGAAAGCCGGGACGCCATCCCGCTGGAAGTCGCGCCGTACACGTTATCGGCATTCAACGTCGGTGACCTGATGGACTTCCGCCAGTGCGACCTCTATTTCAAAGGAAGGATGAGGAATTATTCATCATGGGGATACGACATATTTTCGTCTACGGAACTTTGATGCGAGGCATGTCGAATCACGACCGATTCTGCAAGGACGTTCTAACCATCGAGCCCGCTGTCACAACCGGTCGGCTTTACCATCTTCCTTATGGATTCCCTGCGATGTTCGACGCGCCGGTCGGACAGGTTTTCGGAGAGGTCATGACCTTCCCTGATATCCGAAAAACGCTCGAACACCTCGACCATCTGGAGGGATATCGTCCGGGCGGCGGTCGAAGTCACTATATCAGAATTGAGAAAACCGCGACAATTCTGAACGGCGGGGGTATGGTGTCCGCTTGGGTTTATGTGTATCCAAAAGACAGGCTGCGACTCGATTTCAAACGAGTCACAGATGGGTGCTGGGGTGACTTTGTTTTCACATAGAAGGTCTAAGCTTCTTAAAAGGGATCAATCGATGATGTCGCTAATTAACGTGTCAAAACGAACAAAGAATTCCTTTGGACCGCTGGTAATCTTAAAAGAATTTGTGAGAACTTCTGGTACCGGTACGAAGATACGCCTCTTTGTGATCAATGTAGTCGTAGCAAACATATCGCCCCCAATCATTCCATCTTCAATTGGAGAGCGAAGCTCAATATCGTAATATAAGCTGATCCGACCAGTACTCTCGGTAAAAATATACACAACTCTGTGTCCACCCCAAATAATGCGCGTCGTGTGTGGTATGCGAAAAAAATCGGCTTCAGTTCTCATTAGTTTGTCAGACAATCCAAGAAGCATCTTGAAGTTGTTCAGTTGTGGATATGATTCTTCTGTTGTAAGAATCTTCATGTCCGAATCTATCTCGTCCCTAACAATCGGCGGACTTGGGGCATATTCCACCCCTTCTGCGGGAGGTTGCACTGCTGGCGACTGGACTACGTCTAATACAACACTTTCGATTGTTCCTACTTGGTCACGCGACACGGTTTGATTTTGTGGTGTTGTTGTTGCACGCGCAGTTCTTAATACTTCCGTTAGTGTAACCGAGCCTAATAAGTATTCGCCGAGAACACTCTTGAATTCACCCTGATCGGCTTCTTCGTAGCGATATAACTCCCGATTTCGTTCTAACAATTTTTTTAGGGCGTCGACACCGTCACGTGTAGAAGATGGAACATACTGTTGGACACGCTGGTAGATATTTGTGCGCACGAAATCTTTCATGAAAGAACCAAATATATTCCATTCTTTTTTATAGCATTCAATTAATGGTGGCAATAGTGGACTTGACCTGTCGATGTATAAGATCAAATGACCATCTGTATTTTTTGGCAGTACTGTCACACCATGCGAGATATCGGAAAATATCGCCTCTACATTAGGAATCAGGTAGTCGTCACGCAAAATTGAAGCGACGCGCACAATTACAGCAGCCTCACCATAGTCAAGTTCAGTCCCCTTGTACTCTCGAGTTACTTGCGCCGAATCCGGCACCTGTGGCATCATGAGTATATTTGTCAAATAGTGCAATTGAACAGTGCGACGTGGTTGTGCTTGAGCCACATGAAACAGATAAGCTGTCTCACTAGCAAACGTTTCTAATATATGCCTATCCTGCCCCATGTAATAATGAGTTATTACGTCGCCAATACGGGATGCAATTTGACCTAGAGGCACACCAATATCATCAGGGAGCATTCTGGCTGTTACATTATATGCGAGATCATATTTATTGTGGGCTCGCATCCAATCCAAGAAGCTATTGTTCTTATCTGCGTGCTCAGTAGGTGCTAACAATTCGCTAACAGCACGTTCGGCAAGCTGAATAAGACGAGTTACCTGGTCAATGCTGTCCCTGTTTACTGCTTCTCGGCCTGCTGTTGGCTGCAAGAATGACAGGTTGGCAATGCCACCAAACTGAAAGTGGCCTGCTGCCGGGATTGGGGCTAATCCGAATAACGACCTGTATCCCATCAACTGTCCTCCGGCCTGTACCAAAATCATGCTGCCTTCGATTGCGACATCCCCCAATTTCACATTTGAAACACTGATAAGCACTTGTCCATTTTGATCCGCTTCTGCTTTGAATGATGCGGCAAACAGATTGTCAGCTAATTCCATATTACCAAGTTCAGTGAATGATCTGCCAGAAAGAGGCAATCTACTTTCAAGGGTTGCTCCACTTATGCATATGTCATTTAGAAAAACTGGCACAGGAAGTATGCTTACATATGGATCAAGATAACTTTTTGCCTGTTCTATTGATATGCGATGTTGTGGGTCAAGACATGCTGTTACACATGTGCCTATCGGCTGACTATCAGAAATGCGTTCGAGCGAAATGCATTCTTCTGCTATCTTCAACGTATCTCGATCTGCAATACTTACGAGTGTATCAGAACTATCCTCTGTACGGGTCTGGACAGTAAGTCTACTACACACTCCAAAGTTTGCCATTGCACCAATACCAAATGTTCCGACAACGCCTGCATGTCTTGCTTCTTCAGACTGCTTGCCACTGGAGCCTGCCTTCCAGAAATTCCCCCTTAATACTTCCTCATTCATTCCTATTCCATTGTCTCGGATTGAAATGATATCGCCGTTAATTGTGACGTCGATTCGCCCTTCACTTAAAGAACAATTAGCAGGAATCAGTCGCATTCGAATTGCGTCATATGCATTTTGCAGGTTCTCGCGTAAGAGTGCCATTGGAGAATCATATATTTCGCGAGCAAGGATTTGCAGTATCCTTGTGGTTTCGACTTGGAAGACAATACCACTGTTCATCGTATCCGCCTTTCTTGCATTCTCCGCACAATATCGCGGATGCTCGCATCACTACTGCTCTTAATAAAATCAAGGCTCATAAATGATGATACTTGTTCCGGGGTTCCGACCTCAATCATTGCTCCCCCAATCATTACTGCCTCGGCAGGTGTGGTTGGTGGCCATAACATGTCAATTGTCTCGTTATAATCTCCAAGTTCGAATAGGGCTTTAGTTATCATGGGCCGTGCAAGTGGCACGTAAGCAATGGTTTGCAGGATATGAAGAGCCATGTCCCATTGGTGTAAACCTATATGTTTTTCCGCTTGTTCGAGTGCGAGTGAAATATCCAAAGCTTGTGATCGGGTTGTGTTTGGCGGACAAATCTTGAAATCCATATAAGACATGTTCGTTTCGTTAAACTGGCCTGGCCCCCAAATAGGTAGATCAAAATCATTATTAACCATCTTGCGTTGATGAACTCTTCCCTCCCAACTTTCAGTGTCGATCTCGATAATGTTATAGCATCTTGGATTCCCCGGAGCGAGACCATGTGGACCCGAGCACAAAGTTCCAGTTCCAATTACCGTTATTTTTCTTCCGCTCGTTCCAATGCGATTGCGCTCATCAATACAATAAGACTTATGTTGATGACCATGAAGTCCAATAGACACGTCAGCATCAACCAAAACCTGTAAAATATCCATTCCCAAATAATCGTCCTCATATGGCATACCAGACAAGCTGTGGTGCCATGTAGATACTATCAAGTGACCAGTATGATGCGGCTCTCTAAACAAAGGAAGCGCTTCTGCAATACAAGATGGATGAAAAGCTGCAACACGACGAAGGGGATCGTTATTAAAGCAACTATTCAACATAAGCACGCTCAGTTGCAATTCTGGGAAGGTGAAGACATCAAACTGTTTTTTCGGGTCAATCGAAAATGTCCGATGATTCTGATAGAATCGCCTGTAAGTTTCAGCAAAGCCAGAAAGTCGTTGATTATAGGCATCTTCGTTCTCAATACGAAAGAAACACAGTTCATCCCAAGACCATCGCAATTTTGATTTGGGCTTAAACAATTCTTTAACAAGTTCTTGTTTCTCGCGAACATCGTTGGGAATATCAATTTTAGAGGTGCTTCTCATTACGGCGTCATAACATACATCGTGGTTGCCTGGAACAAGAATAACTTTCGCTCTGTTTCCTCCAAAGCACTGATCAGTTAATCTTTCTAAAAAATCCTCAGCTTGATTGTACTGACGTATTAGCTCATCTGAGGGATTAGAGGAATCTGGGCGTACACCGTAGATGAGGTCTCCACTCACTATGCAGACAACAGGTATTTCGATACATGGTTTTTGACCATCATATCTTCTTATATCCTTTGCGATAGACTCAACGAGAACGGTATTACAGATCTCGTTCTCAATATCTCGGTGAAGATCAGATATATGAAGTATTGCGTACCGCAATTAGATCTCCTGTTTTTTCTCGGTTGTCAGCACATTGAATTTCTCTCTATCGATACATGTCATTTAATACGATAATAATGGCAACCGTTTACATTTAATTCTATAGGATCACAAATTGACGAGCAATAGACTGTCGCATCTAAGTCGGAAAATTCAAAAAGACAAATCAATCGACTGGGGTTGCTCATTGCCATCCCATTCACCCATCAAAGAAAGGAAATGCGACATATGCGAAAGGGAGCCATATCGGACAGGGATCAAGTTGGTTTCTTCTTTTCCTTCTCCCGTATGTCCCACCTATGAAGGGTATTGAAATACCCGGAGACGTTTTCAATCATTTGCCGGGCATCCTCCCTTGTGAATTTCTTGCCCGTTTTTTTCTCCCAGAAATCAATGGTCTCCTGGATAAAATCATTGTCCACATTCACATTAGATGCCGTCGGCACTTTTTTTGTTTTTGACACAGGCTTCGCCTGATTGGTAACAGGCGCCTTCTTCTTTTCATCCCCATTTTGAGGAACCACCACGGCATTTTCGGCCGCTTCCTGCTCTTTGAGCTTTTTCATCGCCTCGCGATCCAAGTCCCTAAGGATGCATTCAGCCATGATGTCGATAACCCGCTTCTTGCGCTCTTCGTAATCTTCCGTGGGCACGTAGACGATTTCCACTTTCAAATCACCCGGCCTGTATTTGTTCCTGTGGCGGTGGGGTTTGGTCGTGGCGGTTTCTGGCGAAGCTTCTGATCCAGTGTCCGAGGGCCGGACATCTTGCGTCACATCGGAAACCGTGGAATCAGATGTTGAATCATCTTTTTTTTTATTTTTCGGGGCTGCGACGGTTGAGTCTGATGGCAATTTTTCAGGGATTTTTGCTTTACAGTCCGAGAGGACATCGCGAGAGTTGTTAACTGCTGATTTTTCACTAATGAAATCGGTTTGGTTCGAGTCCGGCCCGGGGAGTTCTTCGAACGAGTCAAACTCTAAAACAGACAATTAGGGTGGCTCGGTTGAAAACGAAAGTTTAACGCGTGCACGATTGCAAAATGCTAAAAAACCTTTTGTTAATCGGCTTCATTGCAAACTGCGTTATTGTTATTGCGCAACCGCCTTCTTTTCAAAACTCCTATTTAGCTCGCTCTTGTCAGTTCGTGAATTTCTGTTTTTCAACGACCAAGCACTCTCAAACTCTAAAAATCTGAAAGAGAAAAATACCCGCTGGTTAACAGCCCGTGTTAACAGAAACGAGACTTTCTCATCTTTCACATTAAATCAAAACAGTCCATCCTCTGAGCCAACGGGCGAAAATTATTGTTTTTCCGATTTCTTACAGAATGTGACGAAAACATTTTACTCAAGGTTTTCTCCTGTCGCACCCAGAGGCTTATCATAATAAACGACAACGATAAAAAGCCAGAAGAGAAATCTTCCTCACAAAAACAATATTACATGAGAACACAAGAGGAAACTGTTTCACCGTCTCTTTCTATGCCGCCCATTCGCGCGGCGATTTACGCACGCATGTCCACTGAACATCAGCAATACTCCATAGATAATCAAGTGGATGAAATCCGCAAGTATGCCTCCAATCAAAACATGGAGATAGTGCGTATCTTTAAGGATGAAGGAAAGAGCGGTCTTACTCTCAATGGTCGTCCGGCAATGAAACAGCTTATAGATATAGCGAGAAGCGGCACTGCGGATTTTAGTATAATTCTGGTTTACGATGTCAGCCGATGGGGCAGATTCCAGAATCCAGAAGAAGGGGGATACTACGAATTCATTTGTTTCAAGGCCGGAATCGGAGTAATTTATTGCGCAGAGGACTTCAAAAATGACGGCACAATGGCTTCCGGGTTGCAAAAATTTCTTAAAAGATACATAGCAGGCAATCAAAGCGACATACTTTCAATGAAGGTTTTTATAGGTCAATGCAGGCTGATTAACCTTGGTTACCGCCAAGGCGGCCATGCGGGTTTTGGATTGCGCCGGATGCTAATCGATCATAATGGTGCCCCGAAAGGGGTTCTCAAGTATGGTGAGATGAAAAGCATCCAGACTGACCGTGTGATTCTTATTCCTGGCCCGGACGAGGAAGTGAAACTCGTTCGCTGGATATACGAGCAATTCGTTGATCATGGAAAACACGAACGCGATATTGCCGAGATGCTAAATGTAAAGGGAGTAATAACTGATCTTGGCCGTCCCTGGAACAACAGTACTGTTCGTCAAGTTCTCATAAATGAGAAATACATTGGCAACAACGTATTCAACAGGGTAAGTTTCAAACTCAAAAAGATGCGTGTGAAAAATCCCAGCGACCTGTGGGTTCGCGCTGATGGCGTTTTCGAGGCGATTGTCGATCCGGATAAATTTATCAGGGCACAGGAAATTTTCAATGAACGCACAAAAAAGTATTCCAACGATGAGATGATTGATATGCTCAAAGCCCTTTATAAAAAGAAGGGCTGGCTTTCCGCTATTATTATTGACGAATGCGAAGACATGCCTTCCAGTGCTGTGTACAGAAATCGTTTCGGTGGTTTAATCAGGGCATATCGACTGGTGGGATATGTTCCCGACGCTGATTACTCCTATCTTGAGATCAACGCTCGTATAAGAGAGATGTATCCACAGATCGTAGAAGAAGTGATCGCTAAACTTCAGGAGCAAGGTGGAACCATTGAGTACGCTGAGGAAACCGGTCTGATCAAAGTGAACGGCGAATTCACCGCACTTGTAATAATTTCCCGTTGCCATTTCACAGGCGCCGGGGCTTTGCGATGGAACATACGATTGAATCCGACCCTGACCCCGGACGTCACTATTGCGGTACGGCTTGATTACTTGAACAAGGCGCCCCTCGATTATTATCTCCTTCCCTCACTTGATATCACGGTGGATAAACTCAGACTGGCCGAACAGAACGGCATATATCTTGATGTGTACAGGTTTGAAAATCTGGATTTCTTTTACAGCCTGGCTCGCCGTGTGAAGATCGGAGTTGCGATATGAGCAAACAGTTGAAAGTACAGATGATCCCCATCAATAAGATCAACATCCTGAGTCCGCGAGTTCGTAACAGGAAGAAGTTCCTTGAGATTATCAACAATATCTCAATCATCGGGTTGAAACGCCCGATCACCATCAGTCGCCGGATCGAAAACAAAGATGACGACATGTATGATCTCTGTTTTGGCCAGGGCCGGATTGAGGCCTATATTGCCCTGGAACAAGATCTAATTCCCGCGATTGTCATCGAGGTTCCCCGAAAACAGCGGCTTACCATGAGCCTCGTTGAAAACCTCGCGCGGCGCAACCCGCAGATGATTGAATTGTACAAACACATTGGTTTCTTGAGAGACGAGAGAAAACACTCAAACGCTGAGATCGCGCGGAAGATTGATATGGACCCCTCGCTGGTCGGCGGGATATTACGATTGCTGGATCATGGCGAGGAACGGCTTCTCATGGCAGTGGACAAAGGTATCATCCCAATCAGTATCGCCATGGACATCGCTGGACTTTCCGATGCGGATGCGCAGAAAGCCCTGACGGAAGCATATGAGAAGGGTTTGCTGAAAGGCCAGTCAATTATCAAAGCGCGAAACATAATCAAACAACGGGAGACCATCGGGAGAGACCAGAGAGGCCCGCGGAGAAAACCGAAAAAAGGCCCAACGGCTGATTCCGTCGTTCGCGCATACAAAAAGGAAGTGAAGCGACAGAAACAGATGGTGAAAAAAGCAAAGCTGTGTGAAATGAAATTGTATTTTGTTGTCAACGCGATGAAACAACTCCAGCAGGATGAGAAATTCGTCAGCCTTCTTCGGGCGGAACATATTGACACTTTTCCGCAAAACCTGGATGACCTTGCCAGAGGATCGGCTGTATGAGCAATGACAAGGTTAAAATCGGTTTCGAGCTCAATGGGATTGAAATTCCCATTGAAAATATTCTGCCTATCAAGATCATCAGCGATTCTGTAAGGAAAAGCCTGAAATACGCCCGCATAGAAACATCCATAAAGGAAATGGGAATAATCGATCCGCCGGTTGTCTTCCCGGAGAAAAGAGAAAAAAAGAAACCGCAACAATACCTGCTGCTCGACGGACATATCAGGGTTGAGATTCTGAAAAAGCTTGGACACAAAACAGTCTACTGCCTTGTATCAACTGAGGATGAACCTTACACGTATAATCATAAGGTCAATCGGCTCACGTCAATTCAGGAACATACCATGCTTTTGAAGTCCATAGAGGGTGGCGTCACCGAGGAAGACCTCGCAAAAGCTCTTGATGTGAATATCGGGGTGATAAGGAAAAAGCGCGACATGCTCGACGGGATATGCCAGGAGGCCGTCGAGTTACTGAAAGACAAAGAGATTTATCCGGAATCACTGAGGCTCATGAAGAAAGTGAAGCCCATCCGCCAGATCGAGATGGCGGAATTGATGAACTCCATCCAGAATTATTCGAAGACCTACGTAAAGGCGCTGATCGTCGCCACGCGGAAAGCCTTTTTCATAGACGAAGGAAAAACGAAACAAATGATGGGAATCACTCCTGAAGCCCTGGCGCAGATGGAAAAAGAGATGGAGTCTGTCGAAAAGGATTTCAAGTTGATCGAAGAATCATTCGGGAGAAACATGATGCACTTGATGCTCGCCAACGGATATCTCGACAAGTTGCTTGAAAACGGTCGGGTCGTCCGGTTCCTCGCATCCAATTACAACGGCATGCTTGTGGAATTACAGAAAATTATCGATACGACGTCACTTGAGACATAGGAACCATTTATTCGTAGGAACTGTTTTCAAGAGGTTCATCACTCGCATCTATCACCGATGAACTGAAGTGAATTTTGAAATAGCGGCGGAATGCTTCGTAAGACCTGTCCTCGGGCCAGAACTTTTCATCTTTTACCCATGCATACAGTTCGTGTTCAAAAAGATCGGGATAGTGCAGTTTGAGCCATTCATCCAGATCGGCGTCCATCTCCGGGATCAGGTATGCTGACACCTCATCTCGGAGCACAGACAATACTATGTCATCGCTTTCATCCGGGTTGTGTTTTGCCCATTCGAGAAAAGCATCAGTAGGTTCAAGAAATATTGAACTGCGATTGACGAACGAGAAATAGGCGCCGCCTTGCGGTTTTTTCTTTCTGAAAAACATTTCTCAGTCTCCGATATCAAATTTGTCATTTACCAATCTGCATTCAGATCAGTTCATACCAAGTGCCGCGTCCTGTGCCGCGCCGGCGCAGGTGTCCTGATTCCACCAGCTTTCGAAGATGCACTTTGATGGTATTCCGGTTTGCACCGATGATTTTCTCGGCGGCAGCGATTGTGACTCGACCGTGCTCGCGGGCTATCTCGACAAGCTGCTCAGACAGCGGCGGCAGCGCGGCGATAAGTTTTTCCCGTTCCACCTTTTTCCGAAGCATGTTTTTCTGCGCAATCATGCACTCCAGAAAAAACTCCAGCCATTCGTGAAGTTGCGATTCATCCACATCGAGTGTGGACTGCGCCCGCCGCAGCGCTCTGTAATATCCGTCTTTGTTGTCTTCAATAACTCGTTCGAAAGAACTGTACGGCACATAAGAATAACCGGCCCGGAGCAGCAGTAACGTTGTGAGCGCGCGGGAAAGCCGCCCGTTGCCGTCCTGGAACGGATGTATCGCGAGAAAACGGACCACGAAGACAGCTATCACAAGCAGCGGGTGCTGTGCGCTGTCGTCGAGAGCTTCCCCCGCCCATTTCACAAGGGTTTCCATCAGTCGCGGCGTGTCGAAAGGCGATGCGGTCTGAAAAATCACACCCAGGCTTTTTCCATTTTCATCGAAAGCTTCCACATGGTTCGGCAGCTTTTTGTAGTTGCCCCGGTGACGTTCGTCTTTCTGGGAATGTTTCAGCAGGATGCCGTGGAACTGCTTGATCTGGTTTTGCGTCAGCGGAATCGCCCGCCAGGAATCGAAAATCATTTCCATCAATTCCGCATACCCGGCGACCTCCTGCTCGTCGCGCGAACGGAATGAAAAAACCTGAATCCCAGCCAGAAGCCGTTCGATTTCCGCATCCGTGAGCCTGACGCCCTCTATTCTCGTTGATGATCCGATGGATTCGATAGTGGCGATCTTTTTAAGCGCCGTCAGCCGGTCGGGCGCAATATTACCCAACGCCTGCCAGCGTCCCTTGAACTCGTCGATCTCGGCAATAAGGCGCAGAATTTTCTGTGTAATTTTCAGTTTTGCCATGAAATCCATTTTTGCAGCACCCGCTTTATGGCCTGAATATACCCTATATATGGTAATACGTCAATGATATTGGATAATTGTGGGTGTCGGAGCGGTTAATCCGTCAATGGTCCGCTGTAACCGCAGACGCCGGTGCGGGGTGAATTCACGATGGGAAGGAACATATCTTCATCGCATTCATGCTTTTCGGCGCAGGTGGCGCACAGACAGCCTTTTCCCTCATAAACACACTCGCTGCAAATCCGCACTGCCGGTTTGCCGCAGACATCGCATGGAATTACAGGCGGTTCGTTACGGGCGAGCAGGTGGACACCTTTTCCGGGTGAGGCGCCTGCATAAGCGGAGATGACTTTCAAGACAAGCTGGGTTGTTGTACCAAAGTCGTAATCGTGAGAAAATTTCATTCCGGGTTCCAGAACTTTGCCGATGGCAACGGCCATGCTGTGGTCGCCCATGGACTTGTCAGGCTGGGAATAATACTCCATTCCATCGATCTTAAAAACACTCAAATGCCCGCAACACTCGAGCCAGATATCCCGGAGAAATCCGTCGAACGCTTTGAGCGTCGTGGAGGCTGGCACGTCAACATGGAGCCAGTACATTGGGCCGCCGTGGGCTTCTACGAGAATGTGGTATATCTCAGACCGTGGCGCCCCCGCGCCGCCGGATTCCGCTGCGCACTTTTCACGGACGCATTTTTCAATATGCCTGGTCATCGCGTTTTTCTCGACAACCTCGCCGCACTTTTCACATTTCCCCTGAGACGTTTTTCTTGCCATGAGCGCCTCCTGATGAGAATTCTTCTTTCTCAGTTACTGATTTAAAAACCCGATATTTCCCACTGTACGGTATCCAGCAATGCCAGTGAATTTTCGTATTCAATCCTATTCAGAAATACAAATCTGGTCATGCTTTCATCTATATTGGCCGAGAACATCAGAAAACTGTGAATATGACCTGCAAAAACAAATCGCGGCTTCATTCTGCGCACGAGCTGATACAACGGCTCACATCCGAGATTTCTCTTGATTTGGCGATCCAAAACGGAGGGATCGGGCAAAACACTATCCCTTTCAATAAAGGGAGCCAGGTTTTCGACCGAAGGCCATTCATGGAAAAAGAGCATGTCTATCTCTTTCTCCGATTCAAACGCTTTCAAATCGTTCGAGGTTAAGTGGTTGTACTTTGCCTTGCCGATCCTGTCGTAATCTTTGGGCGAGTAGTTTCCTGACACCCATCCCATTCGCATGCCGTTCTCTTCGCAAACCCCTGATCTGCCGAGGTAGTAGAGGTTTCTTATGATCTCACTTTTTCCTTCGTACTCCGACAGCCAACTGTTGTTCTCGTGATTTCCACCAATGAAGTATGTCTTTCTGGGCACTTTCTGGTCTGTATAATACTTACAGAAGTCACCCGTCTTCCGATGCCTTGCGGGCACATGTATATTTTTCAAATCTCGTTCGTCTCTTACTGCTTGAAAATCGCCAAGTTGAACGACCAGATCGACATTGATGCCTTTTTCCTTCTCAATAAACGACACCCGGTCAAACATACAGTCAAGGCTTCCGTGAATGTCTCCCGCGATTGCTATGATCATGTGATTTATTCCACGGCAATTATCGCATCGAGGTTGCAGTATCTGGTCTTGTAGCTTTTGCCGGCGGCAGTTGTTTCCAAAATGGAAATAACTGAATCCTTTAAATGAAAGGTTGAACCCCTGTGGCCAATAAAACAGCTTTTCCAACACCACGCATTAGTTCCCCTACACGTTCCTTACCCCATGCCCATCGCCATGATGGCAGCCTTGGTGGGGCTGTCGTAGAACTGCCATTGGATGGCGGTGAGGACTGAATCGGGGACTTCCGCGAGGTCCCGCTTATTCTCGCTCGGAATGAGAATGCGTTTCGCTCCGGATTCCACGGCCAACTGCATGCGCTCAGGCATGGCATTCACCTTTAGTAGCATGCCCTGAACACTCATCTCACCGAGCACTACGGTTCTATCCTGAACCGGTTTCGCAAGAATCGCGGAAACTATCGAAACGAAAAAAGCCACCGCCGTTTCAGCGCCTTCCTTGGCTTGGTTCAGGTTGATGGCCTGGATGGAAAAATCATATCCTTTCAAATCACGGTCAATCCCCAGATTCTTTATATTCGCCTTCAGGTATGCGTCAGCGGTTTTGATGGCCTCTTTCATTTTACTGGAGAGATTTCCGAGCGGAATTATTCGCCCCGAACCAGGATTCATCTGTGCCTGTAATAAAAACAAAGCGAGCCGATTATCACTCATGTCTGTACCTATCGTATAAACGCTGCCCGGCGCGAGATTCCCTTCAGTGATCAGAGTGCCGCCGCCCATTTCCGGGAGCGTCACAAATGTCTCCTGTCCGGTCTCCTTGTGAGTGTATGAGAAGTTTGTATCCCAATACTCGATCCCGCCCATTTTCTTAAGCTGCTCTTTTACCCGCCTGCGCATCTCCATCGCAATTGCGATGTATTCTTCCATTTCTTCGTCCGTAACTTCACCATCCGGATGGAGCAACTTTATCAGTCCGGATACGATCTTTCTTACGGCTTTCTGGTCGCGGCCACCGAGATGATTCCCGAATCTGAAATGCCGCTCCGCATAATCTGCATAGCTGTTTTTTCTTATTTCTCGGAACACTTCGGCAATGTAGTCTGTGACGACGCCGAAATGATTAGTGTACATTTCATCGCGGGTTTTCTGGAACTCCCAGCCGGGAACATAAGAATGAATGCGGTCGTAGAAAGCCGTGTCCATTTCTTTCGGCATGGGATAGAAAAGGTTCGATGTGCGCACAATGGTCTCAATATCCCCATCAATGTTACCCACAAAGACAATCGAACCTTCCGCGGTTATGATGTCCTTGCCGCGGCTGAATGTGCCGTCCTCCATGTATCCTTTCATGATGTTGATGCCGCTTTTATCAGAAAAACCGATGCCCGCCGCTTCGTCGAAAGCGACAACATCCCAAAGACAAACCAAGCCCCTTTGCCCGGAAGACAAATTCACGAACATCTGGGCAGTTGTTGTCTGCCCTCCGGAAACCAAATGGCAGTATGGACTCATCTGCTGGTACACAAAGCTTTTCCCCGTCCCGCGCGGGCCTAGTTCCACCATGTTGAAGTTTTTCTCGACAAAAGGAATCAGTCTTAACATGCAGTGCAGTTTGCGGCGTTTTGTGTAATAGGGATGGTTCGGTTCGTATCCCATCGAGCGCATCATAAGGTCCAGCCACTGGTCTCGGGTGAACTTTTTTCTTCCTTCAATGAACTTCTCAATATTCCGGCTCGAAAGTTGAATCGGCCTGATGCTTTCGACAAAAAACGGACGGTTCTGTCCTTTGAAAATAAATGTCTCGTCATATTTCAGAACGACTTCCGCCCAAATCCCACCCATCAGCAGGCGGTCATGATTCTTTATTTCGCTTTCGTCTATGTTAATATAATCGAGATTCAGATTGGACAGATTCGCCCAGTATTTATCATGCGTTTCGACGAGCTTCACGGATATTTTATCTATGATTTCATAAGTAGTATGCTGCTTGATTGCCGACTTGATTGCCTCTCGCTCATCGGGTTTCACATATTTGCTCGCCAGCGTCTCCCTAACGAACTCCAGCCCCTCGTTGATCGTGTCGTCATCGGTCGAGGCGCAATATTTCCCCAACAGAAATTCAATCACGAACGCCGGGACTCCGAAAGAGCTCCGCATCCTTCGCAGAAGGTCTTTCCGAACGACGAGGCCGGGAAAAACCTCAGTCGCAAGATGGTCCAAGTCGTCCAGAACTATTGGTTGATCTGTCATATAATCGCCTCCCGGTTACATTTCTCTTCCAACCGTTAATTTAATACCACCGGGTGGAAACTGCTCCGATGTTTCAATATCACGTATCTCCAATTCCAGCAGTTCGCCCTTTTTGAATGATAAAGCTGTATGAAAGAAAAGAGTCACGTTTATTTCATTATCCTGAGCTTCGAGGCGCGCCTCTTTCGGCCCGCTGGCAAGTACAGATGATTTTTCTCCCGATTCGCCGGTGCGCAATATGTCAATTGCCAGCATCCGTCCGGTCTCCACAAAAAGTGCCATCTGCCCCGCGCCGACTGACGATTTCGGCCTGAGCGTAACCTTTGCGGATGTCCGCATCAGTTCGAATGCCGGCAGCACCACTTCCACTCCGATGCGTTTTTCAAAAGTCTGTATTTTTGAAATCAGATGCGGGATGATAATCTCCTGAAGCGCGGCGCCACCGTGAGAGAACGACTTTTCCGTTTTGAAAAACGACAGGCCCGGGGGAACCGCAATCCACACTTTCTCGTCCCACCGGCACGGGAAGGAAACAAGCGGCACATCCGCCCCGGCGGGAATCAGCGCGAACCTTTCCTTCAGAACATGACACCATTCCTTTTTACACTCGACTTCGGGAGGCAGCTTTTCCTCGTCCAGAAGAATGAACCCATGGTCCGTTATCAAATGAACTTCCGGGTAACCCCACTGGTGCAATTTGTGAATCAGTAGAACCAGTCGTTTCACCTCAAGGCCGACATGGCGAACCAGATTGTCCGCGCTGCCGTGCCCGATATTGTCCAGTTCCTCATGCCCGAACACTACGAGAAGGTCTTTTATACCAGATGGTTTCGCAGCCGTGTTCTCTAGGTCTTCAATATCCCGGCAGTCCGCTCCAAATTCAGTCAATAATGATTTTCTGTTTTCAACTGCTGATGTGTCTTTTCCCTTCAACTTCGGATGAATGCTGTTGTTTTTTATTTCCAAGGACACGGCTGCTCCCTTCTGCGGGAGTAGCGCCGTCATCCCAACGGGCGTAACCGTAGGCAACGCGGCTTGCAATGCTTCGATCTCGACATCCTGTCCGAGCAGCATTTCCTTTATTGCATGAGCGCAGTCGTAACGGAGAGCGTCTACGATAACGACGGCCCGCTTCCCTCCAGCCGTCCAGATTTTCTCCTCAAGCCGGTCGGTGACATAAGGAATGCCCTCGATATCAGGAGTAGCCTGTCCAGAAAATCTTTCAAAGAATCGCTGGTTCAGCAGATTCACATAAGACGCATAAGCGCGGTCGGCGACCTTGCTTATCGTCGGCATCGAACGCTCCATGGCTTCGAATCGCAATTTAAGATGCTGCTTGTCCACGAGGGGAGCCTGTTGTATATACAATAAGGCAAACTCAGCGGCGGTATTTCTTTTTTCGATTTCACTCTCTGCTTTTCCGCAAACCTCAATAAAGCAATCCAGCGCGCCAAGGAGCGACCAAGCGCCAATGGGCGCATTGCTCGCTTTGCTGAATTCCGCTTCCCGGGCTATCCGTTCCCGATTACGCGCAAAAAATTCCTTCAGAGCGGATATCTTGTCGGCGGCTTCATTGAACGCATCCAGCGTTTTTTGCCAGCGGAGCGATACCAGATGCGGCAGCCCGAAAGAAACGCCATGTTTATCCGCCGCCCATGCCGAAAGATTGATGTTCGGCTCAACCTCTCTTATCCATCTGTCCCAAGCGGGCCTGCTGTTTGAATCCCTTAGCCACCGCTGGAGCAGTTGGATGTGATGATCGCGCAGTGCCTGCGCTGGGAGCCGGTTGAGAAATGGGTAATCGGCGGGTTCTCCATATCCGATGTAAGTTTCTGTAAGCGCCATAATTTCCACGATGCCGCGAATCCATGCCGCTGGGTCGCCGCCCGCCGCGCCATATCCGTATCGTTCCCGTACCATATCGAGGAATTCACCAGACAGGGCTTTTTCATCAAGTGATTGCCACGTCATCTCCGGTGAAACTGCCATGTCCAGAATCGTCTGATCCATGTCACCGACGAGACGCGACTGCGCCAGTTCTGGCGTCAGTACGGCGCTCCAGAAATCTTGCGGTCTTTCAATAAACTTTGCCGTATATTTTGCCAGAATGGCATCCGCGCCGCCGTCGGCGAGTTTTCGTTGGTCCGATTGATTTTCCGGCAGGTTCACACCGGCGAGGCGCAGGAATTTGAAAAGCGTCGGCTTCTTGCCGTCTATGCGCCACGTCGTGCCGCAGTATTTGTATTCCTCGAGCAGTTCCAGATGATGTGCGCCGTTCTCATCAGGCGAGTCGAGACGTTCTTCGGAGAGCGGCATATAAAAAACATAGCGGCGTTTTTTTCGTTGTTTTTCAGAAAGCTGTGCAAGATCGGCAAACACAGAGTGCTTGAGCCAAATCTGGCCCCGCTGTTGTTCCGGGTCGTATTCAAGGAGAATGAAAGGAGGCGACTTCATCTCGAAAAGGCATTTTCTCAATGCAGGCAAAAGCCGCGCGAATTCTTTTTTCTCATCAAACCACAGGCACACTTGCGCTCGTTTCTCATATTGGAATCGCTGGGTGAATTGGCCGATGAGCGCTTCGAGAATCATTCATACCACCTTTGCGATGCGAAGCACTCCGGCCTTCTGGAGAGGTTCGATGTTCACTTTGACGCCGTCGTTGATGTCGGGGTCCCAGCCTTTGGGTCGTTCCTTCGGCGATTTCCAAGGCGTCAGGATGCGGAAATCTTTGTCCCCGCCTTCCTTGCCCTCGCGGCGGCCTTCCTGTACCGCTTCGAGCAATCGGTCGAGTTCTTGTGTCTCTTCGAGCCTTGCCTGCCAATCAATGCGGTCCGCCTCCCTGTTTTCTTTTGCCGCCATCGCGGCCTCGCGCCGCATCAAATCAATCGCGTCCCGCAGATAGCTGCCCCGCAACTTCGCGAGTCGGTTTGCATCGAACTTGTGATAGTGAACCAGCGCCCCGAACGCCGCTTCGCCTTTGTTCTGCCTGCTCGCGATGTGCCATATTATCGGGCGATTCTTGTATAAAGAAGCGTGATATTCGAAATACACTTCTTCCAGCCATTGCCGGATGCTCTCCACGGATTTGTATCCCTTTACCCTGTTCTTGAGTTCATTGACGATCTCGATTTCAACCTGATTTATGTCGCGTCCGAGAAACAGTAACGCAAGTTCTTTATGAACTCGGTCTATCAGTGCGGTTTCGCCGGATACTGCCATGAACGGCACGATGCCGTCTTCGTCTTCATCTACCACGCGCTTGACGATATACGATAACAGCCGCCACACGTGTTCCATGCGTTTCTGTTCCGCACTCTTTCCTTCCATCTGCGGCCAGATCAGTTCCGGCGGCTGCGTTCCCATGATCTCTTCGATCTCTGCTCGCTTTTTGTCCGGGATGCCATACAGATGATACGCATCATCGTTCAGTTCAGCATAAAGTTTCTGAATTCTTAAATCCTCGGCGCTCTCTAACTCTAAGAGCTTATCGAGTCTTTCCGGTATACACATTCCACTTTCAATAATGCTCTCTCTCAGTATCCAAGTCTTATCAAAATGTGTCGAGATTTCGTTTCCGTTATCCCAAGCGGATTTTGCGTCGAAGATAAGTTTTGCTCTATTCTCAATACTCTCTCGTTTGTTTGCTGAGGGTTTCGGAATAGGAACTTTTTTTATCATTCCAACTTCGTATTTACCAAATGTTGAAAAGAAGCCCAGCATGAAAAGAAAAATATGGCTCGAAAAAATCCCGAGCAAAAAGAATTGATCTGATTCGTTCAATGGGAAAAATGAGTGCCCTACATGTCCATGAATCCCGGTTCCGGGCAGTATTCTTGGGCTAAAACCTCGTTGTGAGCGGTATGACCAAGTCAGTCCAGGTTTGAAATAATGTTCAAGACTTGGCAAAGCATTTCCTGAAGCTTTTAGAGCATCTCTATTCTCTGGTCGCCAATCAATTACCAAATCAATATCTGAGTAAAACCTACAAAACTCTCCACCTTTTGCGAATGAAACCCAACCTGTATTTTGCACAACTTCCCAATACTGTCTTACCCATTTCGGATCGTCTCCTGTCGCTTTTCCCTGTCTCGCAAAACCCCAAGTTGGATCAGAAGCGGGATGTTCTCTAAAAATGTGTGATACAAGTGCAATACGACGATAAGAGAGTGGCGATCCTTCTATTGATAAGAAGTCGCGGCGTGCTACATCGAAACGTACTTTTTCTGCGTCATTTCTTATAGCTTGTACAAACATATTATTACGACGATCAGATTGTTTTTTTGCTGGTTTATAGCGTTCCACATCGAAGAAAGCAGCCTTCTCGCCCTCCGTAACAACATAATATGCCCGCTCGGCCTGTTCCGGTGTTGTTTCGATGCCCTCTCGTGCCTGTGTAGCCTGAATGGTGGAAACCATAAGTTTCCGTCGCAGGTCAGGATCGGCAAGGATAGCTTTTATGTTGACTCTTTTATTCTTCGCCAAGTTAAGATGTCTCCCAGCTTTCGATAGCTTCTTCTTCCCATGTTCTGATGAACGCGGCGAGCGGCGCGTAGTCTTTGTGGATGCGTCCTCTTTCGCAAGCTTCGTAATACGCCTCTTCGTCTCGTCGGCGATTGTACTGATTCAGCGGCAACAGATCATTCTGCATGAGCAGCAGATTGCAGATAATGAACGCCGCCCGGCCATTGCCCTCGCGGAACGGATGGATGGCTATGAATTCGTTCATTGCCTCGCTCACATAGTCATACAGTGCGCCATCATCATCTGAAATAAAAGGTGAGCGCGAAAGAACATTCGCTTCGTATTCCTCCATCAACGGTTGGATGCCACAGGAAGGAAGCGGCCATTTTGTCGGACCGTCGCCTTTATGCAGGTCCACCGTGCGCCATCCTCCGGCAAATGGATAAATGAACCCCATTAGTTCGTGGTGTATCTGTCGGATGAGTTCTAATGTCAGTGGAGCCGGATCGGGTTTGTCGAGCAGATTTTCAACAAACTCCATCGCACGACGGACGCCCTCATCCTCTCGGCGATTTATCTCCTCGCGGTCGAGACACCCGGCATAATTGAGGCACAAGCCATCTCCGGTCTGAATCCATTCCCAGCTTCTTGCGTAGTTGTTCCACGGATTAACGACGATGGCGGGCGATTTCTGCTCGGGGAACAGACCACACAGTTCATCGAGACGCTTTTTTTCAAGTTTGCGCTGGGCAGGCGGGACCACATAGAACGATCCGGGTGCGGCGGCCTGATAGAACTCCTGCGCGTTGCGTCCCTTTCCGCTCTGGAAGCGGAAACCGTAGTCCTTTTCCTCCCACCGCCAGCGAATGCCGCTCATATCGTGCCTCCCTTGAGGACGATTGCGGCTGTTTCAACGGTTGCGCCGTCCAATATGCCGAAACCGAGATCGAGCATGACCAGAAGCGGGTTGCGCTTGAGCAGTATTTCAGTTCGAAGCTTCTCGAACGTGGTTAGCGTGACGAAAGTTGATGACACCAGAGCTCCGACATAACCGTATGGTTCTATAAGTTGTGTGGCGCGATCTATGAAGGCGGCATAAATGTCGTTATATGAAAGCGGATATAATTTCCTGATCAGTTCTCTTATCTTCGGCACGAAGCTGCCGTAAGGAGGATTCATGACGATTGCGTCGAAGCGATGAGAGAGGATGTCGAGGAGTTTGAGACCACGAGCGGTGTCTTCGTAAAAAAGGCGACTCGCCGGGTCTTTGCCGTTCGTGGTCGCGGCATTTTCCACGGCTGCTAACAATTCATTCTTCAATTCCTCTGCTTCCTGTTGCATCAGCCTGCGCTCGAGGACAAGCTGCTCGGCGACGGCGCGGTCGCCCTCTGCGACGATGGATTCAAGGTCAAGCTGTTTCAGTTTTCTTTCATCGAACAGCTTTGTCATTCCCTTTGCGCGGCCTCGCTCCTCGATCCAGTCGTCGAGTACACGGGACACGCTCTCCGAGACTTGGACGAGTGCGCCGAGTTCTCCAGTGTACTGAAGGTTTTCCCAGAGCGTTTTAATGAGTCGTTCCTGAAGCTTCGAATCGCCGAATTTTTTATTGAGATTTTCGATTAGGTGCGTGAGTTGTTCCTGCCCGAGGTCAACTGTATTCGCAACAACGAGGTTAGTGCGACGAACATGGACATCTTCAGGTGAAAAGCCGTGCTGGCGGGCCGATTCCTTTGCCGTCAGCAGCAGAGACAGAGTGGCGATTTGGATAGCACGGGGGTCTATGTCTATTCCAAATATATTGTTTTCGATAATTGCGGCCGGGATATCCTTTTTATTTTTCACGGACGGCTCGCTGGGCCAGCCTTCTTTTCCGGCGTTCTCGATTTCATCGAGGTACATTTGGTAAAACAATCCGAACGCGTATTGCCCGAAGTGCATAGTTCCGCATGCGGGATCAAGGAGAGCTATATCTCGCGCGAGTTTGAATGTTTCGATCCGGCCTTCCTCGGTGACACGCTGGTATCGGATTTTCTCGCCGGTACGCGGAACAAGATAGTCGGCAACGGGCTCGTCCGATACGCGTTCATCCGGTAGCGGTGGTGGACCTTGCGGCTTCAGAGATGAATCAGGATGCATCTGGAGCCAGAGACGGCCGAGAGTATTGTCCACCAGCGTTTTCACGACCCAAGACGGAGTATAGAACTGGTTGATAACGGAAAGCTCATAGGAACTCCGAGGGGTACCCTTGTTTTCATCGCGCACTTTCTTTTTCTCGTCGCGATTGAAAAACTGATAGACCCAGCCAAGAAAATCAACAGCCTTGAAAGCGTCTTCCGGCAACTCGCTGTTGAGCAAGCCGATGACTTTCACAAGGCAGGCATGGGTCGGCCAGACGCAGGCATATTCATGTTCGGGGTCGAAAAGGATGCGAATTTCCGTTGTGATATGGCGGAATGCGGCGGTGAGCGCATCTCGCAGGAGCGATTCTTCGGCGTCCTGTTCGTACTTGTATCGTTCGCCACCGGCTTCCCTGAAATCGCGCAGATATCGGGAACGCGCCTGATCTGATATCGGAGTGATTATTTCCGTCAGTTCACTTTCCGCGCCCGATTTCCCCGGCGTTGGGAGAAAAAGCAATTTGCGCGCTTCCATGCTTTTGAGTCCTACGAGGCGATTCAGCAGAGTGTATGTGAGTTCGCGGATAACATTGTCCCACCCGCGCTGTGGGGTGCCTTCCGCGAGAGTGTCGCGGTTAAGCAGAGCTTCCACGCGCTCCCGCACGGCTTTGTCTGCATCGGACAGAGGCATTTTATCGAGCGGCTGATGTTTCCCGTCCGGTCGCAGACCAAGGCGCCTTAGCTGCGCGGTGAAATCCGTCTCAAGTTCCTTGCGGAGCTTGGGAACCCAGGACTTGACCGCTTCCTTGTGAGTATCTGAAAGTGATTTACGTTCGATATTCACTTAATTACCACCGTGAATCCTTTTCGAATTCTCGTTTTGAGCTGCTCGCCGATGACGGAGAGTGTCTGATCCACATCGGCTTCGGTTTTCAGCCGTTTTCCCGCAAGTTCCTGAGACGGCTGCCAGTCGCAAACTTTTTCTGCTTCACCTGTCTTCGTGGGAGCGGCAAGGCCGATCAGTTCGGTTTCGACCTGGCCGCGATAACCGGGCAAAGCCATCAGAGTCTGGGCAAGAGAAGTCAGGCTACTCTTTGCGGCGGCAGCGAGAAGCGTTTCCGCTGAACTTAGAGGAATTTCCGGATAGTTGCACGGCCCGCCGGGACCGAAGACCTTTTCAAGGACGGCATCGCGGCTTTCAGCGGGGGCATTTTTGTAGGCACTCCCACCTTTTATCGTATTTATAAGATTTTCAATCTCGGTCTGCACCTTTTTGTATGCATCTTTGTAAGCGCCCCGGTAAGCGCCAAGCGCAGTTTCGTACGCGGCCCTGTAATCCGGCCAGCGATCAACAACCGATTTGTCACCGATGATCGCATCCATATCCTTCAGCGCCTGTCCGAGTCTCGTGCTTTCGGGATTGTCGGCGGGAATCGGATGATTTGCGGCAAGATTTGCGAGTTTGCGGGATGCGAAATAAGCCTGATGCCGGTTGTCGTCAAGGAAGGCGCGAATCGCGGACATGGCCTTCTGGAAGCTCTTCCATTCCGCGGCTCTCGACAGGAAGGCCGTCACCGCTTTTGTCGGGTCTTTGATCGTTACAGGTTCATCGAGCGCGGCGCCTGCATCCAATACGATGTCAGAAATGGGAATTCCCATTTCCGCTCTGCTTTTTGCATCCTGTAGGTCAGATTTTAGTTTTTCACCGAGTTTTCTTACGGCGGATGCGATTGCATTGCCGGACTCCGGGATGCCGTTCATTCCCAAGGCGATGAGTTCCTTGCTTGCCAGCTTAATCTGCTCCACGGAGAGACTGATTTCGGCCAGTCGGAACGTGACTTTCTTGAAAGTGTTTATTTTCTGGAAGTTGTCGTTCGTGCCTTTGTAATCGTAAACAGGGGTCGGCCCACCCGGAGATTGCTGCTCCATATAAACCGCACCGGCCCTGAAACAGGCAGCGAGCACAATACGAAGAATTTCATCCGGCCAGCCGAACGGCGCGCGGGAAAAACCTTTGAATCCCTTACGGTCATTTGCATCCATGAGCGCGACGCCGGTGGGATCAATGTCTTCGTCTTCGAGGTCTTTCAGAACTTCGAGCACCTGAGCTACCAAATCTGACTGCTGCTGTAGATTTCCCTGAGAATCAAACAATCCCAGATCTGGCGCGACCTTATCGAGCGCGGTTGTCGCAGGGTTGAGAATGGCTTTGATGCTTTTATCAAAGTCATAAGATTTATCGGCAATGCTGAACCGAGGATAAACATTTGGAATAACCGAAGTTAGCGCGGTTTGAACAGGCTCCTTGAAATCGGTGGCTCTTTCTAATTCATTTTCCAAGCCGCCGTAGTAAACCGTTCCTTTAAGAAATGCCTGTTCCAAATCCTTAACAAGCGATGTTTTCAGATCATCCCGTTCCTTGCGTTTTTCAGCAAGCGCATCCTGCGTGGATTTCGAAGTATCCTCTGTGAATCGCTTATCTCCACACACTTTCACGAGGGCTTCATATCGTTTGAATCTCAGTTCGAGATTATCGGGGACATCGGCAACCCACCATACCTTGCGCCCCTTAGCGCTGTCGGCCTGATTGCGCCGTTTGATTTCTTCGATCTCCTGTTTTCTGCCGGACATGAGCGGGCTGACGAAACAAACTTCGATTTCAGACCCGGTTTCAATTGCCTCGCCATCGAGATAAACACCATAGGAAAATGGAACTTTCGTTATGCCGTATGGAACCGTGAAATTCAGAAGTTTTTTCTTCGTTGTCAGTTCCATCTTGGTGATTTCCTGAGATGTTCTGCGGACGGCAGCGATACTGATGCTCTTCGAACCACCGGAACGAACCATTTCCTGAATATACTGCTCGATAGTGCGCTCCTGTTCGTCCAGGTATTTCCATTCTCCGGTTGCTTCGTCGCGAGCTACATAACCCGCTTCCTGAAGCTTGCCCAATGTCTTTTCCACATTCTCTCGTAATTGCGGGATATCCGTTTTGAAATCGGTCACAAGCAACTTTGCAATCGTTTCGGAGATTCTTGGGACCCATGGAACCCGCTGTAACAACCATAGCACTTTCAGCACTTTCGCCGGGTCAATCGGAGTTCCGGTCACGCGCTCATCAGATTCCCGAATAGACCGTACACCCGCGGCGCCGAGATATTCTTGGGACAAAAGATCATTTTCAACAGCGTCGAATATCATGTCGAAGCTCACAACGGCGCCCACTTCGGAGTCTGCGATTTCCTGCAAGGATGTCATGACGACGGAAATCATGGAGCGCACACCGCCGGACAGCCGGAAGCCGGACAATGCTTCGAAGATATCCTGAGAAAGCCGTATCTGGTGCGGCAGAAGCGGATAGCAATCGATGAACGCCCGTTCATCCACAGTGCCGAGAAATCTGCTTGCTTTCAGATCAGCAAGCTGTGAAATATATCCTTCATTGTCCAGATACAACTTTTTTAATTGCGGCTCTTGCGCCGGATATTTTTTTAGAATCCTCTCCGATACAACTTTATTGATTTCATCCGAAATGAGATGAGGCTTTAGTTCGAATCTCGCATTAAGGCGTCCGATAAGAGCCGGTTGGAAGTTTGTCCTGTCGACGACTTTTTCCAAGTCCTGCTGGCTGGTTACAAATAGCCAGACTTTACCTTTCCCTTTGTTTCCTATCATTTCCGCGATACTGTTTAGCTCGCTGATTTTCTCGTTCGAGTCGCCGATAAATGTTCCCATTTCGTCGATTACGAAAATCAAGTGCTGAACTTTTCCGCCGGTTGTTTTTTGTGCATCAACCCATGAAACGAGTTCATCCGCGAGGCTCTCGGCTGTGAGCTTTGCGTGCCGGAACATGTCGTCTATCGCTTTTTTGGCGTCATTTCGGTCTTTATATTCAACCGGGTCCACATCAGGCATGATCTCGGCAAGACGACGGCGGACAGACATCAAATCATCGCGCCCCTCGGCGCTTTTCCATGGCACTCCATGCTTTGACTCATAGACTTTTTCGAGGGTTTCCAATAATCCCTTCTGGGCCATCTTTCTTTCAATACGAGCGACCACAAAATTTTCTGACAGTCCGATGCTTCTATAAAACTCGCCCAGTATTATTTCTCCGACAGAGTTCGGATTTGTCAGTGATTGTCTGCTTCTTATTTCGAACGCAATGGTCTTTATCTGTGTGTTCTGTTTTATTTCGCCCAAACGCGCACGAATATTTTTACCTCGAGCTGTATCGGATATGTGTTTTGAAAAAAGATCAATGCACTTTTCGCCAGATGTGTCACCGATCTCGTCGTTTTGAAGCAAATATCCCAATACTTTTGAAAAATGGGATTTCCCTGAACCGAAAAAACCTGAAATCCAGATACCCATGACATCTCTGGACGTTCCTCCCAAACGAAGGGTTTCGCTGACCTGGGTAAATGTATCGACTATTCGTTTAAGCTCATCCTCAATTTTGTCGGTGACGACAAACTCCCGCATTTCAGTGGCCAAGGCCGCATCGTCATAGACCTTTACGACACCTTCCACCTTGACCCCGATATCCCTTTTGATTATTTCACGAATGGTCATTTATAGACCCTCCTGACAGCTTGTAATACGAGAGTTTATCTCCAGAACAATTTCACGGAAAGGTAGTTCCCTCCATCGGCCTGCTTCATGAAATGGAGTTTCCCACCACGTTCTTCTCCAGGAAAAGATAAAGCGATTCTGCAATTCAGGTCTCGAAGTCCGCGCAAAACCTCACCAAATCGGACGAGTGGATACAACGATGAAGTTGAATACAGAATGATTGCGCATCGCGGTTTCTCCGATGCGATTTCTTCGATTCTTGATATAAGAGCAGCTTCTATTCGCTTGGAAAGACCTTGTTTCATCCATACGTAGTCGTCGAATTCATAATCCTTTACATCTTCGAGTCCGTCTTCACCCACTGTCTCAAACAGGAAAGATGAAAGATCGAGAACGAAAAATGGAATGTCGCGCGTTTTGAGAGTAGGCAGGAAGGTATCATTTAAATATTCTCGGTAATCCAGTTCCTTGTCGGGCGGATATATCAGAATAATGGAATTATCAGTCTTAACGCCGCCGTTCTGCTTCAGAGGCTCGCTCAGAATTTGAAGAAGTTCGTCGAACATTATCGGCATGATTATCTCTTGTCCCAGTCCATTTCTACGATGTCGCCTTGTATTCGGAATCTGAGTTCGCCCATACGGTTGAGTTCGCCCAGCGCGTCTATTACTTCAATACCATCCAATGCCAGAAGTCGGAATGCTGTGGAGCGCAACATATCAAGCGGCGATGTCTGTAGGAGATTTAAAGCGCGCAAAATAAGTCTGATGGGAGCGCCATATAATGCCGGTCGAACGCTGACCTTCTTAAGTTTCCCGGTTGCGAGACCAAAATCTCTGATACTTGCCATATAATGCTGGACAACTCTCAAAAAAGTCTCATGCGACCATTTTTCAATCTCAGGATGCTTCTTCAAAGACGCTTTAAGAAATGTTTTAACATCCTCAGTTCTTAGTTCGGAAGGAGATTGTTTCAGACGTGGGTAAAGCCATTCAGTGCCTAAATCGAATACCATACGGTCATTCAATGAAAAAAGGATGTATGCAGTCAGCCCTCGTTCTGGTTCTGATTTACAGAGTTGCCATTCATTCCAGAACATGGAAAATAATGGTTGATTGCAATCAAGAACGTATCGTGGCCTTAGTTCCTTCCATTGTTTTTCTCTGGCCGACGATGACGACCGCGAAAGCACATTTTTTTCGACTACCAATGCTCTGAAACCATCTGTTGAGAGGGGCGTCTCGGTTGATTCCAGAAGAATTCTCAAATCCGTGTACATGGCTGAACGCGCCGATAATCGTGATTGGTAAGGCCTTCTGCCGTCCAACGCCGGTATCGTTATTTGTACTGCGTTATTCATTTCTTTTTCTATTCCCATTGGCCCCAATGGGGATGTCGTTGAAAGGATTTTATTACAGTCAAAGGCGGTTAACCCCATATCGTTTTTGACATCCCCGTCATGTTTTCCTTTTCGAACTCTTTTCACTGCTCAAACAACAGTTGTCGAATTATACCATTCTTTGCCTATAATGTTGATCTTGATGGGCAATCTTGGCAGTTGTTGCAGATTTTGCAACAACTTGAACGATGATAATCCCTCATTTCAACAATGGTTTCCATCATTTCGCAAGCTTCCGAAGTGTTTTCTTATGGGTTTCCATTGCCTTTTCCGTCGCTTCTACAACCCGCTCTTTGTGCCCCTTACGTACTGGCTTGATGATGAGGCAGTCACCATCTGTCTTGATCTCAAGTTCGGTGTCCCGATTGATTCCCAGCAGATCGAGAATCGGGCGGTCGATTATGAGCGCCAGGCTGTTTCCGAGCAGTGAAAGCTTCTTTTTCATGAGTAGCTCACTTCCGTTATACCGTTGTTAGTACCACAGCATATCACAAAAGGGATTTCATGAGAATCATTTCACTGAATATTCCGCCCATTTTTCTCTCTGCTGCGACCAGTCAGGCTCCCCAGCGATTTTGCGAACGTTTCTTTCAGTGATTCTGTCGTGACCGCTTTCGATTCGGGGCATGAACAGTATTTCTTCCTGGATTTCGGGCGCAAGAAGCGTCAGGTTCATGATTTGTGTGATACGGGCGCGGGTGAGTCCTGTCAGGTTAGCAATGTCGGCGTAATCTTTCATGATCCTCAGGGCTATGAGCTTTTTCAGGTAGATTGCAAGCGCCATAAGTCGGGTAATTCGAGGCAGGCGCCCCGGTTTCCAGGGCGGTGGCGTGGGTGCCTTGCCGGGGATTATCTTTTTACAACCGTCCTGAAATGCTACATGGATCGGAAAGGTAACTGTCAGCGCTCCGTTTTCTTCTTTAATTTCCATGTCGGCGCCCCTTCATAATTCCGCCTTCAATTCCTGCGACAGGTCTTTGATCCCCATCGGATGGAAGGAAATGGAAACCTGGCCATTGGGAACATCGTATTCCACCTTTTCGATGAGCATGGATGCAACACGCGCCTGTTCCTGCGGGTACAAAACATCCCAGACCGGGTCAAAAGCCTCCAGAACCCTCTTTGCGTCATCTTCATCAAAAGCCGATTTCTTTGTCATTACGAGTTCCGCGATCTTTTCTTCGAGCCGTTTCCTCTTTTCCGCCACCACACCCCCTATCTCGGCAACACGCTTTTTCATTTCGTTCTTTTTCTCATCTTCGGCATCCGGCAGCTTCTCCCGCAAGCGCTTTGCCTCAGATTCCATTACGTCGATTTCCTTTTGAAGCCGCCGCGACTCGACTTCCAGCATCTTCTGCTGTTTCTGGTTCACTTCCCTCATTTTCGATATCGTCTGCTCGATTACCTCCGGTTTTCTGCTCACTTCCTTTATGCGCTCGAAAACAAACTGCTCGATTTCTTCGGCGGCAATGTTTTTTGTCGGACACGCATGCCTGCCGTTTTTGTGGGCCGTCTGGCAGATGTAATATCGGTAGCTCTTGTTCTTCCTTTTTGTGAATGAATGAATCATCGGTGCGCCGCATACCCCGCATACGAGAATATCGCTGAGCAAGGCGCCGTGTTTTTTTCTTGCGCTCCTTCCGCCGGTACTCCTGTTATCGGCAAGCGTTTCCTTAACCCTGTTCCATGTGTCTTCGGAAATAATCGCCTGGTGTTCACCCTCGTAGATTTCATCGTGGTGCTTGACCTTCCCTGTGTAAGCGATATTGGTCAGAAGCCTGTGCAAGCTCGGCTTGTCGAAAATCTTTCCTTCAACGACATCATCGTTTTTCGTGATCCAGCTTTTTGTCATCCATCTTCGTTCCTGGAGTTCCTTTGCGGTTTTGCCCATGGATTTATGCTGAAGATAGAGATCGTAAATCTCGCGCACCTGCGTCGCCTCGTGTTCATTCACTTCAATGGTGTGCGTTTCACGGTTGATGTCGTAGCCGAGAATGGGATAGCCACCGGCCCATTTACCCTTTTTACGTGCCGCCGCAATTTTGTCGCGGGTGCGTTCGGAAACCAGCTCTCGCTCAAACTGCGCAAATGAGAAAAGAATGTTCAAAATCAGGCGGCCAAGCGACGTGCCGGTGTCGAATGCCTGGGTGACGGAAACGAAGCTGACATCATACTGTTCAAACAACTGGATGATTTTTACGAAATCAGGTATCGACCGGCTCAGGCGATCTACCTTGTAGACCAAGACGCAGTCGATTTTCCCATCCGCGATGTCCGCCATTAACTGCTGGAATGCGGGGCGCTGCATGTTACCGCCGGAAAACCCGCCGTCATCATAATGGTCCGGCACAAGAGTCCAACCCTCGTGTTTCTGGCTTTCTATGTAGGATTCGCACGATTCGCGCTGGGCATCCAGCGAACTGAAATTGGAATCGAGGTTTTCCGTGGTGGATTTTCTGGTGTAAACGGCACACCGTCTTTTTGTCACCTGGGTTTCGTTTTTCTTTTCATTTTTCATCATGTTCACCATTCCCTTTCTTATAGATTGAAAAACAAGTTGCCGTTCCAGTGGGAACCGGTTATTTCCCACGCCACACCCGAAAGCGATCTAAAAATGCGGCCATCGTATTCAAAACCTTTGTTCAGGACTTTCACGGTATGGTTTTCACCCTTATAATCTCGGCTCAGAAGCGTACCTGGCGCTGGCCCCTTTTTCTTTTTTGCCTTTGCTGTTTTGCTGTTTTTACCATTACCGTTTTTGATGTCATCCATCAGGTTATCAAATGCGTTTTTCGGGACAACCTTTCTGATATCGGCAACATCCGCTATCTCCGCTGCCCGTTGCTTCGCTCTCTCCGGGAGCCCTCCATATTCGATTTCTTGGATTCGCCATGCAATCCGCCGCCACAGCCAATCCCGGTTACCGGAACGTGTTTCCTCCCCGAAAACTTCGCGGTACATCTTTCGCAATTCTCCAACAGTCATTCCCCGCAGTATGTTGATGCGGGCTATCATGCTTTTCTCCGCCATGTCTTTTTCCTCCTGCTTTTTTTCACTGCATTATCGCAGCAGGGTGACAGTTTGCATGACATGCCGCACATATCAAGCTCTCTTTATTTGAGAGTTGATACCGCTATGAAACATCATAACATCGGGGTGTGACACTTTCGGGCATTTTGAGCCGGGTGTGAGAAATTTCATTGTTCGTTGCCGGCCAGCCCGAAAAAAGCGTATCCATTCGAGTGCGAACCCGTGATTTCATTCGCAACAGCGGAAAGAGTTCTGTAGCAGGCGCCCTCATATTCAAATCCAGTCTCCAAGACTTTCACAGAGTATTCATTCCCCTTATATTTCTTCGAAATCACAGTTCCGGGCGGCGGTATTCTCGCATCCCTGATCCTTTCCTTCTTTTTCCTTGTTCGGACTCTCAACCCGAGCTGTCCGGTAAAGGCTCTCAACGGGAGACTTATTTCCCCCTCAGCATCGCCAGCAATTTCCGCCATCCATCGTTTCGCCTTCGGCGCGAGCCCCGCGAAGTCCACCTCCTGCATTCTCGCATTCAGAATTTGCCATAATTGCCGGTTCTCATATCCCATAGCAGTGTAAAGGTTCCATCGGCATCTTTATTTCATCAAGTCATTTGCTCATGCTCCTTCCTGTGATATTTCCATTTCTCGGCCTCCAATAGGTTACTTACTGGAAAAGTTCGATTTTGGTCGGGATTTTTGAAAATATTTATCCGGGACTGTTTTCATGCCTGAGTTCATTGCCCAATCCGAATGTCTCCGTCGTAAAAACACCTTCTACTTGGTAAAAGGGATATTTCGGGGCGTCGGGGGGACAAATAATATCAGATAATCAGAAAAGAAGACTTTCACAGCCATCCATCTCCCTACCTCTTATTTACGAGCATCAAGGCCACAGTGTCGGGATTTCTGAAAAAAAAGAATGGAGATATTCACGGCTGGTTATGTGGGGATTACAGATCGAGCATTGATTCGGAGGAATTGGACGCTCAGTGCGTGGTGAAGCGCGAGGAATAGTTATATTTCCAGATTCAACTCGTTTTCACTGTCATTTTTATTGCTTTCACAAATGCTGTATCCGATTGCGCCGTATCCATGCAACCGCTTCTCATGCATTCTGGCAAGAGTCGGCACCTTCAGGTCGGCATAATCATATATTTGCACTTCTCCCTTATTGTGATGCTGCCTGTGCAGGCGCCCCGCGTATTGCGCCAGCGTTCCACGCCATGAAATCGGCATGGCAAGAAAGAGCGTATCAAGGCGGGCGTCGTCGAAACCCTCACCCAAATACCCGCCAGTCGCTACAAGTATCCTCGGCTCGGAATCTGGAATATTTGCCATTTTCTCCATGATTTCACGCCTCTGTTTTGTACCCATACCTCCTTTGAGAACAATCACATTGCCGTAAACCTCACGAAGCCGTTCCGCGAAAAAGTCCAAATGTTTCTTCCGCTCGGTCAGAAGAACAGGTGACCTATCTGACTTAACCGCCGCGAGAACATCATCAAGTATCATTTCGTTGCGGTCTTTATTCTCTACAATTGCGGCATAGATGGCATGTATCGGAGGGTCTTTTCCCTCATCCGTGATTGTCTCCATTTTGAAATCTGTCTTTCGCACAATCACTTTGTGGTCAAATGGTCGTAGCTCCGCCTGCTTTTTCGCATCAACGCTGTGCAGAATTGGCCCGCATTGCATGAATATGATTGGATGATGTCCATCCTTCCGAATTGCGGTGGCTGACAGGCCGGTAACAAAACGCGCCTTGCATTGCCGAGCCACTCTTTCAAAACTGACCGCCGATATATGATGACATTCATCCACAATCAGATAACCGTATTGTCCGACAATATCGTCCACCACATCTTTTCTCACCAAGCTCTGGATAAGAGCAACATCTATGAACCCGGTCGGTCGTCGCTTGCCTGCACCGATCTGTCCGATCTTTTTCGAATCGAGATTGAGAAAACTGCCAAGACGTTCAATCCACTGGTCCATTAATTGCCTTCGGTGGACAAGCACTAAAGTATTCACGCCGCGCTTTGCGATCATGTAAGTTGCGACGACTGTTTTTCCAAAAGCTGTTGTGGCCGCAAGCACACCTGCATCTTGTCCGAGCATCTTTTTTGCCGCTATTTTCTGTTCTTCGCTGAGTTGTCCATTAAACCGCAAATGAATCTTTTCTCCGGCGACCCGTTCGTCAATTATTTCGTGGCGGATTCCGAGAGAATCAAGCAGCTCGATTATTTCCACGAGGCAGCCCCGAGGCAATCCTATGTGCCCAGAAAATTCCTCGGCACAGCTTATGATGCGGGGCTTGCCGAATGTTGACAGCCGCATGGCTTGTGCGCTGTAAAATTCCGGATTCTGAAAAGCGGCCAGCCGCACAAGGCGATTGATCAGAGCGGGAGGAAGTCCGTCACGACCAATATAAATCTGATTTCCAAGCACTATCCGAATACTATTTGGTAAGGGAGCTTTCAGACGAAGCTCCTGCGAGCGGCGTGAAGGGGGCGCCGTCCACGGTTGATCGTCATATTCATCTGTAATAACCATCCGCACACCAAGAATCCGACCGCGCCGCTGTCCTTCATCCACTATCGTTTCGACTTCTTCCCGGCGCATTCGCCTCAATGACGATAAAAAAGCCCACTGATCCGCATAGGGAATAAATGTCTTGTCAATGAAAACACTATTGCCTTGCTCGCGTGGTTTCTTTTGAAGAGGCAATGCTATGAGATTGCCGAAGCCGCCCTGCGGCATCGTATCCTGGTTGGGAAAAAACCGGTCATAAGAATCAAGTCCGATTTCCGGGCGGCGTTCCATGGTCTCTGTCAGAAAAAACGACCCCAACTTACGGGCCAGAATTGCTGGAATCGCCTCAGAAAAGAATATCCATACATGGCCGCCTTTACCTGACCGCGAACGTTCCAGCGCTGCAGGCACGTTATATGTCTCACATGTTTCCCCAAATGCCGACACATCTTCCCGCCAAGTGGCTTTGTCGAAATCGGCGGCAAGGAACCAACATGCTTCGTTCTCTAAAAGCGGATAAACCCCGATTGTGAAATCGCGCCGTGCGCCTTGGAACGGTTTCTCATCCGGGTTCTCTCCCAAGAGATGGTTGCGTATCACTTCTCCGGTCACCGGAAGAAGCTCTCGATGCAGGCAATCGCCGCACTTGGTTTTTCGTTTATCGCATTTCCCTCGCGCCCATTCGTTGGCGCATGCAGGCTGATAACCAGATTGTCCGGTTTTCAGGTTTTCCCATCTGCGCGGATATACATTTGCTCTGCCTCGAAAAAGCCCCATGAAAAGATCAAGCTTTTCCTTGGGAGAGGAATCTTGCCTTACCGGTGCGGCAGGAAATTCGTGATTGGATGAAGCGCCAACCAACGACTCTCTTTCACGATGGAGTTTCTTTATGCGCAGTAAAATGTCGGCGCGTTCGGCATCCAGTTCCTTCAGGCGATGCTCCGCTTCATTTATGAGTTGGTCAATTTTAGTTGGGTTGCCGCTCATTTTATGCCCAATTATTTCAGTATATTGTCTATATCGGGTTTTTCATCCCTCCGGAAAACCGCCGATAAACTGCCGGTATTCCGCCGATAAACCGTAGCGCCTTGCTTTGTTGGATGAATCCGCGACGATCAGCCATCCTTCCACCACCCACCGAGACAAAAGATCTCTGGTCTGCCTATCGCTTAAACCAAGGGAGCTGGCCACTTGGCGCGTTGCAACAGTTGTGCTCTCGGAAAAAAGGCCAAGAACAATTCGGGCTCTGCGATCAAGATTTCTTAAAAGTGGAGCGTCTATCGGCTTTTCCTTTGCCTTTGCCATGACTTCAGCTGAAACACGCTGAAACACCTCGGCCATCGAGTGTGCGAAATATTCCAGCCAGGATGTAATATCTGCCTTGTCGCGTCCGTCGTAATAATTGTGTTTTGGATGTGTTTGCAGCGCCCTGTAATAACCATCAAGATCATCGGCATAGAATTCTTCAAGACTGAAGTATTTTCCGAGATCGTACCCGCCTCGATAAAGAATCCATGTCGCAAGCATCCTGGCCGTGCGCCCGTTGCCGTCATAAAAGGGATGTATTGTTACGAACTGATAATGCAAAACTCCGGCGATAACAGGAACGGGAATCTCTTCTTTTTCGGATTTTGCCAGCCATTTGAACAATTCCTTCATCAGGGGTGCCACGTCTTTCGCTTCCGGGGGAAGATATACAATCGCACCGGTGGCGGCATCTCGAATAACGTTCTGATCCTTTCGATATATTGTCGCCTTGGCTCTGGGGCCTTTGTGGATAATGGCGTGAAGTATTCTGACGCGCTCTTCCGTTATTTCAATTCCGGTTTCCGCCCATTCTTCCACCTTCTGAAGCGAGTTGTAATAATTTTTCACTTCAACAACGTCCCGTTCTTTTCCTTTTAACTTCTTTTCTCCCTCCAATACTTCCTTTGCTTCTTTAAGCGTTAGTCGATTTCCCTCAATTCGCGTTGAATAATGAGTGGATCGAACGCGCGCCCGCTTACGCAGTGATTCAGAAGTCGAAGGATGCAAGACCGCGACGCCGACAGCTTTCCGCGCAGCTTCAATCGTCATTAAATCCCGTACTATCTTGTTCGTGAATTTGTATTTATAAGACATCAGCAGCCCCCTCAAAACCTGACGTTCTTATTATACAACAGAAAAAGCAGTTTGTGAACAGACCGCCGATAAACCGCCATTAAACCGCCGATAAATCAAGGCTGATATTTTGATTTATGCCATACACCTCTCGGAAATAAACAAAACGAAAAACTTCCGTCGCATTTTATTGTAGGCGAGAGATAAATGTCGCGATAAACCCAATTCACTCATCAGCAACACCGTCGCATTTGACGAAAAATACGACGGTGCCGGAGACCTCCGGCCCTCGCGGACAGAGCCTCAGACATCGCCGGAGAAACACACATAACAAGTAGTCCAGGATAGCCAGCGCGGGAAAGACCTTCCCCCGCTGGCAATGAACCTTGATAACTGAATCGAAGCAACCGCACCGTTTGCGCACGGTCGCGCACCGTTTCGCGCCTGTCGCGTTTTGTTGACCGGATCGAGGCATTGATCGGCATCGCGGCAAAAACGAAATTTCAAAGCTCGCAAGGGGTCTCCGAGCAATTTCGAGCGCCCTGTTTTTCCCGACGGCAGGGTTCCCCATTTTCGGCCTTTGCCCCAGAGAGAAAAGAGACCGGCAAGCGGCCTCTTTGAATCTCGAATGTCGGCGCGGAACATAGTTCTACCCCGGTTCCAGATGGAAGTCATCGACGGCTTCGGCGCTCTTTATCTCGCCCTCTACCTCTCGGAATATGTCGCGGAGCTTGAAGGCAATGTTGGCAGTCTGTCCGCCGACACACGAAACGAGGATGAAGTCCGTATTGTAAGACTTCCCGTCCATCCAGCCGCCGATGCAAACCGATTCCCCGGAACAAAACATTCCCATGTGGGACGCTTTCAGGTTCTCGAACGAGTCACCGCGCTTCACATAAGGACGGAGGAGCCGCTTTGCGAGTTCACGCGCCGCCTGTTCTGTTTCGTAGGAAATATGTGATTCCATGCGGCGCTCCCTTCAGATGGTTTCCAACGCCTGTTGCAAAGCTTCAGACGGCACATGGGCGTAGATGGTCGTCGTTGAGATGTGCCGGTGTCCGAGACCCTGCTGCACCAGAGCGAGGTTCCCGGTCCGCTCGAGCAGACTGGTGGCGAACGTGTGGCGCAGACCGTGGACGGAGATGTTCTTCTCGATCCCCGCGTCGGCAAGCCACTCATCGAACGAGCGTTGCACCTGCCGGACAGACAGGCGTCGTCCCTGATTGCTTACGAACAGCGCGCGGGTTTCAACCGGCATTTTCCGGCGCTGTTTCAGATACACATCGAGATTTCTCCGGCTTTGGGCGTTCAGAAAACGAATCCCCTTGTGTCCTCCCTTGGCAAAGACAGTGATTTTCTTCTCCGCAAGATTCACGTCATCGACGCTGAGATGGACAAGTTCGGAGACACGGATGCCGGTGTTGAGAAAGAGGCTCACAATGGCAAAGTCACGGAAGGCTTTCTTCCCCCTCGTATTCGAGATGGCCTTGAGGAGCCTCTTTTTCTCGACATCGGTAAGCACGTCCGGCGCGGGTCGTTCCACGTGCCGGATGCGTATGGAGGCTGTGGGATTGGACGGGATGTGGCCGGACGCGGCGAGCCAGTTAAAGAAGGACTTCAACGAGGTCTTCACCTTGTTTACGGAGCCTTCGCTTTTAAGGCCGCCGTCCGCCATGCGGGTCACCGATGGGGACACGAGGAACTCGTTCAATATATCCGCTGTAACTCCGGAGACCACCGGGCATTGGAGACGGTCCGCAAGGAACCGCTCCAATTGCCCGAGGTCACGGAGGTACGATGCGACCGTATGCGGTGAACGCCCGTCAGCCCGCAGTTTCGTCTCGAAGAGTTCAATCGCCCTGCGGGGCGTCAGCGGCGTTTCCGGCATCGGCGTCTGTTCCCTCCTGTGCGCGTCCTTTCTTCATCTCGGATTTCGGAAGCGGGACTTCCGTGAGGTATCCATGCTCCTGCGCCCAGACGAGCATCATGCGGAACACGCGCTTGTTCTGGGTCACCGTTATTTCGCTCTTCGCCTTGCCGTTCGGCTTCTTGAGAAGCGCGTCGGACTTGAAGAATGTTCCGATGGTCGCCGGGGTGAGTTTGCCGAGCGGCTTGTCCGCGCCGAAGTGGGTGGCGACGTTCTCGAGGCACCGTCCGTACACCGCGACCGTGCGCTCGTTCTTGCCCTCGTCCGTCAGATACTTCAGGAATGCGGGGATTGCTTTCTCAAACGTGATTTCCTTCGCTTTTTTCGTAGCCATTGTGTATGGCCTCCTTTTGTTTTTGTTCTTTCTCTTTCGCCGGGTCTTGACCCGTTTGTAAAACCGCGTTTCGCCTCCTTTCGTTGTAATCGCGGTCACATGTTGGAGCCGGGGCGCGGATAAGCCAAGCCAATTTCAAAAAAAAGATTTGGGGCAATCCGGGGGCGCAATTTTCAAAGCGCAAAAGGACATCTGAAGGTGATTCGCGGGTGGACTTTTTCCCGCGGCGGGGTTGCCCGATTCCAGGAGACAGTTTGAACAACATCGAAATGCCAAAAGACCATCGCGCCATCGGACGCATTCTGCGCAACCCGCGGCTCTGGGGAGAACACTACCTCAAGGACCGCGACGGCGGCGCGCGCCGCTATTGGGCGCATCAGAATGAAGACTTGGAATGCCCGGCGACAAACATCATCCATCTCGACGGGCGCGATTCCGGGAAGACGGTCGACATCGCCACGCTTGCTCTCCATCACGCGTTCGTAAAGCAAGGCGGCTCCGTTCTGGTTGCCGCGCCGCATCAGGGCCCGGTGGAAACCATCGTCGAGGAAGTCGAGTTCCAGATCGAGAACAACTCCGACTTGCAGTCGAGCATCGCGGTCAATGCGCAGGGACGCCCGAAGATCACCCGGAAGCCTTATTTCAAAATCGAGTTCACGACCGGCGCGGTGATTTACTTCCGACCGGCTGGCGCTTACGGCGATCCGTTCCGGTCATTGCACGTCGATCTGGTTCTTGTCGACGAGGGCGCCTGGCTCACTGAGAAAGCATGGAAGGCGCTGAGGCAATGCCTGAAGGCAGGCGGTCGGATGCGGATTTATTCGACGCCGAACGGTCTGCGCGACACGACCTATTACCGGCTCACGCATTCAAAGAAGTGGAAAGTTTTCAGATGGCCGTCATGGCTGAATCCGAACTGGACGCCCGAGCGCGAGGATGAACTCGTCGAGTTCTACGGCGGCAGGGACACGGCGGGATGGCAGCACGAGGTCGTGGGCGAACATGGCCGTCCCAGCTACGGCGCGTTCAATCTCGAACATCTCACCATCTGCCGACAGAACATTCCGGAGTATGAGTGCGTCGAGATCACCGGCGAGGAACTGAAAGATTGCGAGAACGAGGAAGCGGTCGCCGAACGGCTGGACATGCTTCTCAACCTCGCGCCTGCGGAAGGGCTGTTCTATGTCGGGGGCGATTTGGGGTATACCAACGACCCGACGGAAATCGTCATCTTCAGAGAGGTGTCGGAAAATGAAAAACCTGTTCTTCGTCTTGTGCGCCGCATTCACATGGAGCATGTGGCCTATCCTCATATTGCCCTTGCAATCGCTTTGATAGACAGATATTTCAATGCCGCCGGGATTGGCGTGGATGCGGGCGGCAACGGACTCTCCGTGGTTCAGGAATTGACCGCGCTGGATAAATATAAGGAACAGAATCTCGCGCCGCGGCTTCGCGGATACAACTTCGGAAGCTCCGTGGTCATCGGCGAGAACGACGGGCAGGAAATCAAAAAGAGATGCAAGGAATACATGACGGCCCTGATCAACAAGGGATTCCAGGCGCGTCAGATCATACTTCCCGATTCGGATGTCGAGATCGAAAGCCAGTTCACCACACACACGTATTCAATGAAAACGGGGAACGTCATTTATTCGAAAGGTAATGATCACATAATCGACGCCGTGCGATGCGCCGTGATCGTTCGGGAACAGGAACGGCTGGACGGGATAGGCGGCGTCCTGGGCGACCTGCCTCTGCCCGTCATGACCAATCCGATATTCATTTAAAAGGAAGCACGGAATGACCGATCAGGAACTCATAAAAGAAAAAATGGAGAGCGTCACGGACCTGCTGTTACGGAAAAACCGCGACTATGGCAGCAGCTTCCGAAAGCCCGGCATTCTCTCCGGAGCTCTCGACGCGAAATCAAAACTGCTCGTCCGCATCGACGACAAACTCGAGAGGTTAGGAAACCTGCTCGACAAAGGAACGGACGGAGACGTGCCGAATGAAAGCATGTCCGACACCGTGACCGATCTCATCGGCTATTTCGTTCTCGTCGGAATTCTGCTCGATGAACAGAGACAGGCCGGACGCCCCATGAGCGTTGCCGAAGCGCAGGGGCGACAGGACAACACGCAAACCGGAGCAACCGAGTGAAAAAAAACAACGGGAACAACAACCGGCATCGAAGCGGCAACAATACCACGGGTCTGACCATGATCGGCTCGAATATGGGAACAGCCGCCGAACTGAACTCCTCCGCGTTCAGTGCTCAGTCCGTGAGCGACGCCATCCCGAAAACGTTTGAGGAGCGCGCGGCCAAGGCATGGCAGTTCTACACCGAGGAGCCCATCGTCCAGAACGCGATCAACTCATGGCGCACGTTCGCCATCGGAGATGAAATCCAGTTCAACTGCGACGACGAGGACGTGAAATGGGAAGCCCGCGAGTTCGCCGCCCGCGTGCAGTTGAACAAACTCATCAAGGACAGCGTCCTCCAATGCCTCGTTAAGGGCGAGACCGTCTGTTTCAAACGCCCCACAAAAGACGGCAAGGACATCGAGGAAGTGGTCTGCGTAAATCCGATCAGCGTGAAGGTGAAATACGAGAACGGCAAACTCGTCGAAGCGAAGCAGACGCCTGAAACCGGAAGCGGCGAGCCGATTGATCTGCCGCTCGAGCAGACCCTGCACATCAAGTGGAACGCGCCGTCCTATTCTCCCCGGGGCAATTCGATGGTTGTTACGGCGTTCGAGTCAATCGAACTGCTGAGGGACTACCGCAGTGCCGAGCGCGCCGTCGCCAAGCGATGGACGACTCCGCTCCGGTTCATACAGGTTGGCGGGCAGTTCGGACAGAAGACCATCGTACCCGATCAGCGGAGTCTGAATAGTGTTCGGGACATGCTTAACCGGATGGATATGAAGGCGGGACTCGTCGTTCCGTTCTATGTGAAGGCAGAGACTTACGGTACCGAGGGACAGGTGCTGGATACCGAAAAGAAAATCAAGGAAATAAAGGAAGACATCATCATCGCGCTCGGGCTGGCAAAATCTCTGATCACCGGCGACGGCCCTAACTTCGCAACCGCGTCCATCGGCATGCAGAAGATGATCGTCATGCTGAAAGAAATCAAACAGGTCGCACGCGACATCCTGAACTGGATTTTCGCGGACTGGCAGAAGCTCAAAGGATACGAGGAAAAAAACATCAATTACATCTTCAACGATCTCGATCTGACGAACGAGGTGGACTTGAAAAAGCTGTACATCGAACTCTTCGACCGCAAACTCATCTCGAAGAACAGCCTTCAGATCAAGATGGACCTGAATCCGGAAGTGGAAGATTCACAAACACAGGCCGAGTCAAAGAAACCGTATGATCTTTCGGACAATAAAACGGCGGAAACGGTTATGAAGTTCTTGGAATCCGGTGTCATTTCAATTGGAAAGGCGCAGGAATTGTTCGGCTTCGATAAAGAAAAAGACCGCCCGGCTACCGCCGACTGGAATTACAGGCCGCCCATGGTTACCGGCGCGGTGGAGTTCGACACGATCTGTGACGAGTGTGAGTTTTTCGACGATGAAAATAACTGGTGCGACGCGAACAACCGGGACACCCGGTTCGATTCCCGCGCCTGCACCTCGTTCGAAAGAAAACGCGCAAAGGAAGGATGCGGATGCAAGCAGTAGCTGTTGAAAAAACACTGCGCGACCGGATTGTCGAGGCGACGCTCGTGTCTTTGCACGAACGCGACCTCTATTCCGAACAGACGGTGTCCCGCGTCCTGGATTCGCTTCAACGCTCCGAAAAGGACGTTAAGGCGAGCCTTCTTTATTACGCAAACCTCGGTTCACTTCCCGAGGGCAAAGCAATAAATCAGGTGTCGCTCCGGAAACTCCAACAGCAGATCAGGGAACACATCCGCACCGTCCGCGATGAACATTCACTCATCATGAAGACCGCCGTCAAGGAGAGTTACAGGTCGGGCATTCACAGCGGCATCGGCGATCTCGTCCGGGCACAGATGCCGTTTTACCGCGACCTCACGCCGGATGGCATAAAACAATGCGGCAGCAACATCTTCACGCTCATCGACAAAGACGCGCTGGACTTCATGGCGAACTACAACGTGCAGCTCGCCGGGGACGTGTCCCGCGAATTGACTGACGGGATCAACCGCGCGATCCAGACAGGCATCGCCTCCGGCCGCAGTGTCCCGGAAATCGCGAAAGACATCGGGCGCGTGGTCAAAGACCCAGAAGAATTCAGAAAAGCAGGAAAGACCGTTTTCAAGACGGCGCAGTACCGGATGGAAATGATCGCCCGAACGGAAACTCTACGGGCGCACAATCAGGGCCGCATGAAGTTTTACAACACGGTCGGCGTGACGAAAGTCGAATGGATGGCTGTCGGTGACGAGCGTGAATGCCCCGTGTGCCGGGAACTGGACGGGAAAATATTCCCGATAGACAAAGTGCCGAATATTCCCGCTCATCCACATTGCCGGTGCCAGATTCTGAACGCCTATCCATCCGACATCTGCGGCGCTAAACATCTCGGCGCAACCGCCGCGCCCGCGGAAGCCGCCTGCATCCTGTCGCCGCAGACCATCGAGGATATGGCGAAGGAAAAACAGTCCGAGGCAATCAAGATCGGGCAGTACATGTCAAAAGGCGAATGGGAGAAACTCACAATCAAGCAGCTTCAGGATCAGGCCAAGGCGAACGGCATCTCCATCGCCCGAACCAAGGCCGACTTCCTCGATATTCTCAAACAGAAAACCGGAACCGATTTCTCGCACCTGTCCGGCAAAGACCTGCAGGCGCTCATAAAAGAAAACAAAATCGCCGCCCTGCGAAACAAAGACGACCTGATCAATCTGTTGAAGGCGAAAGCAAAACAGGAACAAGCGCCGGATTTCGCTTCCATGCCGGTGTCGAAATTGAAGGAACTCGCGCAGGAAAAAGGAATCTCCCTCAACCTTACCAAACAGGAAGTCATCGACATCCTCGATGTGCTGGAACCCGGCGTGGACCACAGCGGTCTGTCCGGGCAGGCGCTCATCGAGGCGAAAACGAAATTCAATCTCCCGATCCTCAAAACCAAGGAACACCTCGTCAAGGCGCTGGAGAAAAACTTTAAAGAGGAAATCGGAAAGAAGGTCACGAAGGAAGCCGTCGTTCAGGTCGCAGAGGAAACAATCAAAAAGGAAAAGGACCAGATCGTCTCCCTGCTGGACGCCGTGAAGGTGTCCGCCGACCCGAAGGATTACCAGTCGGTTCTCTCCGCGATCAAGGACGCAGAATCATACCTCGGTAAAGGCGGGTTCTCCGTCGACGACGCTTACCTGAAAGAGAAAGCGTCTGAAATCGTAAAAAAGAAAGCAGAGTTCAAGGCAAAGATTCAGGCGATGAATTCGAAGGAATTGAAAGACCTCGCCAAGCAGAGCAAGATCACGCACTGGCAATGGGGATCGAAAGACGATTTCATCGCGCTTTTCACCGAGACGGACGACGCGGCAATTCAGGCCGCGAAGGACGGCATCGAAACCAAGTGGGCGAAGTGGGCCGAGAAATATGGAAAGAAGCCCGCCGCTGGAGTCCAGGCGCCGCCGCCCAAAGCGCCGCCGAAACACACGCCGCAACCGGCCCCGGAGCCGGTCGCGCCGACAGTCCTTCAAAAACCGCACGCGGACCTGTCCTCCGGTTTCGCAAAAGTCGATTCCGACTGGGACACGCTGGACAAGGCAAAGGCTTTCAAATATTCGAAGGACGCGAAATCGCTCGGCGGCGCGCACGAGAAATATACCTATATTGACGAACACGGTGACGAGTGGCTTTTCAAACCAACGGATAAATTCATCGCGCACGGCGAAGAGATGGGCTACCGAATCGCCCGGCTTATTGATCCCGATGCCGTCGAGGTGCGTTTCATCGAAATTGACGGGCGCTCCGGCTCCATCCAGCGACTGGTTAAGAACGTCAAATCAGAGGCGTCGTTCCGGGACATCCCCATCGGCAAGCTGTCTCCTTCAGAGATCGAGGCCGTCCAGCGCGAACATATTCTCGACTGGCTCATCTCGAACCACGACGCGCACGCCAAGCAATTTGTCCGCGCCGCGGACGACAAAGTTTATGGAATCGACAAAGGCCAGACGTTCAAGTTTCTCGGCAAGGATAAACTCGGCATTTCTTACCATCCGAATTCGATGGAGGCCGAGCCGATCTACAACACGCTGTTCCGGGCATATCAGAACGGCGAGATCGACATTGACCTGCAGGCGGCGCTCAAAACCATCCAGCGCATCGAGAAAATTCCGGACTCTGAATATACAGAAATCATCCGGCCCTACATCGAGGGACGTTTCGGGGCAAAGGCAAGCGCCGCGAAAGACGAGTTCTACCGGCTGGCGCTGGAGCGCAAAAACAACATCCGCCGTGACTTCGAGAAGTTTTATAACGACCTGCACAAGGCGCGCTTCAAAGCCGAGTTCCGGTTCCAGGACGACGTTAAAACGATGCGGAAGCTGTCCGGGGAAGACGAGACGATTCTGCGCGACGCGCAGGCGATGAAGGGTCAGGGAAAAGCCATGCGCCTCGACGTTGACGACATCGAGGATCAGAACGCGCTCGTTTTCACACAAAAAAACATGCAGGGCAAAGAAGAAACGGTTATCCAATTCAAACTGCGCCCCGATTCGGAAAAGAAACTGCTCGACGCGCTCGGTGAAAAAGGCAGCGCCATGAAAGGCCTCGCCACCGGAGACACGCTGCCCGAAGACACCTTCTACGACAAAATCCTGTCCGGCGCGAAAACCGTTAACCACCACGTGGACAGCGGCGATTTTAAATATAACGCGGACACGCTGGATGAAATAAGGAAGATCATACCTGACCTTGAGAAGCTGGCGAAGTCGGGAAAAACGGCGTCCATCCGTGACATGGCCGAGGAATACAGAAAGGCATGCGAAGCCGTTCTGGATGCCGCAAAAAACAATACAAAGTTCCCCGGCAAGATCGAGCAGTACACCGCGAAAAAACATCTCATCGCACAAGAGGCGAAGCCGGAACCGAAAAAAGCAGGCTTCCGCTTCCAGAAAACAAATATCAAACTGGACCAGCACCAGTGCCGCAACGGTGAAATCCACGTCGTCAAATCCGATGCGGATTTGAATGTGATCTTCGGACGGAGTTCTGGGTTCAGCCGGGGTGTGCAGTACCGGATCGAACTCGACGACGGCGTGGTCATGGACTACCGCCCATGGGACTCATCCAATCCTTATGCCGTTCAGGGACAGGTGGAAATCCGCGTCACCGGCAAAGTCGCGGCCCCGGAACGGTTTGAGGCCATCCTCGACCGGCTCGATCAACTCGGAATCAACTCCGTGCCCGCGAGCGCCGAGGACGCCGAGATCATGTACCTTCAGAAACAGGCATATCTTCTGAAGAAAGACACGTCCGCCGCGTGGAAAAAGATGGGACAGAAGATGGACTCATCGAACGCGACCAAGGCCGAGCGTATCCAGGCGATGCGGAAGTTCTGGTCGGATGAACTCGGCGTGGACGATGTGACGAAAATACCCGGTTACGATCCGGTCGGAAATTATGAACTCGGATTCAGTGACCCTTCCCGGCGCGCGGGATACCGGCACCAGATGCGTTTTGATCTTACGGACGAGATGCTGGATCGGGAACTGAAGGGATACGGGCTATATCACAACGTCACGGACAGCGGGAATGTCGAAGACCTCGTGAAGACGGTGCTCGATAACAACGGCAACATGGTCTCGACCGTCGAGAAAATCCGCATCGGCGTGAAGCCGGGCGGCATGTCCCCGGTAAGCGACATGGGAACGGGCGGCGCGTCGTACTTCTTCACCCGCGTTCGCAAGTTGCCTGTATCCGGTCGGGGAAGCACGGGCCTCTATTTCAAAAAGCGGCTCCTTCGCCGGATGGACGCTATCACTTACGACCACGACGCGTTCGGCAAGGTTGTTGACGATTACGTTCGCCGCAAGCGTCTGGCGGGCATCGAGGATTACAAGCGGCTCGCTTCCGGAGGCCGCAGCGACGAGACGATTTTCAAATACACTGTGTCGCTCGTGGATGAAATCGACGTCATCAAAACAAGCGGCGCGGCGCAACGCGCAAAGGTCATCGAACTGTTCAAGAAGAAAGGCTTCTCAAAACTGCCGGATGGCCGGAAGATAGAGGAAGTGGTGCTCTGATGCAGCAGGAACTCGAAGCCGTGAAACAAAAGATGCAGGAGAAGATCGACGGGATAACCGCGCCCGGGTCCGTTGTGGTTGTGGACATAGGAGGCTCTGATTCCGTCCGCATCCTCGTGGATCGGTTCGACATCCTGTTCGCCCGCCCCGTCATCGGCGCGGACGGCTCCGTTTCCGGCCATTACTACTGGGCCGTGTGTTTTGAAATGGGCTTCGATCAGGGCGGACCACAGAACGTCCGGCTGTTCAAGATGGAGAACGTCAAAGAGGAACGCTCCGACCTGTTTCGGTTCCGGGATCACCGCGGGTATTCTTGTTTCATCGAGACCATCGACGAGATCGACGACGCCAAGAAAGCCGATTTCAAAAAGTGGCGGGAATACCGGAAACAGAATCAGAAGGCATTCGACAGGTTGTATCAGAATTTCACCGACGAGGCGATGGAAATGGCGCTCAACTGGGAGAAACCACTCTGATGAACATTTGCTATTTCATCGAATACAAACGTCCCGACCCGAATAAATGGGAGTTGATTCCTATCGGTGTCTGGGCGCACGGCGTGGATGACCGTTCAGCGTTTGAAGTCGGGTATGTGCCGGGCTTCGGTGCTGAGGAATGGGACGCCCAGTGTGTGGTGAACCGGATCGTGGAACAGGGAATCAAGGAACTGCCGGAGGATTTCCTCGAACGTCACCGTGACGCCGTCCCCGTTTATCTCGGCTCGCGCACAAAGGCAATCGAAACAGATAAGTATGGAAGCGTGACGGAACTCGTAAACGATCTGCTTGAGCAGATAAGGAAAGGAAAAATCAAAAATGCATAAAATCATCGCTTTCCTTCAGAAGCTGCTCACGGAGCGTTTTTACGGACAGGTCGTGTTCCGGTTTGAGAACGGAAAAATCACGCATGTGGAAAAAATAAAAACGGAAGCGAAATGGGAGTTTAAGAACTTGCCGGAATAACTTAACGAAAAATTCAGTCCGGAAGTATTGAAAGCCGAGCCCGGTAAGTAAGTCCGGAAGCGTCGGCCCAAGCCCGGTAACAAGCGAGAGATCGCATGTTGCCGGGCTTTTTATTTTCCCGCGAGGTGTACGAATGGAAATCGAATTCAAAACAGACCTTGAGAGAATCAGCTTCCTTCTCGAAGCAGACGCCGAACTGCGTCTCGGACTTCTCGCCGCCGAGGGCAAGCTGGAACTCGTCACCGAGGAACTGCCCGCTGATGAGCGCCCGAAGTATATCACCAACTTCATCGGCTCGAAGCAGAAACTCGTCGACTGGATATGGAGCAACACTCCCGAAGACGCGGAATCCGTCCTCGACGCGTTTTCCGGCTCGTCCGTCGTCGGCTACATGTACAAAACCAAGGGGCTGCAGGTCTTTTCCAACGACCGGCTGTCCTACTGCTATCATGCCGCCCGCGCCATAGTCGAGAACAACAACACCCGCCTTTCTGAAAAGGACATCGAGGGGCTTCTCAAAGATCACAACTCCGACGCCGGGACATTCATCCAGAAAAACTTTCACGGCATTTTCTTCAAGAATGACGTCCTCGCGCTCCTGGACGTGCTTCGCGCCAACATCGACGCGTTGTCCGGCACCCAAAAAAGCATGGCGCTTTTCGCGCTGGGCAAGACGTGCATGTCCGGCGGCGGGTTCGGGCATTTCTCGTCCAGCACAAAAGGCGGACAGCGGCACTACACCGTCGAGAGTTTTATTGAGCATTACCGGGACAACCTGCTCCGCATCAACGCGCTCGTTTTCGACAACGGCAAGGAGAACAAAGCGTTCAACGGCGACATCCTCGACACCGCCCCGAAAGTCAAAGCCGATCTTGTCTATTTCGATCCCCCGTATGCCACGCAGTTCAGTTCCACGAACTACGAGAAGTATTACCACTTCGTGGAAGGCTTGATGGATTACTGGAAGGACAAGGAAATAGACCACACAAAAAAAATCCGCAATTACAAAATCGAAGACCCCGGCGTAACACCCGTGACCGCGAAACAGTTCTTCACGGATTTCCTCGCCGCGTCGAAACACATCCCGAACTGGCTTATCTCCTACCGCGACAACGCATATCCGACCGAGTCCGAGATCAAGGGGATCGTCGCCGACCTCGGCAAAGAGTCCCGCATGAAATCGAAAGATCACAAATATCAGCTCGCGGGCAACAACCGCGGGGGCGAGCCCTCGAACGCGAAAGAGCGGCTCTTTGTGTGCGCCGATGAAAGTGAAGACGCCGCGCAACTGTCCGCCGCCGCCAACATGGAGGACATCGCCGACCTGTCTCTCGACGCCGACTTTGATCCCGATCTTCTGAGCGCCATCGCGGGCAAGACGGACAACGTACTCGTGACCGGATATATCGGGAACAAACACTTCGTAATGAACTGGATAGACAAGAACTTCCCGAAGGACGCCAAGTCTCTTTTTGATGCTTTTTCCGGCGGCGCTAACGTCGCCTACTTCTACAAGCGCAAGGGGCTGCGGGTAACGACCAACGACATCATGTCCTACCCGTACCACATCGCCCGCGCCGTCATCGAGAACAACAACGAGACCCTCTCCGACGAGGAATTCGCCGCTCTGCTAGAGAAAAACCCCGACGCCGGAACTTTCATAACCGATACCTTCTACGGCTATTACTACACGAAGCCGATCCTCCAGCTTCTCGACAACGTCTGGGCAAACGCCCAGAAACTGAAGGGATACAAAAAAGACATCGCGCTCGCCGCGCTCGGACACACCTGCAAGGCAAAGGCCGTGTTCGGGATGTTCAACCGCAGCAAGATGAACCGGACGCGGAAGATCAACGATCTTGACGAGGGCTATCACTCTTCGAGCATCGGCAACATCCCGCTTTCGGAATTTGTCTCGTCCTTCAAAAAATACGTTCGTCAAATCAACGGTCTCATCTATGACAACGGGCAGGAGAACAAGGCGCACAACGGGGACATTCTGAAAATCCTGCCGGAAGTGAAAGCCGACGTCATTTACTGCGACCCGCCTTATATCACTGAATTTGGCAGCAACGATTACGAGACCTACTACCACTTCGTGGAAGGTCTCATGACGTGCTGGAAGGACAAGGAACTTTTCGACTCTCCCCGACGCAACTTCGCGTCACGCACCAAGTACAACAAGGAGAGCATTGCTGAACTGATCGGCAATGTCGTAACAGCGGCGGCAAAGAGGTTTCCGCACATTCTCATCAGTTACCGGGACAAGGCGTTCCCGAACGAGAAGGAACTCAAGGGCATGGTCGCAGAGTCCTTCGGCGACGTCAGAGTGAAACGCATCGCCACGGAATACGGCCTCGTCAGACGCGAATCCAACGCGGGCGGCAAATATACGAACGAGCTTCTGTTCATCGGGAAAAAGACCGCCTCAGGCGCTGTCGCTGGCGCGGCCAAGGCCGAGCGCGAAGATGACGACATCCTCGAGGCTGTTGCCGCTTCCGTCCCGAACGGAAACCACACGACCGTCATCGGCGACATCCGGCTCTCCGAAGTGAACCTGCTCGCAGCCGAAGGAATCAGCCTGTCCGACAACAACGTCCAGGGCGACAAGGAATTCAGTTTCATCCTCACGCACGCGGGTCCGAACAAGAACGGCGATTTCTTCACGGTAGAGGAACTCTCCGCACGTCATCAAACAGCGATCAATAAAAAGATTGACCTCAAGCACTCGCAGGACTTCACGGACATCGTGGGCGGCGTCACAGCGAGTGACTTCGTGCAGGAGCCGGACAAAGCGTGGGTGGAATGCGTCGGGGAACTCTACATCAACGACAACATCAATTCGCGCCTCGCTTACAAGCTGATCAAGAAAGGCATCATCACGCAGGTCTCGATGGAGTGCGATTACGAGGAAGGCGAATGCTCGATCTGCGGCAAGCGCGTGCGCAGCAAGGCGGACTACTGTCTGCATCTGAAGAAATTCAAGGGAGGTGAGTTCAAAGGACAGCCGGTTTACGAAATTCTCCACGGCATCACTTTCACCGGTCTGGGACTTCTGGACCGCAAGGGCGCCGACGAGAACGCAAAAATAAAGCAGGTTGCGGAAAAACATACCAATGAAGGAGGTAACGACAGAATGGACGGAGAAAACAAGAATCCCGAAACCGATGAAACCGAGGCGGCGAAGAAAAACGCGCCCGGTGGCGGCGGTGGCAATGACGCCCGCGTCAAGGAACTCGAGAAGGAGAACAAAGACCTGAAGGATCAGCTCGATCTGCTCCAGAAGGAACTGGACAAGATCAACGCGGAACAGGCGGCTGCCGCGCGCCGGACCCGCGCCGAAAAACTTGTCCTCGAGATGGAGAACCGGGGCGTCGATTTCGCGGACGAGGAAGACCGCGAAAGTGAGAGGAAACGGATCGCCGGGCTCGGCGATGATGCGTTCGAAGCGACCGAAGCCGCGGTCAAGCGCGTCAAGAAGAAAGACCCGAAAGCCGATCCGAACGCCGACATGAAACCGGAAGACAAGGAGAAGGACAAGAAGCTCCCGGCCAACAAAGGCAAGGCGGACTGCGGCTGCGGCATGAGCGCGGACGCGAGCGTGAGGCCCGCCGATGTGCAGGACGGAAAAGTGCCTCTCGAAGACCAACTGAAAGACGGCTTCATGGCGGCGTACAACGAGCGCGTCGGCGCTGCCAACTGAAAAAAAAGAAAGGAAAACGGAGGTAACCCATCATGGCATATCTCAATGCAAACCATCCCGGCCTCGCCTACGGCGACGGATACATCCAGGGCGCGGGCGGCATGGGGCAGTTCGTGAAGGCGGTCGGCAACGACACCTTCGCGGTGAACACCGATCCGGCGGTCCCGTCCGCGGGCGTCCTGATGAAGGACTACGTCGACGGCGAAATGCCCACATTCTGGTGCAACGGCGGCGTGTACGAGACCGACGTGTTCAGCGGCACGATCAACCCGAACGAGCTTCTGAAGATCGACGGAACCGGCAAACTCGTCGGCGGCGGCACGAGCGCCAACGCGGTCGCCCAGGCGATCAGCGTGGCCGGCGGACTTCTGAAATTCAAACTGCTCGTTTAACCCAAAAGGAAGGAGGAACAACCCAGCATGGAAACGAAAAAGGTCAACACGAACTCGCAGGAGTTCATGGAAGCGATGGGCAAGCTGATGCGCGAGGCGCTGGAATCGCCCGAGGGCATGAGGGCGCTCGCGGCCGCCATCGCCGCGCCCATCGCGGCTGACATCGCACGCAAGGAAATCACCTCGCTTCTGCTCACGAAGCACAACCTGCCCAAAGGCGAGCGCGCCGTCTATCAGAAGAAACCGGCTCTGAAGGCGTACTGGATTTCGAAGGAAGGCGAAGCGCGGGAGCAGGAAATCGGCAAGGACGAGATCGAAATCCCGACGCACCGCGTCCACAGCGCCCCGATGGTCGACATTTCAATCCTCAAGCATGGCAACATCGGCACGCTCACGGACATCCAGACGGCGTCCTCGGATGAAATCCGCAAGGAGATCGACAAGCGCACGATCACGGTCATCTCCACCGCCGTGCCCGCCGAGAACGTTGTCACTATCTCCGGCGGTGTTCTGACCGAGGACAGCCTCAACGACGCCATCAGCATCCTCGAAGACAAGGAACTGACCGTGAAGTACATCGTGCTTCGCGGGAAACGCTTCAATGAGATGCGGGCGTGGGATCTCGACCCGGTCACCCAGCTCGAACTGCGCCAGAAAGGCATCATCAAGGTGTACGGCGGCGCGAACGTGCTGCTTACCTCGGCGGCGGACGTGAATGAAATCCTTCTCATCCCCGACGAGGAAATCGGCAAGATGCCCATCCGCGAGCCGCTCACGGCGGAAGCCATCGACAAGAAACTCAAATTCAAAACCGGCTGGCTCATCTGGAGCGAACTCGGCATGGGCGTCACCCGCCCGGACATCGTCTCCAAGGTCGTCATACAGCCGTAAGCGGAGGAGGAACGCATGGTCAAGATCAGAAATCTCACACCGGGCATCCTGCACATCCCCGCCGCGAAACTGCGCCTGCAGGGGCACGCGGTCACGGATGCGCCGGAGATCACGCCCGACATTCAGAAGCAGATCGACGCGGGCCGCATCGCGGTCGTCACGGACGGGGAAGATGTGAAAGCGCCCGCGCCAAAGCTGCCTGAGCAGCCCGCGGATTTCGACAAGCTGGACGAGCAGGACGCCATCGAGTACGTCGAGGACGAGACCGACCCGAAGGTGATCCAGTCCATTCTTCAAACCGAACAGCGCGGCGGCGTCATCGACGCGCTCAAGGGACGCCTGAAGGAGATCGGTGATGCTCGCAAGTGACCTCGTCGCATTACTGCGGCTCGACATAGGGGACACCGCTGGGGAGATGCTCGGAGACGAGTATCTCACCCGGTGCGTGACCCGGGCCGTGTACGCGGTGAACAAGGACTTCGGCAAATCGTTCGCCGTGAGCGCCGGGGACATCGCGCCCGACCCGTCCGGGGAGGAGCAGGAATACCTTCTTCTGAAGGCGCACATCAACGTCTGCTCGCTCATGCGCTCTATCACCGCGAACAACTTCTCGTTCCAGAGTGGCGACAAGCAGGTGGACAAGACCAAGCAGCCGTCGTTCTGGGCGGACCTTCAGGGCGATCTGGAGAAGGATTACAAAGAGCGCGCGAAGAGCGCCGCTTCCGGCAACGACGGCGGCGGTGTCGTGGACGACCCGGACAACGGGATCATGGCCGCGCCCGCGGTAACGCGACAAGCCAGAGAATGCACCAGATGCGACGTCAAAATCTCGGAAGGTAAACGATGAGCGTTTTTGAAGATTCGAGATACGAGAAGGTGTTCGTTTACACGAGGCGGTTCCGTGACTTCGTGCGGAACACGCTCACTTTCCGTGAGATCGACCGCGAGATACCGGATGGGAGCATTCTGCACACCGTGACTGAGACTGACCGGATAGACAACATCAGCTATCAGTATTACGGCACGCCGGATTACTGGTGGTACATCCTCGACCGGAACCCCGGCGTGGATGCCCTCGATCTTCCGGTCGGAAAACAGTTATGGATACCGCCGCTTCCGCAGGAGATATGAAATGGCTGTCGTAAACGTCACATCCGCATCCTTCGCGTCGCCGTACTTCGAGATCACGCTCGGCTCGCACGCGCTCTCGCCGGAGGAGTTGTCGCTTGTCATGGATGTTGAGATCAAGGACGAGATCGAGGAAAAGGATACAGCGACGGTTACGGTTAATGACCCATTCTTTCAGTTCCAGAAGATCGCTTCGAAAGGAATGTCGGTTCGCATTGTCGCGGGCTATTTCATGGGAAAGACCAAAGAGTTCATCGGAGAGATTTCCGGACTCACGCCACAGTTCCCGGAATCGGGACTGCCATCTCTTTCCATCGAGTGTTCGGCGAAATCGAAAAAGGGACACGAGGGACAGGTGAACAAAGCGTGGAAAAAAATGAAACGCTCCGAGATTGCAAAAAAGATCGCCGGGAAACACGGCTGGACGCCGGACGTGGATGAAACAAAGGAAATTGTCGAACAGGAATCACAGGCCGGGGAATCCGACGTGGACTTCCTTCGAAAGATGGCGCGGAAGGAAAACTTCACTTTTCGGGTCAAGGGAAACACGATGCAGTTCAAAAAAGCGCCCGACCTCGATGATCAATCGCCGGTCGCGGTGTTCGATTACCGCATCGGGAACCACACGGTGAAGAGTTTCTCGCCCCGGTACGCAAGCGATGAAACCGGCAAGGACGTCGAGGGTGCGACGATAAACAACAAATCGAAAGAGACGGTCAAAACGAAAAATAAATCGAGCGTTGCCAAGCCGCAGGGAACCAAGGACAGCGGCACGGTGAACCGGGGCAAGGCCGAAACGCTCTATCCGTCCGAAAAAGCAAACGCGAGGAAATCCTGAAATGCTGCCCGTCGAACCACATGGCGTTTCAAACAAAGACGCTATTCCGAAAGCCCCCAAGGGTGGCGCTATTTCCGGCGTGGGCACGGGCGGCGGCAATAGCGAAGTCGAGACTACGCATTATTTAAAGGATAACGAGATCGGCGGCGCGCTGCCGGATACGCAGGAAGGACTCGACTCCGCTTCGGGCGCAAAACATTACAAAAATGAAAAAGCAATGGAAGGCTCGCTCACGCTCGTTCGGGGATTTCCGCAGATCAATGCCGGGGACAAAATAACGATCCTCGGCGTGGGGCCGGTATTTTCCGGCGCGTGGATAGTGAAAACACATACGCTGAAGGTGTCGCAGGACGGATGCCAGAGTACGCTCGAACTCACGCGCAACGCGGTCGGGAATTCAGGCGGCGGGTCTGAAACGAGCGGCGGGTTCGAGACTGACAAGATGAAGACAAATAACACGCCTCTCAATGGCGATAACTTTTCGGAGATGTGACATGCCGTCGTTTGTCGGGAAATATCGCGGGATCGTCGAGGACAACAAAGACCCGGAACACCGGGGACGCCTGAAGTGCAAGTGCCCTCAGGTATTCGGCGATGAAGTCCTGGACTGGGCGCTCCCGTGCATGCCTTACGGCGGGGATTCCGGCACGGGCTTCTTTTCCATCCCCAAGAAGGGATCGTCCGTCTGGCTCGAGTTCGAGCAAGGTGACGCGAACCGGCCCATCTGGGTCGGAATATGGTGGGCAGCGCCGGAGGATAAGACAGAAGCGGCGGACGTGACGCACAAAAAGGAAAAGCAATCGTCGGGTCCGTGGGACGAGGCCGAAACCGGCGACGCGAAGCGGGATGTTCCCGACAACCACGCATGGCAAACGAAATCCGGCCACCGCATCGAACTCGACGACACGGACGGCCAGACGAAAATCAAAATCACCGACCGCAAGGGCCAGCACATCATGATCCGGTCGGAGGACGGGAAAGAAAAAATCTATCTGAAGGACGCCGCGGACAACAGGTTTCTACTCGACGCCACATCCGGCAAGCGCCGCATCCTCATGCAGGATGGCGCGGGAAGTGTGGTTCTGCTGGATGCTGAAAAAGGAGATGTCTGCATCGCGTCCGCGAAAGACCTGTCCCTTCTCGCCGGAGAGAACCTTTATGTCGGTTGCAAGAACAACCGAGAGGAAACGGTCGGCGGCAACCACAACGTCTCGGTCATGGGAAGCGGCGATTGGGATGTCGCCGGCGCGTTGAAGTTGGCGAAGTCTTCCGGCGATGTGAACATTGCAAGCGGAAGCAAAGCGGCGGCGCGCACGGATGACCCGCTCGCGGCCGCGACGGAAACCGCTGGCGGGTCCGCGCCCCATTCGCACGGCCTGTCTTCCGGCAAAGTCGGACAGGGTTCATCGAAAGTAAAAATCGGGTGATCACATGAGTTCATGCACCGACAACTTGAAAGATTTCCTCGGCGACGAGTTGAAATCAAAACTCGGCGACGTCCTTAAAGATGCGACCGACAGTTCTCCGCTTGGACTCGCGCAGAAAGCCCTCGGACAGGCGCAGAAACTCCAGGACACAAAATCCGTCGTGTCTCAGGGCATACAGTCATTCAAGCAACGAGTAGGATTGCCCGCGGGCCGGATGGACGGACTCGGCGGTCTCAATCTCGGTGAAATAAAACAAAAGGCCGACGCGCTGAAAGCAAAGGCACAGGAAGTGCAAAATAAGATCGCGGACTTTCAGTCGCAGTTTCCAGGATGCGCACTCGACCCGGATATCATGCAGACGATCAACACGGTCGCATCCATCGACACGAACCTTGATCCCATGAGTATGATCGACACGTCGAAACTGGACGGGGAAATCGCCGAGGCGCAGTCGAAGATCGAGGAAGCGACGGACATGCAGGCGCAGTCGGCGCGGCTTCAGGATATGTTCGGGGTGTCGTTATGAATCTTGGCTATCGGGGCATTTCGTTTCCGTTCCGTTTCAACGGCCTTGGGTCGGTAGCTTCCAGCACCGTTGAGACGGGCAACCCGGCGCACATCCTTGAAAGCATCCGGCAGATCATCGGCACGCGCCGGGGCGAGCGGGTCATGCGACCGGAGTTCGGAGCCGACGCGGACAATCTGGTTTTTTCTCCGCAGTCCAATTCCGGCATCCGCATCGCCACGCACAATATCGGCCAGCAGATACTCCGTTGGGAAAAGCGCGTCGATCTTCAGAAGGTTGAAATTACCCGCCTCGAAGACCTCGAAGCCGAGATCAATCTCGATGTCAGAATCAAAGTCACACGTGAAACCGAAGAAATGAAAATACCGATGAAGAAGGAAGATTAATCATGCCGGAACTCGATGTCAGCCGTCTCGTCAACTTTTCGAAGCAGATCGACTACACCAGCCTGGACTGGCTTTCCTTCCTGTCCGACATGGTGGATAAGATTCCGCAGCTCACGCCGGAATGGACGGATTACACTCCGTCTGATCAAGGCATGGTTGTTCTCGAACTGGTGTCTTTCATCCTCGACGCTCTTTCTTATCGGTGCGACGTGATCGCAAACGAAGCGTACATCCAGACAGCCGTTCTCCGGAAGTCCGTTCTGAACCTTGCGAAGATGATCGATTACACCCCGGCGCCTGCGGTATCGGCTGTCACAGATTTAATGTTTACGATAATGCCACAGACGATTGATTTTGTGATTCCTGCGGGAACACAGGTTTCCACCCAGCCGACCGGCGTCGAGGAAAGTTATGTGTTCGAGACAATGGACGACCTCATGATTCCGGCTGGGCAGACAACCGGTTCGGTCGCCGCAATCGAGGGGGAAACCAAGCGAGAAACACTCGGCAGCAGCACGGGACTTCCCGCGCAGTTTTTTGAACTGAGCTTCAAACCTCTCTCCTACGCGCCGGACGGCGCATGCTCGCTTGAAGTCTATGTCACGGAAAACGGCATCGAGGAACGCTGGACGCTCGTGCCGTCGCTTCTCGACAGCAAGCCGTCTGAAAAACACTGCGAAATCGAGATTGACGAGAACGATATTGGGACTGTGAATTTCGGGGACAACCAGAACGGCAGAATCCCCGCTCCGGGAACGAACAACGTCCGCGCTGTTTATCGTGTCGGTGGCGGCGCTCACGGCAACGTCGGCGCGAACAAGATAAACCGGATGGTGTCGAACATCTCCGAAGTGTCGTCCGTGGCGAACCCGCTCCCGGCTGTCGGCGGTGTGGATCGAGAGACTGTCGAAGGCATCAAGCGAATGGCTCCAAGGATGCTCCGGACTCTCTGGCGCGCCGTAACCGCAGAGGATTACAAGACGCTTGCGGAAGTCCTGCAGGGAGTTGCGAAAGCAACGGTTCTGTGCGCCCCGCCCGGACAGGCGGCGTACTGGGGACAGGTGAATCTTTACATCGCACCGGAAGGCGGCGGTCTTCCAACGGCGGAACTCAAAAACATGGTTGAGGTTTACTTTGCCGACCGGGAAATGTTGAACGCGACAACGGTCGTGTTCGATCCGGTCTACGTGCCGGTGAATGTCTCTCTTGAAGTCGCGGTTAAAGAGAATTACATGCGCCTCGATATCGAGAACCTCGTGCGGAAAGCCATGCAGGACTTCTTCAATTTTCCGAATGTGGATTTCAGTCAGTGTGTTTTTACGAGCGACCTTATCTCATCAATTGATTCCATCGAGGGTGTGCGGTATATGAATCTGACACTTCTTACCCGCGATGTAACCGGTGTTGGCAACGTCATCATCGCGGCGAATGAAATACCGCAACTCGGAACACTTACTATTGATTCCTTTGGTGGCATTGAAGAGTAGTAAAAGGACAAACAACAGTCCGGCAGTATTGACGCTTCGAGCCCGGTAACCAGCCCGGTCGCATCGAACCCAAGCCCGGTGATTGAACGGAACTTTTCGGTTTCGTTGAATTGCCGGGCTTTTTATTTGCCCAAAAACGACGGAGGTGACACTCAATGGACGACATCGGATGGGGACTCGACCCGTGGGGATTCGATTCCTGGGGATCGAATGAAGATGAATCCGGCGGCGGAACGGACACGGCTGGCTACGAGCCGATGGACGGCGTGGTTCTGAGCCCAGGCATTTTTGTATTCGAACAATAGCAACTGAAAACAACTTCAAAGGAGGCAAGCATTCATGGCATTCTCATTCACAGATCTTCTGCATCTGGCCATGCCCGCGAGGGGCGACAAGAACTGGGACGCGGACGTGAACCGCGCTCTTCGCACCATCGACAAGGCGCTCGAAGACCTCGGTGCGAGGCCGCGATTTTACGACAAACGCACAGTGGCTTCCGGCACGGCAACTGTGAACGGCAGGCAGGTCACGCTTTCCGGCATCGAGGCTGTTGTCGGCCAGACAAACACCATTCTTGAAGGAGGGACGGTAACTGTTCCCACAAACGGGACAATCAGACCGCGCGTGGACACTCTTTCCATCAATCCCGAACAACCCGCCATTCTCGTTCTCACGCAGGGCGACCCCGCGGGCGATATTGAAGGCCCGCTTCGCGTCACGAAGATGTATGACCGGAACAACGCTGGGCTTGATGAACTTCTTAACCCGACCGGAAAGACCGGGACGCTTTTCGTAATCCCGACGCTTCTGTCTCATTACGACCCCGCAGTCGAAACGCTCATCGCTCCGGCTTATGAAATACCGCTTCAGATGTTCATGCAGGGACCGCCGGACAGCGTCATCCCGAAAATACTGCGCTTTGATCCTGCGACGGATTCGTTCACGGACACCGGCGTCGACCTTCATTTTACATCGACATTCCGCTCGAACGTCGGCGAACTCATCGCAGTGATTCCGCTCGGGTGCATAGCGCCGAATGCGGATGGAACCGGCGACAGCTACTTCTTCGCGTGCATCGTGTCGAACGACGACATTCCCGGCAACGTCATCATCGCGGAGTTCGACGCGGAGTCCGGGGCAATCGTGGACACTTTCTGGTTCTCGAATGAGGACAACAACGTCTTCTTCTCCATCCCCGGATTCTGGAAGTTCACGGGTGTGGAATCCGGCGCTCGGACGTTCCTCGCGTCCATCCTGCCCCTCACGATGCAACTCAAATTCGCAAAGCCGGTCATGGCCAGCGTCCGCATTCCCAATCCGCCCTCGGCAGTAAAAATGGTCGGCCAGCCGCTCACGTTCGGCTCCGTCACTATCCACGCGATGGAAATTGTTACGGATTCCGTCAGGTCTCTATCGCCCAAGGGCGACCTCGTCGCGCTGCCGGGCAGCGGCATGGACGGCTCCGGCGTTCTCATCTGCGGCGCAAGCAGCTCGGAGGAAGGTGCGGTCGGCTCCATCTTCAATCAGAAATTCAACGACAATGTCACGCGCCCCTACAACTCGCTTCAGGGTGATATGAGTTCGAGCGACGACGGCAACGGGTTTGACCCGCTCCCGATCATTCTCGAACTCGCCGGAAATGCCGCCGCATGGAATCTGAACGCCGCGCCCGTTTTGCCATCCTTTGTTTCCGCCGTGTCTGTCATGAACGGCGATCAGATCGCAATGGCGAGTCGCATCAGCAACAACCGCACCGAATGGCGCAATCCAACCAATACCCAGATCGAAGTCGTTCTTAACGACGGACACACGATGCCGCCCATCGGCAAGGAGATATTCCTCGCAATCGAGGGGGAGCAGAACAACGAGAAGTACGACACGATGTGGTCGGTCGTTGTGCAGTCGCTCCCCGGCGACGGAAAGATCGGCGTCATCCTCACCAACGCTCACATCTTTCGTGGAGGCTCGATCAGCGATTACTACCGCCTTAGCGGATTTCAGTACAACGGCAATATGAAAATCCGCGCCGGTTACCGGATCATGGACGGAAACAACTACACCGAGCGCGTCCTGCATCTGGACGGAGTTGCCGACGCGGATGTCGGCAAACCGGTGAAGATCACATACGACCACGACGGGCTCGAACTCTCCTGCGTTTCCTTCATCTGCGGGGACGGCGAAGTCCGCGAATGCTACGCGGGTTCGGACAATCTGCGCGATCACAACAGCAACGAGTTCCCGGACTGGCTTGGTACCGTTTACCGCGAGACGTGCAAGGGCGACATCCACATTGGCTGGAACGTCCTCAATTCCAACAACTCCAAGTCCATGCCGCTCGCGCAGGAGTTCACGCCGGTCATCAAGTCCCGCTCCGAGAACTATGTCGCGTTCCAGAAAAACAACGTCACCGGCGCTCCCGGCTCCTCCAACACCGTGACTTATGACAAAAACGGCGTCACGGCGAGCTGGCAGGACACGAATGACGGCAACGACGTCTTCCTCTGCGACGACACCACGCTCGTCTCCGGCAGCGGACTTCCGGTTCAGGGCGGCGGCGGGACGGATTATAACGCGCTCGACGCGGACGGCTTCAAGTGCGCGGTCGGGACAGACGTGCCGCTTCTCACAGCCGACGTCATCGATCCCGATTACGTCACAGTTGAGTTGCTTCCCTATCAGGAGCCTCTCTTCTCCGGGAGACGATATGACTTCCCGTCCTCGATAGCCGCCGCGCTCGGCTCGGCATTCCTCAAGGGGAAATACTACGCTCCCGGCATCGCGCTCTCCGGTATTCCGTACTCGGCAATCTTCGAATTCACGCCTTATGACGAGCCCGTCGCGCAGGATGCGCCGTCCGGCCACATCAAGGTCGGCGAAGTGCTCGTGCCGCCGGACGCGGACGGTGCGCCGCTCACAGTCCTTACGCAGCCGGATTATTCGATGGCGACGGTATCCCGCGCCGATCAGTTCCGGTCCATGCTCGCGGCGTTCAGCGTCATGAACGACCTTCACAATCTCCTGCCAGCGTTTCTCGCCATCGCGCCGTTTCTGAAAAAGTAAGGAGCATCCATGCTGACGTCGCTTGATCGGAACAACAACGTAATCGTGTCCTGGACAAACCCGCAGGGCGCGGCGCGGACAATTCTCGTCCGAAAGACGCGGGACTATCCGCGCAACATTCAGGACGGATTCATCGTGTCAGACGCCGCCCCTGCGGTGGAGTCCTGCACGGACACGGAACCCGCGAACGGTTATTTCAACTACTACCGCGTGTTCTTTCAGGACACCGACAGCGCGTGGATTGATGTGCCTGTGGAGGACGACCGCTCGCGTATCCGGTGTGAGGCGTCTTTCGATTACCACGGCAAGCTTTACGGCAATCTCCCCGAACTCTACGAACGCAATGACGAGAATGACGAGTTGCGCCGGTTCCTCGGCATCATTGCTTGGGAACTTGAGAAGTTCCGGTCAACACAGTGCGGCCTCAATGACATCTCGAATGTGAATGAGGCGCGGGACGACCTGCTCGAACATCTCGCGTGGAATGTCGGCTGGCTTCTGAACCGCGAGCTGCCGGTGCTTCGCCAGCGGGCCGAGATAAAACGTGCTGTCGCCATCTACCGAAAGAAAGGCACGCGGCGGGGACTGATCGATCTGATTCAAGGGATCATGAACTGGGACATGGAGGTCATCAAATACAACCGCAACATCCTCATGACCGGGCACCCGGACAGCACGACGCTCAAAGTAAGCGACCCGAATGTCACGATGAACATGGATGCCGCCGCGGACACGGCGGACTACATTCTCGGCGGCGACAAATCCCCGGACAGAATCCGCATCAAGATCAAGGCGACCTACGACTTCCACATGTTCGAGAAAGTCCGGAACAAGCTGTTCCGCATCCTCCGTTTCTGGGTGCCAGCATGCATGAGCGTGATTCTGGAACTCGCCACATACAACGAGGAGTCCGGCTTCATCGGGGACTGGCGACCGGCGCAGGCGGACCTTCTTTCGAACAACTGGCTTCTCACGAATGCCTACACCGGAAGCGAATGGCAAATCCTCTCGGAAAGGACAACTAACAATCTCTTATGGAGAACTCCGTTACTCACATCCCTGGGAAATCGGCTTTCACAATTGAAGGTCGTTTCATCGACATCGCGCACTTTCTCGATGGCCGCTCTGAAATCATCCGCGAGGGGCACAACATCGTCACGGATGCGGGACTCGGCCTCGTCGTCGGTGCGCTCGGCAATCTGACGAACGGGATCGCGCAGTGGCAGGTCGGAAGCGGCGATCCTGCATGGGACACGGCTCCCGTGGAAGCGGCAGCGGACAGGTCGGCGCTCGTTGCGCCCGTTTTCATGAAACCGGTCACAGCTTCCTACTGGGACGCCGCGAACAACCGATTCTCACCGTCGCCGACAGACACGATTGATGTTCGGGTCGTCTTTCTCGCCGAGGAAGCGAATGCGCCGCTGCGGGAGTTCGGCCTCGTCGGACCCGACCCTGAAAATGTTCTCTTCAATTACGTGATCCACGAGCGCATCTCGAAATCCGAGAATTTCAACCTCGAACGCATCATGCGTATCACAGTGCGTCGAGAATAGAACTGACGAAAGGAAGAACAACTCATGGCAAAAAGAAGAATCCGTTATTTAATCGTTCACCATTCCGTGAGCGCGTGGGGCGACGGCGCTGTTGTCACCTCATGGCATACCGCTCCCAAGCCTAAAGGAAACGGCTGGGGCGCTCCCGGTTATCACGTTGTAATCTGCAACGGATATCCCAGCTACAACGCGTGGAGCAAACGAAAACCCATCGCCGCCGCGGACGGGCGCGTCGACAGAATCTGGCCGGAGGACAAAGCCTCGAACGGCTGCAAGTACGCGAACGCCGCCGCGCTCCACGTTTGTCTCATCGGTGATTTCGACAAGGACAATCCGACCGAGCGCCAGATGGAAAAGCTCACCGACCTTCTCGTGTTCTGGTGCCGCAAGTACGGCCTCGATCCGCGCACCGCGATTTTCGGCCACGGCGAGATGCAGCGGAAGATCGGCAAGGAAGACTACAGCAAAACGTGTCCCGGCAAAAACGTGAGCATGAACGCGGTGCGCGCCACAGTCGTGGAGAAACTCGCGCCGCAGGAGGTGAAGAAATGACCGTATCCCGCAATCAGTTTGATGAAGCGAAAAACTGGACGGAGCCGGAATGGCAGGAAGGCGTACCCGTCATGGACGCCGATCTAAACCTCGCAATAAAGATCGGCAAGACAGGTCTGCGCCGGGCTGTGTGTGATTTCCTCGGTAACGGTTCGCCGAACGATGGTTTCAAACTCTCCGGGTTTGTGGCCGACCCGACTATCCATGCCGGAAATATATGGGTCGCCGGACTCAGGATCGGACTGCCTGAAAATATCCAGGCAGCAGAGCAGCCGAACGCGCCGGTGGCGTTCCCAATCGGAAACGGAATCTGGTTCCTTGATACCGTTGAGCAACTTCTGACGAATGCCGACGACCCGGCGATCCGGGACTACCGTCTTCCCGCGAACGTGGAAACGCCGATCAAGGTGTGGAAGACGGACTGGACGCTCCGCAAAGTCCTCGGCGCGTCGCTCCCGACTCCCGAACCAGACCATTATCACATCGGCATAGCCCTCGAGGCGGGCGGCGTCCTTTCCGACATTCGCAATTCCGGGATGATTCTCGCCGGAGCCGACACCGGATATCAGGACAATACCGGTGAAAGGCCAGGGAGCGGCCATCGTCACAGGGATGAGGATGTCGATGTAGACAACCCGAATTTCACCGGTGACACGCTCGAAGAGGTTCTCGACGAGATTGATTCCCGCATCGAAACCGTAGAGGGCGGTATCGGTGTCGTAACGCCTCACGCGGCAACTCACGGCGCTGGCGGTTCGGACCCCGTCAACATCGCAAACCTGCCCGGTCAATGCACACAGGCGCAGGTGTCCCCGGCGCATTCCAGTTTGCATACAGCCGCTTTTAACGGGCTGCTACCCATTGCGCCGGACGTGAACGGCAACGCATCTATCGGCGCCCATCTCGCGGACACGGCCATTCACAGAAAGAATCACAACGATCTTCTTTCCATGCAGGGCGGCACACCGACCGAGCGTTATCATCTCGCGCTCGATCTCTACAACGCCGCATCCGGAGCGGCGGGCGCAAACGCCGCCAATCCATTCGCCACGGTCGGCGACCTCTCCGGCGTAGCGGCCAAGTTCGCGTCTCCGGTTCAGACCGCGCAGAATCTCCGCGACGTCGCGGCTGCCGACCGCTCGGACAAACAGGTGCGCCTTGTCGAAGACAAAGGCTCCCTGTACCGCTTTGACGAGACCGCCACGGGAGCGGACGATGGCGACGGCATTATCGCCCCGACGTCCGGCACGGGACGCTGGTTCAAGATGTCCTCGGCTGTTCCCGACCTCTCGACCGTGCTTGCAAAGGGAAACAGCGCGGGGAACAAGCGCATTACGGGGCTTCTCAATCCGCAGTCGGGGGCCGACGCGGCCACGATGGACTGGGTGCTCGGCAAAATCGGCGCGGGCGGCGGCACGGCGCAGGTGTCATGGATCGTCATGGACCCGGCTGGCGCGCCCGGCACATATTCGGATTTGCAGCAGGCGATCAACGCGCTCGGAAGCGGCGGCGGGATTATCTGGGTCAAACCCGGCACATATACCCTCAACGCGCACGTCACCATGAAACACAACACCATCCTCTACGGCCTCGGCTCGATGGAGGAAGGTGTCCCGGATGTCATGCCGACGTTCGTTCCCGCCACGGGATTTTCCGATTACTGCATGATCCAGGCGTCTCCCGGAAACAAGTTCCTGAATCTCTGGATCAAGGTTCCGAAAAACAGCATTGGCATCAGCCCGTACCGTTATTACGGCTCCCGGCTCGACGTCGACGGCTGTTTCATCGAGGCTGAAACCACCGATTTCGGAAGCGATTTCAACGCTACCACCATCGGGATCGGCGGCGAGTGGGGTCTCTGGGGACAGGAGATCATGAACGGTAAAATCCGCAACTGCGTGTTCCGGCGGCTGCGGCATGGAATCTACTGCGAGCTGAACAACAACACTGTCATCGAATACAACCGGTTCCAGGGCAGCGGCGGTTTCCGGTATGAACTCGATGATGTCATCTACTCGGCTGTCAATCAGGGCAGCAACCAGTTCCGGGCGACGAGCGCGGTCGTGAACGCGGGATTGATCGCCGTGGGCATGACGGTTGGATTCAGCGACGGGACAAACAGCGATTACAGAACCGTCGTGGACATGGTGTACGACAGTGTGTACGGGTTTTATATCTGCACCGTGAACAGCGCGTTCCAGCACGGCTACGACGGCTCCCCCGGCCAGAGTTTCTACAGCCAGCCGCCGTCGTCCGGGATCACGGCGGGTGACAACACCTACGAGACGTTCATCTGCTTCAACTATTTTGATGGCGGCGGAAACGGATATCTCGACATCAACGCCGTTCGCAACGCAGATACAAACATCGGGCTTCTCAACGCGTACATCATTGGAAACACGTCGGAAACGCTGTTCGTGGGAACAGAAAAGCCGACCGTGAAACTCCAGACCAGCCCGTACTCCTTTTCGGGTGGCGACATCCTGTTCCTCGGCAACACCTTTGCCGGACAGATATTTGTCGACGGCTCGAATACCGTGGCTTTCATCTGTTGCAACAACAACATCGGCTCGATTGACGCGACGGCCTATGAAGGCCGGGTCATTTTCAACAACAACCTGTGTCGCGGGAATGTGAAGCTGAAAAACGCGGCCACGACCAACGGCAACTATGTCGCGGGCAACCTTCAGGTCATCAGCGGGACAACGGAGAAGACGCTGGCTGTTGGAAATTTTGTCGCCAGCGGAATGACGCTCGCCGGGGACTACAGCGTCGCGGCAAATAACGTCATCGAGGACGGCGGTTTGAGCGTCGGCGGAAAAGGCTCGCGGGCTTCCGGCAATTCCGTGAGAGGCTCCCTGACGCTCGGCTTCTGGGGCTCGGCGACAGGCAATGTTATCCGCACGACAAAACAGGTCGCCATCAGCGCCATTGTGCCCCGGGCGCAGATCGCCGGAAATGCCTGCATCGACGAGTTCAACATCAAATCCGAAGACGGAAGCCAGAAGTTTTACGCAACTGGCACGTCATGTTCGTTCTACACGGCGGGCGACGTGGACAACTTCCAGCCCGGCTACTGCGTCACGTTCCAGAGCAGCAAGGACATCGAGACGCGGATGATCACCGGCGTGTCGGGCAACACTATCTCGTGGGCCGACCCGCTCAATTCCTCTTACGGCGGCTCGTCCAACACCGCGTGGGCATATACGAATCTCGCGCACATCGACGGCGTGTCGTCGCTCTCGGTTGTCACGGGCAACTTCGTGTGCGGCGACATCAACGTCACGGGCGGCGTGAACCTGTCCTGCACGTTTGTAGGCTCGTCGTGTGTTGTGAACGGCAACCGCGTCCTCGGCATGATGGTCACCACGGCCGCCGCGAAAAAGAACGCGGTTATCGGAAACATCTTCACAAACTCAAAGGCCGTGCAGCCGGGCTGGCCGAAGGTTTACCCGTTTTCCGGCACGCCGGACAACTCGAATGAAATTGCGCACAACATCATCAACGGCTCGGTGATTTGAGCCGGAAAGGAGTGTCATAAATGAGAACGATTGAAGGAGATTTCAGAGCGGTGTACAGCGCCGCGGCGGACGACTACGAGGTAGGCATACCGAAAGTCGCCGTGACCGACCCGGAAGACGGGCAGGGAAAAACGTTCGGAGAAACCGGGGGGTTGTTCTGTCCGTTCCGCGAACCGGGGTTCCAGTTCCCGCTCCTCGCACCGGACGCGCAGCGCAAAGTGTCGAAGCCGCCAGCCATGCGAAGCAGGATGATCTCGGGCGAAAAGCCGATCTACGCGCACGCGATGATCCTCGACCGTGGCGGGCCCGTGTGGAACGACACCATCGTGTGCCACGACCTGATCGTCACGGAACTCACAGCCGAGGAATGTCTCGGGTTCCTGCACAAAGTCCCAACCCGGCTCATGCAAAGCTACCGCATTGTGGAATCGGCAATTGTCCTGGAGCCGCCCGCCGCATGGGGGGAAGACTACACGGTTCCGGCATCCGAAGGAGGTGATTGAACCAATGGAAGCCCACAACAACCTGCTGGTGCAACTCGGCGGCATCCTGCTCACGCTCGTCGTGACGCTGATCGGCATCTTCAAGGGTCTTGTTCCGCAGCTTCTCGGCTCGTTCGAGAAACGGCTCGCCGACAAGGACTTCGTTCTGGCTAAACAGAGCACTGCGCTCGATGAGGTGTGCAAGGAAAGAAAAGAATTAACAGAGCGCTTCGTGTGTTCTCTGAAAGAAATAGTAGTTCAGAACGCAACTTCCATGTCTGTACTGACATCCACGCTGTCGGAGTTTCAGAAGAAGATGGCGGACGACCACTCCGTCCAGCACGAGAACCATCGCGATATTCTCGACCTGCTTCATGAGCAGAAAAAACCGAAAGCCCGCGCCGCCGCGGGTTCGCGGAAATCATAAATCCGGGCGTCGCCCGAAAAAACAGGAGGTATTCCATGCATTTCACTACGGATCAGATTATCCAGATCGCCATCGCTCTGATGCCGGTCATCATCGCTGTTCTCGGCATCGTTTTCAAACTCAACCAGAAGGACCGCGAGGAACTGGCGCACGCCGCCTCGAGCGCATTGAAAAGACTCTCCGCCGGAGAAATCGATTCCACACACGCGAAAGAACTCATTCTCGCCACCGGAGTGGTTTCGGAAAAGAAAGTCGATAAGGTGCTCGACGCGGTTACGATATCGCTCAAGGACAAGAAAGCGCAGATTTTCACCGACAAACTTATCCCCGGAGTAGGTGTGACCGTGGACACCGGCGGGGCGGTAAAGATCGAGCCGTCCGGGCTTCTGAACAAGCTGTCGCACAAGGCCGGGAAGTGGATCAAGAAAACGCTGTAAACAGGCCGTAAACACGGACGCATTCCAAGCGGGAGTCGGAGCGGGTGTTCCGGCTCCCGCTTTTTGTTGTTTTGACCCGTTTTAGGCTCCAGACACGCTAAAATAGGTAATAATAGCGATTAAGATTGTTATACTACGATTATCTCATCTTTTTAACATTATTCTTTATTAATTGGCTTGACTTAACCCGCCCCCGGCGTAACATGTGTGTAGAATCAAAAAGCCCTGCAAGCAAAGGCTTTTTTACGGAAACGGAGGCGGAAAAACATGGATTTGAAAGAGATCAGATTCGGGATCGAGATCGAAACGGTAAGACAGACTCGCGAGAAGGTTGCACGGGCCATCCAATCGGTGGTCGGCGGCACGGTGTTGCACACCGGAATGCCGCAAAATCAAGACCCATGGGAGGTCACCGACGCCCGCGGCCGGAAATGGAAAGTGGTCGCCGACGGGTCGCTCACAAACGTGGATGCAAAGTATCGGGCTGAAATCGTAAGCCCGATACTCGTTTACGGGGACATGGACCAACTCCAGGAAGTGGTCCGGGCGGTACGCGCCGCCGGAGCGCACACGAGCAGCCAATGCGGGATACACGTCCACCTCGACGCTGATGCTTTCACCGCGAAAGCCCTCGTCAACCTCGCAAAAATTGTCAACAAACAGGAAGACCTCATTGTAAAAGCTCTCGACGTCAACGAGCGGCGGCTCGCCTCTTACGCGAAAAAGGTAAACGGCGAGTTCATCGAGAAAATTGAAAAGCGGAAACCGAAATCAAAAGACGAACTCAACAAACTCTGGTACGGCTACCAGAATCAATGCCCGACACATTACGATTCGACTCGCTACAGAGGAATGAACCTTCACAACGTGTGGTATCGCGGGACGGTTGAGTTCCGCTATTTCAACGGAACGCTCCACGCCGGAAAAATAAAATCATACATCCAGTTTTGCCTCGCGCTCGGCGCGAAAGCCATCAACAGCAACGCGGCGAGCAGCCGCAAGCGCGATCTGAACCCCATCAACAGCAAATACGATTTCCGGGTGTTCCTGCTCGGTCTGGGACTCATCGGGGACGATTTCAAGACGGCGCGGCAGCACCTGCTCGCAAACCTCGAAGGCGACAGCGCATTCAAGAACGGACGCCGACAAACCGAACAGGTGGCGTGACGGAGGGCATTGGAATGAAAATCAGAGTGAAATTCGGAAAGAACCCGTACAGTAACAAATTCATCTGCGGGTATTGCCGAGAGCCGTTCGAGCGCGGCGGATTCTTTATTCGACTCGAGCATGACGGACAGGTCGTCGACATACCGGTATGTCCGCGATGCTTTGAATCGGGCGATCTCTTCGAAAGCATGGTCGACCTGAGTATCCAAAGTGCGTCACATCCGATTGGGTTGGCGTAAATTGCGAAAGGAGGCGGTTGCAATGCGTATAGAACTGCGGGACGGCGAGAAATTCAACGGTTCGCCAATGAAAATCGTCGCTCAGATGAAAGGCTCGACGATGTTCTCGGACGTAAAGACCATCCGTGAGTACGTGGACATGTTGCTTCGCAACGCGAAGATGGTGGAAAACGTCGAGCTGACCGTTAAGGGAAACACGGATGAGGAACTGGCGCGGTCGCTCGTTTCCGAGTTGATTGATCGCGGTCTCGCACGGGAGGTGTAA